ACCTGCACCTGCTGCACCTGCACCTGCTGCACCTGCTGCACCTGCTGCACCTGTTACTACAGGCGCCACTAATGGAGCTACTACTGCTGCTGGCATGATAGTCGGATAGAGCGGAACATAAAAACAGTATCGCAATGTACCACATTTCATGGGTGACCGTGAGGTATTGGTCTACAAGGGTCGCTCTTACATACAAGATAGGCCAAAAAGATTAGCACAAGCCAAAGTGCAGAGGCTTGCTAGAAAAACCAAAAATCGCAAAACTAGGGCTAGGTATGCCCGAAATTTATCTCGCGGTAACATTAGACCAAAGATGCGTAGACAAACTGGACTTGTCAGAGTGGTGAGAAGAAAATGAACGCCTTCGACCAAGCGTGGACTGTGCTGAAGGGACCGAGGATAGCACGCAAGAAGGGGCAGCCCGCGAAATCCAAAAAGCACTCTGACCTGTATACCGATGAAGACCCAAAGGGCACGATACACGGCCTCGGCTTCAAGGACCCGGCGAAGGCCAGAGCGTCGGTGGCGAAGATACGCGGCAGCAGTCGCAGTCACGCTCACAAGACCCAAGCCGCGATAGCCATGGAGCAGAGGGCGAGGGAGATGGGCAAGACCAGTGAGGCTGCAATATACAGGAGATTTATTGAGCAACAAAAGAAGAAAACCAAGGAGAGAGCAAAATGAACCCTTTTGAGCAAGCTTGGATGCTCTTGTTGAAGGAGATGCTACCTCCTAATTACACACAAATTGGTAATGAAGAGAAGGATTTGGATGCAGCAGAAAGAGCTTGGCAGATGCAATATGCAAAACCAAACCCAGTTACTGCACCACAAGTCGATGTTTCTAGACCCCCTGTTGTTAATTTGGGTCAAAATTTCTTCGCTCCTCACTCTCATGAGAGATTGACTGACAGAGAAAGAGTAGTAAATGAGAGAGAACAACAAGAGGTTAGAGATAGAATAACAAGCGCTATGGGAGATTTTTTGGATGAATACGGTCTTTACAAACCCGGTGCGCCAAGAAACTTAGCAATCAGAACTCACATTTTGGATGAACATAGAATACCAGATGAAACTTACACAAAGAGCAACGGTGATTCAATTGTTGCTATCGTAAGACCACATAGAAAAAATAACATGAAACCTGAGCTAAACACAGTCATGCTACGTCGCTCGGAGATGCATCACGAGGCACCTCAACCATTCAAGGCTGCCGCTATGAGTGTCGATAAAGTAGTAAATGCACACGGTATGTCGAAGAAACAGATGAAGAGGTTGGCGGCCATGAGAAGGCAAAATCGTACCATCCGAACTGGGGAACCAATGAACATAGCAATGCAGTTGCTCAAAGAAGATGATTTTCCCCGTGAATCATATGAGGAAGTATTCGGTGAACGCGCTCCCGATATTCATCCGGGTCACGTATCGGAGTTGGGTTTGGAAGGCGACTCATCTTTATCCGATGAATCTAATCGAAGAGCAAACGCTTACAGAGAGGCGTATATTGATGGGAGATACGACCCCGGTGAATACGGTCCATGGTGGCAAGGATTACCTGAACAGACTGAAACAACCGGCACAAAAGAAGGCGATGTTGAGTTCACATCAGGCCATATCAACGCTGTCGAGCGGGGAATCAATACTGGAGACTTAGGAGACTTATCCGTTAGGGATATTGCGCTTTTAAGAGCATTAGTATTGGGACAATACAATGAACTACCAATAAGAGTTAATCAGGCTAGAATACAGGATGATGAAGGCCCTTCTTTCTATGGATTTCCATTTAATGATGCTACTCGTTTTACCCGTAGCGAACCAATGGACATCGCAATGCAGTTGCTCAAAGAACGTAAGTCACCAGAAGCTATGAGGCGTAAGTTGGAGTATGACAAGAGGTATGAAAAGACCCCTGAGAGAAGAAAGTACCAGCGTGAATTACATGCTGAAAGAAGAAAAAGAGGCATTTACGGCTCTGGCGACCACATGGATGTGAGCCACACACAAGGCGGTAAGTTGACTCTTGAGCCTGAGCATGCTAATAGAGCCAGACATTTCAAGAATCGAGGTACTCTAAGGAGAGTGAAAGTAAGATGAGACAGACTGAACTCGGTGAGTTTCATCAAGATTTTCCTAGTAGCATGGGCCCAGTTAGCGAATATCATGGTACTGTTGATATGCCAGCAGTTATGGAAGAGGGAATCAGGGGAGGTCCAACCACAGGTAGGTCCAAACGCTACATTCCCAAACCACTAAGGGGAGAGGAAAAAATATCATACACTTCACCTGATAGGGAGCTGGCACTTAGGTTTGCACAAGAAAGAGCCAAAAAGCTAGGCTTACCTCAGAGTAGCGTAGGCGTGGTTGGCGTGAGAGCAGGGGGACTTTCAGAACCAGTAAGACAAGCAGAGCCAGCAGGTGGTGTATTTGCTGGAACTGAGAGTAATGTCAGAGCTGGTGGTATACCTAGACAGAACCTTGTGCCATTGACTTTGAAATCTGAAACCTGTGATTGTTGCACACCAATGCAACAGGCTTCCATGGCTCTTTTGGACTCTGTTTTTGAAAAAGGAAAGAAGAAGTCAAAGCCGTTTCACGGTTACAATCCCAAGAGGCATCATAGAAAGGGTGGCTTAAATGCTGCTGGTCGTGCTAAGTTCAAGCGAGAGACAGGCGCTAATCTAAAACCACCTGTCACAACCAAGCCATCCAAACTCAAACCCGGAAGCAAGAGGGCCAAAAGGCGCAAGTCATTCTGCGCTCGTATGAGTGGTTCTAAGGGACCAACTAGTAAGGACGGTAAACTAACTCCCAAAGGTGCAGCATTGAAGAGGTGGAACTGTTGATGTCGGACTGGTGGTACTTATTAAAAAAGAGAAAGGAAGCTGATTTGATTCTTCCACAAGGTAAGGAAATGATTCTTGAAGCAGATGATAAAAAACACAAAAGGGGTTTAATTGTAAAACTATTGAAAAATGGAGCCTATGAAATGGCTTATTGGTATGATGACCATGAACCATATCCAATAGAAGTCTTAGTAGATGGAAAATCTATTAAAAAAGACGCCAAGAAAGTAAAAATGCTATATCATCCTGAATTAAAAGAAATGGATAATAAGAAAAAATAACGGTGGGATATTAGATGATAGGTTCTTGTGGTTGTGGTCACTGCGTAGGTATGAACGGTGCTTGGGATGTTTTGGAAAAGAAACTCTGCCCGGAAGGAAAAGCGGCAGCAAAAAGAAAATTCAAAGTTTATCCCTCTGCCTATGCTAATGGATGGGCCGTACAGTATTGTAGAGGAAAATTCAGAGGCAAGAAGGGGAAGAAGAAATGAGCGAACGCTGCACCTGCCACAACACGTTAGTTGTGAAGAACCTGAATCGTTGGTTCAAGGAGAAGTGGGTGGACGTATCGAGGAAGGACCCGAAGACAGGCAAACATCCTCCTTGTGGACGGTCAAAGGCAAAATTATCAGGAAAGGGCTACCCGAAATGCAGACCCTCAGTAAAGGTATCGAGCAAGACTCCGAAGACATCTGGAAGCATGTCAAGTGGACAGAAACGGGCCGCAACAAAAAGAAAGCGGGCCAAAAAGCAGGGTGTTGGTGGGAAACCGACGATTGTTAAGTCTAATTGGGTTAAAATCGTATAATTCTAATTATTCTATTATTCCTTTAGATGAAATAATAATTATTATAGTGTATAGAAAGAATAATGAATAATTGAAAACATCCTCCAATCTAACCTATAATTAGGTCAAAAGTCTTAAGATGTCCCCTACTGTGCCCCAGTACGAGGTCAGTTCACATGGATTGGAACAACGATGGTCAGGTTGATAACGCTGAACTAAGATTGACAGGTTTAATTTTAGCACAATCAGCATTAATAGGAGTAGCAGTGGGAGTCTTTGACTCAGGGATATGGTTGCCAGCAGGTGATGGCGACCACATAGTAAATGGTATGACATACGCAATGGGTGCTTTAGCAGTTCAGATTTTAGCTTACTACGTTTTCAAAATGTTCTTTGAACAGTCTATGAAGGTGAGAGTTAATACTCAGAATCTACAACGTGAGAGGGAAATTAGGCTTAGAAGCATGCAAACAGAGCATGAGCAAAGAAGAATCGACATGGAACTTAGAATACAGGAGATGCAATTAGAAAGAGAATTAATGGCTTACAAGCAAAATCCTAGTCTTTTAATGCAGGAAACAATTACTGTACCAGTTCCACCGAAGCCACAGAACACAGTAATGAGCTTAGGTCTTGATAAATTAGGCAACAATCAGCAAGAGTATACTGCGCCTAGAGTTGTGCAAAATCCCGGCGTCACTACTCTTTCCCTAAATCAAATGGCTGATGATTTGGTAGAAGAGGAAAAGAAGTCTAAAGTGCGTTTAAAGAAGGACGGGACCCCAGACCTTAGATACAAAAACAATTGAGAGAGGTTCCAATGGGACGCATATTCAAAACCCCAAAGGATGATTCCGTAGAAGAAACATTGAGAGCCATGCACTTGGCTAATACATTCGATAATACATACGAATGGGGCGTTGGTTGGCTTAGAACAATCATCATCAGTGGCGCTACCGCATTAGCTGTTAGTGCTGTAGAGGCAAATAGTGCATACAGTCTTTGGGAAATGACCGTAGAATGGGGCTACGGCTTAATCTCAGATTTTGGTAATTGGTTGATTGGTCTGGTGCCTTAGATGAGCATGGCTGGAAGCGCCTTAGTTGGCGCAGCCATTTGGGGTAGAACCCTCTATGACTCTTGGAGGCCAAGAAGAGTGGGAATCTATGGTGCTTCTTTAGTTGGAAAAACCACTCTCGATAGATACATGACCACACCCGGTGAGATGGAGGAGATACCTGAAGAGGATAGGACTAAGCATTACAAGTTGTTAAGTCAATACATTCTACCTAAACCCACGGCTAAAAGAGTGAAATATGACAATCACACTAGATTAGTTCACTCTTCTGATATGGGCGGTCAGAAAGAATACTGGAATCTTTGGATAGATGATATGGTCGCCAGACAGGTGGAGGCTGTAGTTTTCATGTTTGATGACCGAGCATTCAAAGGGGGGAAGGAAAGTCTTGACCAAATAGCAGGTTTCAAATTTTTAGTGGATGTGCTTACCACTAGAAACTGGAGATATCGAAATCTACGTTCTTGGTGGAAGGGAAGGAAATACTCCCCAAAGGTGATTATGCTAGTGGCTAACAAGGCGGATAGGTTCTTTGATGAGACTGCTAGTAGATTATGGCCACAGGGAAGAATAGGCGAACACAAGATATTCGACCCATTCAGAGATGACCTCATTAGACTACAAAAAGCGGGCATACCCACTAAACGTTCCTTTATGGCTACGAGGATAGGTTGGAACGTCGAACCTACTATGATAGAACTTCTGACCTCATGAGTGACCTTTTTGATATATGACATGGTGCGATTAACATGGCTGGCGGCGGTTCCACCACAGTTCTTGTGTCCACAGGTGGGAAAAGCAACTCTCTCAGAACCACTTTTCCTATGTGGCTGGTTGAACAGTTTGAGTTGAAATCCGGACAAAAGGTAGAATGGAAGGTCGCATCCGATGAATCTGGGGAATTGTTCATCAAGGTAAAGCCACGAGGTGTCTCCGATGGTGCTTGATATCCCAGACAACATGTATCGCCAAGTGACTGGACAAAGACTACAACCAACGCAGTCGCTTTCACAAATGAACGAGGCAGCTATGCTAGCCTTGTCTCAACAAGGAAACCAAAATCTTTCACACGCTGCGTTGGTTGAACAAGCTGTTGCACAACAGCAAATGCAAGCTATGGGTCAACAGAAAAACCTTGAAGTTCCCAAAGTGAATTTTTATCCTAGTACACATCCAGACCCTAGAAAAGCTAGAAAGCAAGACATAAAACAGGCTTACAAATTACTTAGGCCCACAAAACGCTCTATATTAGACCCTAGAAGATGGCTCGGTAGTAAATACAGGTATACTAAAGACACAGGTACTTGTGTTATTGATGGGTGTAATGTTAAGGAACTTATTGAGTACGACAATCTTTACGCACGTATAACTGATGAGGAAACAGGAAGAAGTCTGTGGGATATGTATTGGCAAAATCCTGTAACTGGACAGACTGAAGCGTTTGTGGCTCGTGAGGGAGTCACTAGTGGTAGAAGAATGAAGGGCACTTACTGCCCAGAGCATCTACATTTGTATCATCTATTATGCAAATGGGAAGCTGAACAGGAGAGAGAAGATGAGATGAAACCTTCTAGATTCCGCGATAAGATGAAGAAAGGAGTTAGTTTAGTTACTGTTCCTGTATCCATCATGTCTCAAAAACAAGGTCCTACACATAGCTTAGTTCAGAAATATGAGAGTTTCTTTACTGAAATAGAGAAAGACGCAATCAAATCTAAAGGAATTAATGTTTGGCATATTCCAAATCCTGAAACTGGCAATAATGACATCACCATGGTTCAGTTTGATATGAGAATGTTCCAGAAGGAGTTACTAGAGGCATCTATGCCCACACCGGCTTTCCAAGCCCTTCTCAACCAACAGCCTCAAACCCAAACACCTCTACCGCCAACACAGGAGGTGGCACAGTGAGTTTGGGCATAACTTCAAACAACACACAGCAAAGTGGCCTTTCTCTTGGTGTCTCTGGTATGCAAAATGGATATCAACAAAATAGCATGATGGGGGCTCAGAACAATTTTATGAATGGTATGATGGGTGGTATGGGAGTAAATCAGCAATACTACAATGCTCCAGTCGCACCACCTAGTGATACTGAGATTCTAGCATCTATGCTTGGTACCATACAACCTATTGATAGATTCATTATTAGTCAGAATATGCCTATATTTGTAGAAATGTTGAGTAATATCTCTGCTTTTTCAATACTTAACATTCTAAAGAACTGTTCTTTCAAATTAGATGATGAGGGAGTTATGAAAATGGATTTACAGTCTCTTCCATCTGACCTACAGACTCTAAGTGCTGAAAACATAATAGCACAACTAAGTAATATGCAAAATGCATCGCAACAAGCTGTTACCATGGCTCAACAAGAGCGTGATAGAATAATAGCAATTTCACAACAAAGTCTCCTTCAAGGCGCTCTGGGCGCAGCCTTGGAGGACCAAACTTTCCTTGAGAATGCCGGAAGCGCAGCTGGTGGAATGATAAGAAGCGCATTCGGATTGAGGTGATTAAAATGATGAGCGGAGCAGGAAGTCCTACGGATTACATACCAAAACCAATTGCTGAAATGACCATGCAAATGATGTCACCGAAAAGAAGTGTAATCATTGACATGGTTATGGTTCAACTAATTAGTGCAATTCTATTAGGTCTAGGTATTCTATTCTTTAGAGGTAATGAGTTAACTGCATCTGAAACATCGTCATATATGATTGGTGTATTTATTTCATTTATGCTATTAACGTCTATTTATGCTAGAATCACTAGATAGAATTATGAAACTACCCACTACATCGGACCACCGTGGGCGAGCAGGTCACCAAGCGCTCTTGTGCATTTTGTCAGCATCCTGATAGAGCAATTTATGAAGAAGCAATGCTCAATGGCGAGATGACTGCCAAGCAATTAGACAAAGAAATGAGCTGGAGAGCAAACACCGCTGACAGGCATTTTAGAAACCATATGGGTGAGTACCATATGGCTGCGAATCCTAGTTGTGTAATTTGTTCACATCCAGATAGAGCAGAGTTTGAACATCGATATTTCACAAATGGCTCGGAGTCAGATTCCATAGCAGAGGAATTGGGTGTAGCGGAGAATACAGTGTTCCATCACATGAAATTTCATTTTCAACCTTTAGTGCAAAAATCAGCGGCAACTGAAGTAGCCATCCAAGTTGGAAATGAGATGAATGTACTACGTGGTAATGTAGAAAGATTGAACAGTAGATTGAATGAATTCTTAGACGAGACTAGCATACATGAGGATGGTTTTGTCAGGGACGCAGTAAGTTTGCACAAAGAGGTTAGGGAGTCTGTTAAGGATTTATTGAAAATGAACGATACTTGGGGCACACAAAGCGATACACCGCAAATAAATCAAACAATAAACGTCTTGAAAGTCGAGCTTGCTAAAGAGAGTCCAGAAACTTGGAAGCGGATAAGAGAGACACTTTTGGAAGCGGAGGGCGAGGAAATATGATTTCTATAAGTGACCTCATGCAGATTAGCCATCCCGGTCATAGACATTACATATCTCAGAAAAATATACATGATGATGATTTACCACTTTTCTTAGATTATTGCGTAACAGTGGTTGAGAGGTTCAATCATCATTCCGAAAAGAATTTTCAAACCAGTCTTGAAAATAAAGATTGTATAGTTAACATAGTTGATTTAATGGCCTCATTACATGTGACTGATGAGCCTGAACATGTGTTTGAAATAAGAAAAAAATTACACAAGGAGCTTTCTAATTTTAATTACATTTGTACAGTCATGGCTAGATGTTTCGTAAGTCCGGGCTTTGTGAAAGAATTCTACGAAACTCTTTCTAAGAAACTAAACGATGAAATAACAGTATACGCGGGGTTGGAATTATGACGGAGGGTATGCAGGGACGTTCCTCCGATACGAGGATGTATAATCCACGTAGTGAATCATCACATATGTATCGAAATAATCACGAAGAAGATACGTACAGTCCTGACGACGCAAAGCATCGTGATGAGAAATATGAAGAGAAACAAAAAAGAAAAGAAAAGGAAAAGAGAGAGCGTGCAAAAGTAAAGCACATTCGTATTAGACCGAAAGACTTACCACCCTCTGAAGAGAACGAAGATGACGATGATGGTATGTACAGCCCAGATAAAAGAAATGCTGAAAGAGAAATCTCAGCTATCACTGGGCCACCCGGTAATGGTGGTTTTCTCACAAGTCTTGCTACACAAGCAAAAGGACCCGGCGCTGCTGGTGGAAATATGTTCGCCATGAGTGAGGTTATGGATAATGCTTGGTCTAGTCTTTTAAAATCAAAAGAAAGTAAGAAAGCAAAGAAAGATAAGAAAGAGAGAAGTAAGAAATTCCGACCTTCTACGGGACAGTTCAAGATGCCACCCGGTGGTTCTTTGGGACCAAAAACTGCTACTGAGAGAAGAAGAAAAAGTGTTAGAAGGGCAGTTTCAAGAGGTAAATTAACTGGAATGAAAGATGCACCAAAAGCAGTTGAAATGGAACACAGGGGTGTGTCGGTCAAACAACCATTATCAAAAGACCCTGCTAGATATAGAGATTATCAAGGTGCGATGGAAGCTAGAAAAAGATTAGGTGGAGTAAGACAAGACACATCTTCACAAAGAAGGTTTGGACAAAGAAAATACCAAGCAGGACCAACTGGTGGCGGTAGGCTTCTTAGTGGAGTTGGTGTTAGAAAGCCCAGAATACACTCTCCTAGAATGTCACATAGAGTTTCGATGCCTCATTTAAACAGACCTAAGACTCCTTCTGCTGGATTGTCTATGGGTAAAATGGGTCTAAGACAAAGCGTAATGGGACCTCCACCAGTCACGGCGATAGCGCCACCAATGCCGATGCCAAGCCCAAACCAACAGTTTCAGATGAGTTCTGACCATATACCATACAGTGATATTCTCAAAGCAAAAATTACAGCATCGGATATAGCCGAGATGAGAAGAATGCTGTTTGAAATCAGAAGAGAACTTAGAGACAAGGACAAGAAGAATAAATCGATGGGAACCAAAGACACTGCTGGAGCTGGGGATGACAAACCCAAGAGCAAGAATGGTGGATTCAAACAGACCTCACGACCACAAGGAGGAACCGAGGACGCCACTGATATGACAGGTATCCTTCCTGAAAATCGTGGGGGAGCCACTGCATGAGCAAGGTTAGAGTTCTACCTAAAACCCTGAAAAAGAGCGATGGAAATTTCATTTATTGGGAAGGAAAACAAAGAGCCCAAAGACATCCACCGGAAGAGGTCAAGAACACTGACCCAAACGGGATAGACCACGCTCCTCCTTTCGCACATACTGGTAGTCATGCTGAAGAAGAAACAGGGGAGTTTGGCGTTGGAAATATAATACCCGGAAAATATGAAATCGGACCACATGGCGAATTGGTGTACAAAGACGAGCTTGGTGGCCTACATTTTCATGGTATAGATGGTGTTATACACAATTTGGGTAATTTACTCAAGAGTGAGGGTATTGATGATGATGCTGCAAAGTTGGTTCAAGAAGCCATAGAAGCAACAAACAATGACCCTCTATATAGAGACAATCCAGATAATCACCTTCCCGATATAGGTGATAAGGCTTGGCGAAGGCTAGTCATGAGTGACTACCAAGGACCTCAATTTGAACGAGAAGGAAGAGCTAGACAGCATTATGTTACCATCGATGGACAGAAACAACTGATAACTGGTTACAGAAATTTTCATGGTGTTAAATCACCTCACGGGATGTTTCTAGATTCCTTGGCTAATCCTTTTCAACCCGCTCTCGCTAGAATCCTAAAAGAAAAACATAATCTTGACCCACCACAAGGTAGAAATGATTTTCTTACCAGACCACATATAAGAAGCGCTTACCTAAGTTTTGCACTAAGTCCAAAATCAACCCCTGAAAATCCGCAATATTACAGAAATAATACTTCAGCTAGAACAGGGCAAGTGTATGGTGGTAATTATCAGACAAGGCACGCTTTCAGAAATGATATACTTTCTAGATTGAGTGAAGCCGGGATAGATACTGATATTGCTTTTCCTGATACATCAGCATATGGCATAGCACATATGTTACCTGATAGATTCTTTAGAAGAGTTAGAAAAGGCACACGAAAATATAGCGAGGGTGCAGAACCAACAGGGGCAGTAAGAGTTGCTAATCAAGAAATCATGGATGCGATAGGGCACAGTAGTGTAGGTGGAGAAGCTATTGCTACGGGAAGAGTGAAGCAAACTCTGAATCCACTTGAACACCCTGCTCTTGCCAATACTATGTATCAGGGAAGGCCACTTTCACAAATTCTAGCTACTGACGGACAAAGAGAAGAGTTTCTTTTTAAATTACTTGGTTATGATGCTTTTATGAAAATATTTGGCAAAACTTCACCAGATTCACCTGCTGGTAGACTTGCTAGCGCCTTCACTGAGTTGCACACGGGACTCCAAGACACTGCTGAATTACCAGCAGGTGCTTTGGATTTAGGTGGCATTCAAAATCACGTCGGTGCTGTACAAGGGAGGTACGGAACTGGTAGGCATCTCAGAGCCAAGGACATGCGTGCTTTGGCACTTCATAGTGGACATGAGGAAGCGATGGGTAACAATGCTGGTAATTTCAAACTGAGAACTACAGAATTAACCCCTGAGCTAGAAGCGAAGTACAACATAAAGCATCATGAGCCATATGAAGGCGAAGTGGAGGAAATCAGAGGTGTCATGGAAGCGATATCAGAGTTCTTAGCTGATGCGAAAGGTCATGAAACAAGACTAACTCATCCAATAGACTTACCAACACAACCTGCGGTCAGCACCAGTTTTCAATTACCAACTAATCAAGGTATGAGTTTGGCAGACCATGTAAGGTACTCCCCTCTTGTTGAAAACACAATAGCCGAAGGAACTACAGAAGCGATGGGTGGCTCAACACAAGATTTGCCACCTGCACCAGTCGTACCTCAAGTGACACAAATGGCCACACCACCTAGTAACGTAGCACAAACACAACCACCAACTTCTGCAAATCTAGCAACTCCTAGTTTGACGCCTGAGCAAATCACCGCTGCTAGAGCAGGGGCGGCTAATCTTAGTGATGACCAGTTGAGACAACTGATAAGAACAGGCGGTGCTAGGTCTGGTGGTAGCACTGCACCAATTACCCAACCAGAAATACAGCGTTTTAGAGGCGCTTTCAGTGACCCGTACCAGAGACTCATCACAGAGTACATGAAAGGAGAGGGTTCGGTTGAAGAAGTGCAAGATAGGCTAATCAAGACCATGGAAAGACTTCAAATCAAAGATGCTAAAACCGATTCCACAATAATCAAGCATGTAAGTAAAGATAAGCTTTCCATAGATTCTCCTCATGATGTTTCCACAATTGCCAAAAAGCTTGGCCTCGCCCCTCAAGATATCAGGTTGATAAACGAGAGCAAGGGTGATTGGATGAGGTTGAACAAGTCTTTCGGTTTCTCTGAGAGAGATATCAAGATAGTCAAGCTGTCTTTCAGGGGTGATTGAGATGGGTAATGTCTATGTTTTGAGGAAGCAGAATCCTGATGAATTTATACCTGCACAAACTGCTTTACAAATGGACTCATCTGGTCAAGGTTCCTTGCAGATTCCTATTGGCACAGGCAAAGGAATGACTAGTCCCTTGAAATTCTTACCTTACTTAGCAGGTGGATACGGCGCACTTAGAACTCTAGCTAGTCGTGACCAGACTGACCTTGGCTCTGCTTTGGCTTCGGCAGGAATGGCTGGATTAACCAATTACTCTACTTTCAATCAGTTGGGGGCAGGGGCTGAGAGACTTTTCAGAGATAAATTTGGTGTAAAAGAAGCTCCTCCTCCAGACACTTCAGATATGAACATGATGGAAATTCTTCAAATGGCTCGTGGCGATGATAGTAACACTACTCAAATGCCAGCAGATAACACTGGAAACACAGTGGCTCAAAATTTGAAAGTAGACCCAGTTCTTCCTCCAATGCCCGGTCAAACTCCAGATTCTGCTAGAATGATTGAAGAAGCCTCACAAATGGGAAAAAACCCAAACATACCATTTGGTCGTGACACGATGCCGACGCAAGGAACAATTACTCCTGACATGCAGAATGTAATAAGACAATCAGGTAATAGAATGATGCCAGTGATACCCGGTTCACCTATTGATGTAAGTCAACAAAACTACCAACGAACTGAAGCAAGCGAAGCCCCTACTTTAGATGAATTTGGTTTCAGCAGGTTTGGAAGTCGGAGGTGATTAATTGGTCAAGGAGGACATGAAAGAGTTCGTCCTTGAGATGGATAGGGAGATGTCCAAGAAGTCCTTCAGGTATTTTTTCACTGATGTTCTTGAGTTTCTCTACAATCATCATCATGAGTCTTGGGGAAAGGGCCTTGATGAGAACCAATACTACTGCGTCAAGGCTTCTCGTGACCACGGCAAATCCGTGTTTTTCATGTCTTACGCTTTGTGGTTAGCTGCATTCAACCCCGGTACTCACATCATGATATTCTCTCACTCCCTTGAGCAAACTCTTGAGCATATGAGATTCATTCGTAACAACATAGAGAGTTCGGATGTTCTCAGACACCTCAAACCACAAGGCAAACCTTGGGCTAAATCATACTTTGAGTTTACAAACGGCTCTCGTATAATGGCAAAGTCCGTTGGTGGAGCAACTCGTGGTTTCCACCCAGATGTAGTTGTGTGTGACGATATTCTTTGGGGCACAAGCGGAACCGAACTACAAAGAACCGCAGACTGGTTCTACGGTGTTCTTCTCCCAGTTCTCCACCACAGCTCCAGACTAATGATGGTCGGAACGCCATTTAGCTACAACGACTTGTACGCTGAGTTGGAGCAGAAGGAGACTTTCACAGTCGAGACTTACCCGGCCATAAACAGAGAGGGAGTCGCACTTTGGCCTGAGCGTTGGGACTTGGAGGCTCTAGAACAAAGAAGACTCTCCATGCCAGCTATACAATTCAGCCGTGAGTATCTATGCGAGCCGATTCACGATGTTGCGAGTATGTTTCCAATGGACATACTTGAGCTTGCTCGTGACAATGACTTGGTGTTGCTTGAAAGAGCCGACACAGAATACAACGAGGAAGGAGAGCCTAATGGTGTCTTTGGTCAACACTTCATAGGACATGACCCCGCAATATCATCGGATAAAAACGCAGATTTCACAGCAATGGTAGTTCTCAGAATGTTACCTAATGAACCACATAAGCAGATAATACACGCTGTGCATGAGAGAGGTATGTCATCAATGGCTCAGAAAAGAATGATGGTCATTCTAAACAATAAGTTCCAGCCTGATTTGATAGAACTTGAGGGAAATAACTTCCAAAGAATGCTTGAAGCTGAGATGAGGGAGATGGCTTCTGACATGCCAATCAAAGTTTTCATGACTACTAGAACAAGAAAGGAATCGCTTTTCATGTCACTTCTTTTAGCCTTTGAGCAAGGCCATATTAAAACTCCATATGGTGATGAAAAGAGCCGCAAATTCACTCATCAACTTGAGCAAGAACTCAATAGGTTTGGTATGCAGAAAAATGGCCGACTTGAAAGTGTTGGCACTCATGACGACTTGGCTATGGGGTTGGCTCTCGCTAACTGGGCAACTAAGGAGTTCAAGGGCTCGGTTGTTCTTCTTGATGATGTAATGGAGAACTTTGACGGCTGGTTTGACGGTAACTCTAAATCCAGCGGGTGGATGGTGCCGTGAGGGATTTGTTATGGTGACCACTGAAGACGACGGTAATTGGTACAATAATACCACTTACATAGAGAAGGATAATGATGAAAATAGAACCTTTTGGATGTGAGAATATTGAACGAGCTTTTCTCAAATACAGGCGAGGGTTGGTTTGAGACACACTTAGGTTGTACCGCCTCTGATATAGTCAAAAGATTGAGAAAATCAAGAAGATACAATAAGCAACAAAAACACGAAATTGATGACATCATAAATGACATTCGTGTAATCAAAGCTCTGGAGTTTGAGAAAACTCTTGACATGTACGATTGGATAGGAAATTACACAGATGTGGTTCGCTCCTTCTCACCAAGTGAAAAAGATATGAAGGCTCTTAGAAAGTTTGGCGATGTAAGGCAAGTCAACCTAATTAGAGCCTGTAATCAGTGGAAGAAGTCTGACGAAATAATAAGCATGTTGGAAAAACACGAAGGTGTTTGGGGTGATGATGAAAAAGATTCTTGGGTCAAAGCCATGGAAGAAAGAGCTGATGCTAGACTCATGTGGAAGAACACCTTACATCAGATGGAAAGACTTACTGATAAGGAAGCCACTGCTTTGCATAAAAGCTCTGAATTATTACAAAAAATGGGTCCTATGACTGCTCGCTCAATATTTGAGAATCTACATGAAAAAAATATTCTACACAAAACAATGACACCAATGAAACTTTCCAAGCTCCTTAGTATGTATGGAGAAGAAGTAGACATCATGAGTGGTGCAACTCGCTCCACTTTTGTGAAGATGGACTCTACTGGTTTGATTCTAAAGGACCCATTTGCGTATGCCAGTGGTTTTTTGGATGCTGATGGCTACATCACTATCACTGGGAGAGGCGAACCTAGAGCTGGTTTCATAGCTACTGGTACTAGAGGTAGAGCGCACTGCGAGCATCTGAGAAAAACACTGGGTTGCGGCGTGTTACAGTTGGACCAGAAAATATACAAAGATGGTCAAAGAAGTCAACATAGATTACAATTCTACTCAAAAAGTGACATTAAGAAGTTGCTAACTGCTTTGATGCCACACTTGGAGATGAAGAAAACTCAAGCAAAAGCAGTCTTAGCATACATAGATGAATCTGATACCATGAGAAAAGAGGAACTAAAGAAGCTCGTTAAGTACAGCAACTGGAGTGACGATACAACAAAAGCCGAGTCGCTACTCGCAGAGTGGGGAGTAGACGTAGACGCTGTGGCTAAATGGCAGGAGGGATTGTGATGGCAGATGAGGATAATGGTAGAATAGCCAATTTTCTTTACAGTCTTGGTGATAGGTTCCGTAGGCGTCAGACACCTGAGCCAACCATGCCTCTCTACACGACTGGCATACAAGAACCTGTAATGGCTCAGGGTATTACTTTACCAGCTCTTTACGCAGTCACCAATGAAAACTTAGTTTTGAGAACCATAGTCTCAAAACTCACTCAAGAGATTTTTAGAAGAGGCTACTATTGGGAGAAAGCATTCCAATACAAATGCACTAATTGTCATGAAGAATATAGTGATTCAGTTGTACAGTGTAAATTGTGCGGAGGTGAAGTGAGGGAGCCAGACGTAGACCAGTTGTTGTATCCAAAGTGGGTCTTGAAACAAGAGAATTCCATGGAACAGCCTTTCATACATGTTTTATATGAAATTGAAAGAGACTTGAATGTTGTCGATGATGCTTTTCTCATTTTAATTAAGGAGTACAATGTTGACCCTGAAACCGGCGAAATAATGTTTTACAGAATAAAGGAAGTCATGAGAGGTGACCCTATATTCATGAGAATTGTATCTGATAAGCGTGGTATTCGCGGTGGCAGATACAAGGTCTGTCCTTTACATCGTGACCAAGTTGCTTATCCCGGTCAACATGAGAATTGTGAAGTTTGTGGCAACAAGTTACAGGACGTTCACTATGTCAATATGGCTGGAAGTGGAAAGACCCAGTATTACGTAGAGGGTGAAGTCATACACATTAGTAAGTACAATCCATCTAGACTCTATGGTAGAAGTCCTGTCAACACCATGTGGCGTCAAGCGATGACTTTGACGGCTATGGACAATTACATGTATACTGCTTACCAGAAGAGAAGAATGCCAAAGGGTATCATATCAGTGACTACGGATAATCTGGAATCAATGAAATCTTTCTGGAAAGCAGTCGATGAGAAAATGGAGAGGGACCCTCATTATGTACCAAAGGTAGGTATTGAATCTTCCACTGGTAGGGGTGGAGTGAATTGGGTCAAGTTCATGGATACTTTGGATGAGATGCAATACATAGCTGTAAGAGATGAAATTCGTGCTAGGATGTCTGCTTTCTTTGGCGTGAGTAACGTTTTCATGATAGACAACGGAAAGAGCGGTGGTCTGAACAACGAGGGTATGCAGATACTTGTTACTAACAGAGCCGTTGAGTTTGGTCAGAAAGTGTATACCGAAATCCTATTCCCTAGATTGTTAAAGCAGTTCGGGGTTACTGATTGGAAAATAACTCTCTATCCAAACGAGGAAGAGGATGAGATTACCAGACTCAGAAGAGATGAGATGGAAGTCAACCTCGCACAGAGAATGATGATGTTGGGTTATCAACCTGAACTCTTAGAAGAGGGCACTGGAAATAGAGATATACGGTTTGTTTATAGTAAATTACAGCAACCTCAAGCTGGGGCTCCACCCGGAGGACCCGGTATGCCTCTCAGCATTCCACCCGGTATGCCACCCGGTATGCCACCCGGAGTGCCACCCGGCATGCCAATGAACTCGGCTGTAACAAATATGCCTCCGGGTGTGGCTCCTCCAATGCCTTCGCCTAATCCCGGTGGTCAAGGAGTGGGCATACGTAATAGAGGACCAGCAAGACCTGAGATGAGAGGCTCTTTTGGCATTGGTAGTCCTAATACCAGTGTTCAGCAGAGAGGACCACCATTGTCACCAGCGCAGAGAAACCAACAGAGAATATCATCTGCTTCCCGTCCAAGAGGCGCTTAATTGATATAGAGGTGCTTTAGTGGGTACAGCGAGGTACAGACATGGACTTGAGTAAAATGGACCCAATGGCTAGAAAAATGAGTCTGCACATGGACGAGTTGAACAAGGCTTTGGAAGCTGATGATTCTGCTAGTTCAAGATTTCACTTGAATGAGATTTCAAAGTATGCAGATTTCCTTCAAGATGACTTGACTAATGAAATCAGAAAATCTGAGGAAACGCCAGAACCTGAAGGGGTTGACCAGTTTGCTGCTGGAGTGCCTGTAATCAAGTTCAATGAAAGTGGCTCAACTTTTGACCCCGCTGAAAGGAACAGAGTTCTAAAGGGTACAATTATACCCTCTAGAACTAATCCCACAATGAGAAACGTCTCTGGAACTTTTGGTCGCTGGTCCCAGTAGGTGTTTTGAATGAGTGAAGAAGCAACCGACGAAGGCACTGCTCAGAAACTCATGCAGACGCTCATAAGAAAAATGGAAGAAATGGATGCTAAATTATCTAGATTAGAAGGAACGGTTAATTCACCAAACGCACTACTCAGGAAGGCTGGTTACGTCGCTATGAGAACACCACATACTGAGGATTTGATGGTTGATGGTTTTAGAGGTGACCTTGAAGCTGAAAGCAACATCTTGAAGAGCAATTCTCAAAATGAATTTACAAATGAGGAAATTCATGAGATGAGTTGGGAGGAGATTCATGAGATGGCTTCCCAACATCAAACCACACAGGAGATGTACTAATGGTAGTAAGACCAATACCCAGTGAGGCTTCATATGAAGTCAGTGAAATGTTAAAGAAAGCCGTGAGACTTCTTGAGAAAGCAGAAAAACTTGAGATGGTTGAACATGATGGAAAGAAAGTTCCACATTTTGCTGCTGACGGAAAAGGCAGTAAGGATGAAAAGAAAAAGGGTGAGGGACATGAGGCTAAAATTATCTCTTGTCTTAAGAGAAAAGGTGGTGCAGCTAGCTTAGATGATTGCGCAAAAGAGTGCGGAGTTTCCAAAGCAGAGTGTAAAAAGGTCATTGATAAAATGAACAACGTAAAAATATCACCACATGGAGATGTAGTCTTAATGGATGGTCTGCAAAAAGGAAAGGGCATGGGAATATGCCCGTCTTGTGGCGAGAGGAAGATGGACATGGAGAAAGGAATGTGTATGTCAACCTCATCAAAAGCCATGAAAGCAGGTTGCACACCGGCACATAGAAAACAAAACGAGAAACTCAAGAAAGGTGAACATCATTATTTACAAAGCTATGGTACAAAACCAGAGCATGCCCAATTTATGATAGAGACTGGTGGCCAAACATACAATTCATTCTACTACACTAATCAATCCTTATTAGATTCTGATGATGTAGCAAACAAGGGCGCTTCTAGTCATTCAGTTGACTTAACTGCTCTTCAGCCAAACATGAATCCCCATGAGAACCCAGTAAGAGGACATCTCACGGAGGGATAATATTGCCAAGGGTGGCAGTCAGAAAGGCGGTGGCCTCCATGTTGGCTTGCCCTTGTGGTGGCACATCGCAAACCGGCTGTCAGTCTCCCATTAATAGGGGAGGTAGTGTAGCGGATTGTCCCATCCGTACTAGCCAAATCATGGGGGCGTAGGTGGTATGAGTGCAAGAGAACGATTATGTCATTCATCTTCGCGCTAGGGATGATTTACTCAAGAGCATAGTTTCTTGTGATGATTACACTGAAGAGGCTACTGCCTACATGGATAGTCTACGAAACATAATGAATAAGGAAATGATATTACAGAACAACCCTGTTGATGATTTCTGCTATGAAGCCAGCACGATGTTGTTGTACAAAAAAACCATCGGTGACCTCTCAGCAGAGCTAGCGTTTGGCGGGCGTGCTGATGAGGGGTATGACTACGACAAAAAAGGCAGAATAAGCAGAAGAACTGTTGGTCCCGCTGTTGCCAGCCACAGGCATGTGAATGAGTTAATTGACAATGAGAATATCGAGCTAGCTTCCTCGCTCTTCCCAAGGGTCGTTCCCGGTGATAGCAATTACAAACATCATCATTTCCATGAATCGATACACCCACTACGCAAGAAGAACAGCTCTACTGGTAATTCTAGAATGGTTGAGAAACTCTTGGGTTATGTCAGAAAAGACGACGATGGAAACAGCGTTGCATCCTCGCATGCTGATGCGGAGAGGGCACATGAGACACATTACGATAATTTACGTAATCCGATAATCATAGGCCAAATCAGAAAATCAAAAAGAGCTGATATGGATGATGAGATTACCCATGGTTTCTTAGGCAGGTTAACCACCAACGACTCAAATAGAACCATTTCTGAGCAAGTAGGTACTTCTGGTGCTTTTCAAGAGGGTCTGTATGAGAGGGCTTTCACAAAGTGGTCAAGTCAAAATCAAGAGATGATTGACAAGGCTAAATCCCAAGGCGCCTCTGATAAGGATATCAGGGAAATGCACCTTGAGAAAGCAGCTGAATTATGGCAGGGTAGAAATTTTGAAGAAGAAAAAATAGAATATGATGACATCTATAGCAAGCTTTTTCCCAAAAGAGCAGGGGAGAGACAAGAGGGCTCTCGCGTAGCAGAGAGCGTTCAGAGAAAGGTTCCTACTGAGAGGCAACACCCACACAGACTTGGACTTCTTGGATATGGCCTTGGCTTGGAATGGCTCAGTCCTGTTGAGAGAACCAAAGTCATAGAGCATCTTAAGGAGAACAAGGGAAACACAAGCGACAAGATAAAGCTCGATGATGGCACTGAAATACCACTTGGAAGACTAAGGAGAAACTTTCAGAAGAGAATGACGCCTTTGTATCTCCACAGCCAAATGCCCCATAACCGGGGACAGCCCAATCTAGCTAAACACTTGGAAAGCGATGAGCTGGATGGCACAGAGTACACTGGTAGTGAAACGGAGCCAATTCGTAGTCTATTAGCAAAAATAGACCATGGGGTACATGGAAACATGTTCGACTCCTTATTGAACCATTATAATGAGCTACTAGAATTACAGGGCGACCAAAAATTAACACACATACCCATCTATGGCGAAAAACGCACTAAGAAAATACGAGATGCAATAGACGAGCGAATAGAAAAAGGAATGGATGAGAAGGAGGCTCTTAGAGAAGTTTTGAGGGTAGAGGATTATGCTCCCGTTAGTAATTTCACCATACCCCAGTTGAAGAAGCATCTGAAGGAGCATCCCCTCTCTGAGCTTCTAACTGACGAGGGTAAAAAGCCCCTCGCTCATGAGAACATGAAGGCAGATGACTACATCAACCAGTTAGAGGAGATGTATAGAGATGGAATGTCACTAGCTCGTGACAGCAAGGACATAGCCAATGCCAATGCCGTGTTCGCCAAGAGTGCGGGCCCGGACATAAGGGATGCACCCGAAGAAATAAGAAATCACTTCATAGAGAAAAATGGGACTTTGAGAGGACTATCTGATTACTGGGCACATGACTTGCAGGTTGGTAGCAATCCCATGGAATCCACTACTTTCTTTGACATGCTGAATAGTATCGCACCGGGTTTGTTTGGCGAAATGGATGAGAATGGCTTCTTCGTACCCAGACCAGACATGTCGGGCTTCTTGGGCGCCATGCACCACGTTGTCAGAGAGAGAGGCGAGAGCTTCAGTCCTGCCGAGATAATGAGCATGCACGACCAGAGCTTGGGTACCAGTCATGTAGATTTAGGTGACAAAAAACCAAGAAACAGGGCTAATGGTAGCGATACCGCTCATTCACTCACGCCAAGAGCCACTACCTTCTGGTCAAGGAGCAGGAACCCAAGAGCTGAAATAACCAGAGACAGTGTTGGTTTTCTAAGGTCTAAAGATGGTAGAAAAAGAGGTATACATAGGAATCAATATCATGAGTTCGGAACCAAAACAGGTAACACAAAATCAGAGGCTCTGGATAGCAAGAAGGCACATAACTCCTCTGAGATAATGCGTGAGTATCTAATGTCTGGTGCCCAATACAAGTTCGGGTCAATTGACCCTAACACTGGTAGGAGGAGGCTCGGCTCGCCTGTGATGAGAATACCAGTCAATGAGATGCTTGAAGGCAAACACGGTTTTCCTTTTGAAAATGATGGAGAGGGTGGATACTCAGCGTTTGAGAAAGCTCTTTTTGCTTTAGGTGGCTCTTTGGGCATAGAAGACACAAAGAGGATAGCGGAGCTTCAAAGCGAGCTGGAGGAGATTGAGCTATCAGGCGAGGATGCCTCTCAAGAGTTGATAGATGAACTGAAGGGACGCATACACACGCAACAATCTAATTTACGAGCTAAACTTAATTCCTTTAATAAGGATACACTTGTACAAAAAGAAAGAAGAGCAGAAGCTGAAGAAAGAGCTAGAATGGAAGTTGCCAAGAACATAACCATACCTGCTATGCTAGAGATAAATCCTAACTTGTTTGACCCTAATAATCCTGAGCAAACCGTGGCTGACCTATCCCAAGCCATGCATGATGCTGAGTTGATTATGAAGCACATGCCTCACAGCTTCCATGGTCAAAGTATCAGGGACATCATGATTGGGGATGCTGTTGATGAGCAGACGATAGATGCCATGGTCGGTGGCGACATGTTCCGTCGAAAAGCCAATGTGCTTGAGAAAGAGGGCACTCTGCTTAGTTTCCCAGAGAGTGGAAAAGTCGAAGATATGCATGTCACAGCGAGTTTGATAGGCATGGGATTACCCTACGATAACCCCGGATACAGGGAGTACATGCGGGAACTCCTAGAGAGTCTGGAGGGCAAGCCCGCTCATTATGCAATGACTACCGCTCAACTTGCAGCACACGCTAACGAGGACTTCCATCTCTTTGACGATGATGGGATGAAAGATGACCCAATGAGAGCCCATGAATTGATGGAGGATGAGTTAAAACGCTATAGGGGTCAAATCCGTGGTCTTAAACTTCCTGACAATCACAAAAACGATTTTAATAACAATAATGAGCATTACAATTCGATAAATAACAATTACATGAAACTCAGCATGGCACACAAAGGCAACACTGCTATACAACACGGTCTTTCTTTGAGTAACTTACCTAAAGACATACATGGTAATGAGGATAAAGGCAAAGGTGCAGAAAGACTTCGTTATGAGTGGGCCATGGCCAGAGCCAAGAGAAAGGCCAACAGTCTAGTTCTTTTCAATCCAGAGGCGAGGGTGGCAGCACCAACGCCTCCTCCTGCTATGCCTGAAGGACAGATGACACTGGACCAATTTGGTGATACAGGCACTAATTTGAAGCGTCCGATAAAAATGGGCGATGCCAAGATAGGTCCAGTCACTAACCCAAATTCGGATGCCATAATCGGGTCCCGTTACACAAGTGCAGGTCTTCAACTACAAATGAGTATGGAACTACCTGCACCCTCTGCTTCGCTTAATTTAGGCTACGATGGAAATATGGAGTATGGGACAAATACCAGCGCTGGCCCAGCGGTACCGCCAAGTGAGCCAGTAATAAAAGAATTGATGGAACACTTTCAAGAGGGTTCTTACAATCAGATGGATGCTTATTTCCAAGTCAATGGTGTCAATGAGGCTATGTTACCAAGCACCACTTCCAACATGGAGAGGGTATCGGAAAGCAACCCAATGTCAGGATTGCAGGTCCCACATGAGATAGCTAAGTCCTTACCAAAGGAAATGCCACTAATAGAGCCCTATCACAAGATATTCGACATGGAGGACCTGCAAGAGCTACGGGGTTTCACTGGGGAATGGGTTGTCTCTGTGATGGAAGAGGGCACTAGAGTGAAAGTAACTAGGAAGTCGAATAGGATAGAGGTCAAGGATGATGACAATGAGGATGTTGGTACAAGCGATGGTATGAGAAGCTCCCTTAGAAAAATAGGGAAGAACAACTATGTCATGGATGCTGTGCTTAACAGCTCTGGTTTGCACATATTCGATATCATGCACTACGACGATACCGATGTTACTGATATGCCCACTAGGGAGAGGATAAAGCTACTACGTGGGCAGTTCGATAGCAATGAGGACGTTTTCGTGCCCGGACCGTTCAATCTGAAAGTCACCGATGATGATGGTTTGAGCGATGCGATAAAATTCCTACAGAGGGAGAATAAGGGCTCAAAGCTACTACTCAGGGATGCTAAATCCACTTACATGAAGGGAGAAGAGAAGCATCCGAAGTGGATACTAATGACAAAATCCGATGATGACTACCATGTGCCATTTGGTATGGAGATAGATGGGGAGGTCTTCATACTGCACTTTGACCATGACATACTCAAGTATGACATAGTGGAGGATAGCTTGGAAAATCCACGTTCGGCTTTGGGTGGCCTCAAAGACCGGGATTACACGATGATACTAGCAAAGAGTCTGGAAAAATACTGGGAGCCCGCTTTCCAACAGATGCTCAAAGCAGAAAAAAGGAAAATAAAAGAAATCGTTGAAGAAGATGAAGACGATAAAGAAGAGGATGAGGGAATAAGCGAGGAGGATGCTAAGAGAATAGGCAGACAGAGCGGAGGCGTCCTAAAACCAAACGAGGACCAGAATATTCTTCTCAAACCTAGCACTCTAGAAGCCTTGGAAAAAATAGAGAAAATCCTAGACACTCTAGAAAAAGGACATTTTCCAATGACAGCGGGTAAGGGTCTAGGGGTAGACGTTGGTAGTGACATAGACAGTCCTAGAGGTCCCACTAAGTTGGCTAATGAGGCAACTCTACCGGATTATGATATGAAGGAAAGACCAGAACAAGACCCTGAAAAGCCGGAAGACTATCCAAAAAGAAAGAAAATAGCCTCTCGGTCTAACGATTCTTGACTTTGTGAAATATATTTTTACATGCGCTTAATTGATATAGCATTGCTTCGCATTTCTTCATTAGTGTGCTGTCACAAGAACGTCTCTATGGTGTTGATGAGTCCATTGGACTCCTTAAGGCTGGCAATGACCTCGTTGTTGCAGGATACGCTAGTGTGGAGCTAGTAGACAAACAAGGCGATTTAATTACAAAGGAGGCATTGAAGGACGGATTTCGGAAATTCATGAGCGACCCGAAATACAGAAACGTCCAACTAGCTCACTCAAATATACAGGTAGGAGAAGTAGTACCATCATATACAGATACAGAAGGGAGGTTATGGAAAAGCGAAGTTGACGATGTTGGCATGTTTGTGGTTATACAACTTAGAGACGACATCGAAAAAGCACGAGAAGTTGCCGCCGAAATTAGGAAAGGCAAACTACGGGGATTCAGCATCGGAGGACAAGCATTCAAGCGAGTCAGGAAGAGCGACCCAAGACACGGCGACTATCAAGAAATCAGCAAGCTTGAGCTTCATGAAATCACAATTTGTGAAAAAGGGATAAATCCAGAAGCTACATTTAGAATTCTAAAGCAGGAGACTGACTCAGAAAACACAGAAGAAAAGGTGAAAAAAATGACAGAAGAAAATGACATGCAGACACAGTTGGGCGATGTTCTTGCTCGACTAGAGACTAGGCTTGACAGTATGGAGAAAGCAATGCCTCCACAACTGAAAGAAGCCATGAAAGACAAGAAGGATGCAAAGGACGACAAAGAAAAGGCGCCAGCACCAGACAAGAAAGATGATGACAAGGATGAGAAAATGTATGCAGATGACGACAAGAAAATGAAGTCAGATGAATACTCTGACGTTATCTCATCTGAGTACCTTGACTGGATGGAGAACACTCTGAAGAGTGCCGGAGTCGATGTTGCAGGAGCTAGGGGTCACTTTGATGACTTAGCAAAAGCTAACCTTGGTTCCACTCCTGAAGAGTTTGACCTAGATTATGGTCAGACCCCTAACAGAGAGTCGGAAAACGGCAAGCCTTCAACGAACGCCATAGCAAGACTAGGTGGAAAAGGAGAGAAGAAAGAGGTCAAGAAATCCGACTTCCTAACTCCAGACCTAGTATCAGAGGCAGATGTAGAAGCCGCATACGAGGTATACAAGGCTGCAGCTATGGAGCAAGAGTTCAGGGGTTCACTAGAATCTCGATTTGCAGACAGGTTTGCTGCTGAGAGAGCAGAGGAAATCGCAAAAGCAGAGGCAGCTGCATACGATGCACGTGGTCCTCTTGACGAGGTAATGAAGGCTCTCAGCGCCCTCAATGAGCGAATCGACAACATAGGAACAGTTGAAGCTGGTACTCCAATCGCTAAGAGCGAAGCAGAGCCAGCAGTAGAAATACCCTCCACAGTAGACATGCACAGGATGTCATGGGATGAGGTTCACGCCCTAGCAGATAAGGCATTTAGAGGAGAGTGAGATATATGGCAAGAAATTACGTACGAACAATAACAGACATGGAGCGCTATTACTATGGCGCCGGGAACGCAATGGGTTACTCCTACTCAGGTAGCGAGCTACTCAAGGCTGACAGTCCTATGCTGTCCACAACTGCTGGTACATACCAAGCAATTTACGGGCGCAAGGTCTGGTCGCAACTGAACCAAGAGTTCAACGCATTCAGCATCCTACCCAAGAAGCCTTGGGACAGGTCAGGATGGAGAGTCATCACAGGCAAGCCAAACGGCGGTGCCCTACATGGCGGAGTTGCAGAAAACGCAACACTGCCAGACACAGTGAAGCCTACCTTCCAGCACGTAGCTGCAAAACCAAAGACGGTCGCACACACGTTCGACATGTCCGAGACAGCTATCTTCCTAGCAGACAGAGACGACGGATTGGGAGACATCCGCTCAGTCCTAAAGGAAGAAATGGGCAAGCACCACGCTGAGATGGTCAACAAGATGCTTCTAACAGATGTTACCACTGCAGCAGCTAACAACTTTGAGTCGCTGGACAGAGTTACCACTGGAAACACATCAATGACCTCTGGTACCCACTACGACGCTGGAGATGAGGACATCTACTCCATTGACAGAAGTGCTAACACATGGGCTTTCGCAGAAGATGAAGCTAACAGCTCAAGCACAAACAGGACACTATCCCTAGACCACTTGGACACATTGTTCCAGCAAATCTGGGAGCGCGGTGGAAACCCCAAGGTCATCCTAACAGGATATGACACCCTAATGAGGCTACAGCAGTTGCTACAGTCCCAGCAGAGGTTCATGGAAGAGAAGAGAGTTACCCCAACCTACAACGGTGTAAAGGGTGTCCCCGGTGTAGAGGCAGGGTTCATCGTGGCAACCTACAACGGTGTACCAATCATCCCAACCAAGGACATGCCAAAGGACAGCCTAAGCAGGATGTACTTCCTAGACACAGACTACGTACACTTTAGCACAGCTATTCCTACGCAATACTTTGAGAGCGGAATTGAGACTGGTGACCCATTCGCCATCAACAGACTAGGACAGGAAGGACTGTACCGAACTATGGGCGAGATATGGACCACTTTCTTTGGAGCGCACGGGAGCATTCGTGACCTAAAGTGAGGTTGCAGAGGAGATAAAAAAGAGGTGAAATGATATGGCAGCAACAACACACAGAGGAATAACATACACGACAAGCGGCAGCGCAACTACCACGGTCAACCTAGACCTTGGACTATGGGCTGGTAGCGACATAGACGAGACACTATGGCTCGACGGACAGGCAACCGCTGGTTACCCCGGTAACCTAGACGGTTTTCAGGCAACCAACACACAGGTAGTAGACAGAAGGAGTCCAAGACTTCTCGCTCTTACGATGAACAGCGCTCTAGCCGAGGGTGAAACACTAACCCTAAGCGGCGAGTGCAGCAAAATCTTGACAGTGGTAGGACAGCACGCAGACGCAACTGCTAACTTTGCAGTGGTAAAAACCAGCGACCTCGTGCTTACCTTCGACATAGAAGCGACAACTGACGGTACTACCAACGACACGAGCGGAGCAGAGCTACTGCTCATAGTGGTCTGAGGTGGTCTACTTGCCCAGTCTTAGGTATAATGGCAAATCCTTCTACGCAAGGAGCCCCGATGCATACATGCCTGACTTCACCAGAGGTGAGGTTAGGGAGGTTTCGCAGGGATGGGTCGATACTTACCGAAGATTTCTGGTTGAGCCATCTTGGACACTGCTTGGGGATGAGCCTCCTCACCACGATGAGGGTGGGGATGGCATCCCCGACAGTAGTTGGAGAAGGCCCGAAATATTGTCTTGGTTGGCTGAAAGGGGCATAGTTCCCACAGCTACATACACCACAAAGAGTGGTGCTTTGAAATTAGTTGAGGATTATCTAAATCCTGAACCGGCAGTAGTAGCACCAGTCGAAGAAGAGGTAGTAGAGGCCCCTCCAGTGGAGGAAGTCTTAGAAGAGGCAGCACCAGTTGAAGAGCAAGAATTGACAGAGGAGTGATGATAGATGGCATTTGAGAGTACAATAGACACAAGACCACACGTAATGGGTAACCTACTAATGGTTACTGGGACCTTCACAAACGGCGGTAGCGATGCAGGTGGAAGCATAGACCTCTCTGGTCTACTAGCTGACATAGTAGCCTGTAACGCAGTTGCAGGAAGCAGCACCGCTGGTACAGGGGCTGGAGTCGATGGGGTGTTCGCACTCATTAACGGCACCAGTCTAGTCATTCAGAATGTGAATGGACAAGACGGTACATGGTTTGCTATGGGACACCGCAGTTAAGGCGGTGACCTAAATGGCTAATCTAACACCGAAGTACAAAGTCGTGGGACCCTTCTCACCGAAGGAGTTCAGTGACACGTCTACGCTGACAACGACCATTGCTTCGGCAGTGGGCACGTTGAGTGATGCGTCGAGTACGACTAGTCTAATTGCCTCGGACCCTTTCATGGTCTTGGGTAATGTTTACATTCTTGTAACATACGTTTGATGGTGAGGGGTATGAATGGGTTTCGATTTGCAGACTCTCGATATTGACGACATCGAAAGGGCTCAAAAGCAGAACATTCGTTCAGATACTCATTATCAGGCTAATGTAGTGGTTGATGAAAAGAATCCCCTAAAAGGGGCGATTCGCAAGCAAAGAGCAAATGCCAAGAAAGCCGCCGATGTACTCAATATAGGCTCAGGCACTCGATGTACGCACTGTGGTCTTCTCCACTTTATGTGGAGGGAAACCTGTGGCTCCTGTAGAAAACCCATGAACTATAACATGGGGGTCAAAGAATGACATTTCAGTATTCTTGGGACTTTCTCAAAGCCAAGAAAAAGAAGAAGAAATCAAAAGCTGGTACAAGATTTGTTAGATTACAAGACCGCACTGGTCGTGGTGGAGCAAAACTTCAATCACTAAATCAATATTTAACCGATATGGCTAAGAGTATATATCTACGAGAAGTAGCTCCAAATTTGGGTCCTGAAATTTTCAAAAAACCCACAGAGGTGCCACCACTCAAGGAAGGACTCGATAGGTCCAAACCTAAAAATCAAATAATGATGGATAGACACTCACAAGCTACCAAAGAATACGAAAGAAAAATGAAAAACTATCAACATTTCTGGGACCAAGTTACTAAAATTAGAAGTGGCTTAAGGAGTTATTATGAGAAAAATGGTCATGAAGCATTCATGAGGGAATTCAAGGGTTATGCAAAGCCAGCTTCTGATGCAGGAAAACTAACTGGTGCAGAGTCAAGAGCTGCTAGAACTGGTAGAATGGATGCTTTGGATAGGCAATTGACCTCAGACCAAATGGCCGCTGAAAGACCAAATATGCCTGAAATGCAGAATGTGCTTCAGAACTTAGGAAATTTTGCGCCACAGACTTTACAGGACATAAACAAGAAAGCCGCAGAATTGTTAGCTACACTACCAGAGAATCAAAGAGCTACCGAGAGCTGGGGAAAAATAAGAAATGCTCTTGCTCAAAAATATGGTTTCGATGTCCCTGAAGCATCTCCAGCGGCTAATATAGCAGCTGCTAATTTAGTGAGAAATCCAATTCTACCAAAACCATCAGAGGAAAAACCACCAGTGATGCCACCGGAAGGTCAAATGACACTGGACCAGTTTGTGAAACCACCCACGAGAAAACCACCAGTGAAGGTTTCTAGACCTGTTCAAGAGAAAGTAAAGGAGCCCGCGCAATTAGCACAAGAACAATCTGATAGGCGTTTCGATGAGAGACAAGCGAGGACAGAACAATTCTTTGCACCTGAACCAAAACCTGCGCCGAGCGATGAACTTACTGATGAGCAAAGGGCAAGGATAGCAGAAGCTTACCCTGATGTGAGGGCATTACAACCAAAAATGCCTGACATATTCGATGCGAGTGGCAACCTTTCCCAGACAATACCTGAGCCCAGTCCTTCGTCTCAAGGGGCCGGTTCTGCTAATGAAATAGCTGATATATTCAACCAGCTATTCAGAGGACAACAAGGAGCTGGTCAATAATGCCACAGGTCTTCAGTCCCGGTGAGGCAGAAACAAGACCCTTAGACCCAGATGCGATAGTTTACACCACAGCTCAAAAAGTAGCCGATTTGCTTGAGATAGGTCCACAAGAGGCAGTAGCGGTATCTAATGACTCAGACTCAGATGGCGTCTACGTTACGGGTGCTGACTTCCGTAACATAGGATTCTCGGTTGACGATACCATACTCATATACAGTGACGCTGACCCTCTTGGCGTAGAGAGGACTATTTCCTCAATCACCACCTCAGTCAATGGCGTCAATCTAAATTTCTCAACCACTATAACGGCGGCTGATTACCAGTCTGCTGACAATACTTTTGTACAAAATTTAGCATCTTTCACAAATGGCAGGACTAGAGGAGTAAAGAGGTCGAAGGTAGAGGAGCTAATCAAGAGGTCCCAAGACAAGATAGACAACATGACACACAACTCTTGGAGGCCAAACTTGGTTATGGCTGAGTACATAAACTTCGACACTTACAAACCATATAGAAGAAGATACTATACTGACTATGTTGGAACCACCCCTCTCCTCTTTAGAAACGTACAACAGATGCTCAGAATAGAGCTTTGGCAGGGCGATGACTACAGAGAGATAGGCGCTTCTGAGGCTAGAATAAAGATACCAGATGGCGTTAGAGCTATCTCTGGTTCAATCGTTATGTCACCGGGTAACGGTTCTGCCGCTGTGTTGACAGCCGGTACTGCAACAAACCAATGGAGAGCTGATTTCGATAAGATAACCACAGCACAGAACCTTGCTGACTTAATTAACAAGGAAGATAGAGTTAGTAAGGCGGCGGTTGATTTTAGCCCAGCTTTCACCTTAGAGGGTAGCACATCCAACGTAGCTGTGAATAATGAGTTCCTAGCTACAGCTAATTCAGATTATGGTAGCGGTCATGTTAAGGTAACTAGCATGAGGTCAACACAAGCTGGTGAGTCATGTAGCTTAGTCTCAACTGATAGTAACGTTACAATAGAGCAGACAGCGATAAAAACAGCCACTTTCAGTGGTCTAGTTAGCACCACCATAACTGTGGACAGCACCAACGGTTTTGTTGATGCAGGTGTGGTTGTTGACTCCAGTGGTGATGTCTTCCGATACACAGGGAAAACAGATACTACTTTCACTGGATGCGTGATAGTGGTTGGGTCAGCTCTCTCAGACATAGCTGGAACTTTGACACAGCACATCATGCAAGTGGACTTGCAGGGTGGAAGTGCTAGTGGGGACAGAGGTAGACTCAGAGACTACTGGTTGGACCATGAGATGGGAATTGTTTACTTCAATAACTCATATCCTTTCTTTGAGTGGAATGCTGTCAAGGTTTCCTACGTCTATGGTGAAAGATATCTTGAGAAAGCCATCGAAGATATCTGCACAAAGATGGTTGCCATCGATATACTGATGAGTGACGATAGGAGTGTGTTGATACCAGAAGGCACTCAGAACGTCGATTTGACATCAAAAATACAGCTCTATAGGCAGGATATCGATAGAATGCTCCCTCGATATGTCGAGGTGGTAGCCTTTGAGTGATAGGGACTTCGCAAGAGTAACGATAGATTCTCTTCATGAAGAGTTGGACAGTGCTTTCAAGAACAATGACATCCAAGAAGAAATCAGTCAGGTTGTACTTTACAACGATGATGATGTCACTAAAGGGTATAGGGAGATGGTGTTAAGACAAGAGTTGGGAGTATATGCCTACAAAGAAACCGATGATGGTTTTTTCACATCAATGAATAATCCTGTTTCGGAAGAAGAGATGGACAAAGTGCTTGACAATGTAGATAAGAGAATGATGACAGAATCCCCAATTCTCTTTGAGAATATGATGCACAATGTTGCTGGTAAGATACTACCAGATAAGGACAAGATAACTAGGAAATCTAGGAGGGAGATGTAATGGTAGCCACCTTCAAAGAAGGAATTGATGTTGTAGTTGATTTGCTTTCAGGCTCTTGGAATCGTGGCAACACTGACAATATCAAACCGATAGTCGTAGACATAGCTAGCACCGATGCGGAAAGAGGCAAGAGGTTGGATTTGAACAAATCGGACTTTGTATTGGTCTTTGAGACTGCACACAACGAAGAGTTGCCTGAGTTGCTTTTTGATTTCGTCACTACTAGGATAAACATAACAGTCGATGCTAGGACAACGCACAGTCGTGAGAGACTTAAGAAAATTGAAAACGAGATAAGAAGATTAGTTCATACAAAGAGAAAGGGGGACGGCACAAACTTCGACAGACTCGTTTACAAAACCCGCACGGATTTGTCTGATAGGAGCAAAAAACTGTTCAGAATGACCTTCCAGATAGAAGTGATTATCTTTGCGGAACTAATCCCATGAGGTGAGAGAGAGCATGCCGTCCACAGTGTATAAGGGTGACCTGACAGAAATATCGTTCGGGCACGAGTCTGGACTCACTTTGAAATCCGATTATGACAATAATGGTAGCTTAGGTTCTGGTCTTCGTTTTCACTTTAAGATTCAGGCTGAAAGTGAAAGTGAAGATACTACTACCATAAGATTGCAGAAAGGAGCAACAGATACTCCAGTAGAGGGCGGTGTGATTGTCTACCCACTTGGGATGCTTGTCGGTTCAGAGCTTGTTTTCTCAGGTTTAGCAGGTAATTTCAACTCAAGAGACAATTTTTCTGAGGATGGTAGAAGGTACACGATAGTGTCAGACGCTCGTGGTGCAGACTATACTGATTTGAAAATCACACCTAAGATGCTGAGTGCCCAAGCTGATACTTGTACGACTGTGGATACTACTAACGGAACAATTCACATCATGCCTTTCAAGACACCTACTTTAGACGTTGATTCTGTGTACCACGCTAATGCTAATGCATCGTCAGAATCAGTTCTCACTGACCAGTTTGCTGGTTTAATCAATACCATATCGTTACCTGAAACTAAAGTTGACCTTAAGAGAATGCATGTGGTTGGCTTAGGTAGGGACGTAGCAGTGCAAGTGCCCGGTAGATTCACCAACGTAGGCGGGGCTTTTGAGACTGCTATGCACAATGCTAGGTGGCTCTACTACGCTTTGGGTCAAGAGGCCGTTCGTTTAGATGACCCACCACCCACTACAACTTACAGTATAGCTGGTGCGGTAAATGTCGGTGCTAATTTTATACAATATGGTGGAAGCACTAGCGCTCCAACGCTTCCTAGCGGTGACACTGTTGCCGCTGGAGATTATGTTTTCATAAACGACACTGATACAGTAGCTCTACATCTACACAAGGATGTCGGCTCAAGTCCCGTGACATATGGTTCTTCAACTAGTATTGGACCGGAGGACCTAGTAACACAAGCTAGGAAATACGAAGTGAGGAGAATAGCGGCAATAAGGCACAATGGCTCCACTGGAACTCACTATATATGGCTAGATGGTCCCTTGGATTTCTCGCATGCAGATAATACGACAATAGGATTCGCTGCATACGACAGCGCTACCACAAAAGCTCCGATAATGAGTACGGCAGAAAGCACCTTTGGGACTATCACTGACCCCGTAAACAGGGTTCTCTTTTCAAAATCAGAGGTTCCGTCCTTTGCTTTGGAGGTCAGTGTGAGGAGAAGGGACAATCAAGATGATGACGGTACTACAGGTGAAACTGTTGATGGTGGAGCTAGTGATGCGAAGCAACTCACTCGTGTCTTCCGTGGTTGTAAGGTCAAGGAATTCTCAATGACCGCTGATACAGATGCTGCCGTCAAGCTCAATTTAGGATTCGATGCAGCACTTTGCTATACGGACACTGGTAGGCTTGAGAGTAGCAATAAGGGTGATAGGTACAATCCACATAGGATATTTGAGGATGTAGCCAATACTGAACTAGCTAGAAGAATAGCTGGTATAGGCAAGAGAACCCAGAAGCCCTTCATGTTCTACAATGGCATCATACAACTCGGCGGTGTAACTCTTGGACAAGTAGTGTCTTTCGATTTGAAGGGCAAAACCGGGGTAGCACAGCATTACACCATATCTGGTAATAACATAGCCAATGCCGCTACGGACCAGATACCGTTTGGTGGTGCTAGAAATGCCAGTCTAGCCATAGAGGGTAAGACTGAGTACGAACTAGATATGGAGATAATAGTCGATGACCCTACCTTGTACCATCAAATGAGAAGAGCTGTGGAGAGCTTTGATGATACCACTAAATTCGTTAGACTGTCCTTCACCAAGCAAGGGGCTGAAGCCTCCTCTGGTAGAGAGAGCATGGATATAGTGATGGATGACTACTTCATCACTGAGGCCCCTCTGCCGATACCTGATGACAAAGGGCCACTTCGCTCAAAACTCAAGATTATGCCAAAGACACTGAGGGTCTTCACCCAAGACACAGTGTTTCACTATTAGGAGGAAACATGTTACCAAGAGCTGGAACCAGAAAATGGAAGTTCCGAAAGCTAGGTGCATCGGGTTATGTCGATTGGTTGAACGGTATACTAGGTAAGGAAGTCACTGTTGAAGGGCGTATGTCAAGAAAGCAGATTGACGAGTTAATGATAGATGTGATAGAAACTCCCCCTTGGGTAGAAGCCGCTTTAGACTCTCTTAAGAAAAAAGAAGTTGTCGAAGAGGTTGATGGTATCGAGCCCTCATCCGAAGACGAGGAAGAGGTTGTTGAAGAGATACACGAGGAGATACAGGAGGAGGAGATTGAAGAAGCTCCTTTGGAGGTTGTTGAAGAAGTAGCCCCTCCAGAGCCTGAGCCTGAGAAAGAAACAGTAGTTATCTCAGTCGAGCAACCATTCGTTGCTGTAAAAGATTACAATTCCATGACAGTACGTGAATTGCGCGAAGTGTGCAAGGAGCGTAACATCACCGTTAGAGGCACTAAGTCTGAGGTTGTCCTCAGACTCAACCGATACGATGATGGTATCATGGAAAACGCCGCAACAGACGAAGCTGATGCCCCCTCGGAAGAGGCTGTAGATGCAGAGTCGGATGCCCCCTCGGAAGAGGCTGTAACCATAGGTGATGAAAATGCAGATAGCAGACAAGGAGATATTATTGACGAAGAGGAATGAACAAAAACACGTATTGAGCGCCAGTCGGGACAATCCCGATTTGAAAATGGAGGTGTGGACTCGTGATGTTACATTCCTTGACATGCAGAACGCCGCTCAAACTATGTTTAAGATGGAGAATGACGGTACGGCCAGCTTAGATTTGGAAGGGTACTGGAGATACGCTTTCAGACATTGGGTATTGAGAACCAACCCCTCAATGACACCAGATGAGTTGAGCGACGTAAATGCTTACATTGGTGAGCAATTATCCTCTATACTTCCCAAGCCCACTGAGCTGGCGGAGGCGATGCAAGGGGGTTTTACGAAAGCGAACAACTGAGGATTCAGAGGTATCTGGAGCAGAAGAATTACACTGGTAAAGACGCATTGGTTCTTCAAAATCAGTTGTTCGCCTATTTCGTAGCGAAACATTATGGCATATCGATAGCAGAGGTTTTAGAAATGAGCATACCAGTCTTCCAGCAATCACTCACTTGGGCTCTTGCCATGCAGGACCGTGACAACAAAGAAAGAGCTAGACAAGCCTTGGAAAGCAAGACTGGTAACGAAACCATTACACTCGACTACTCCTTCCTAAACTCGGAGGAGTTCTGATGGTAGCGTTACTAACACTTAGAAACGCTCTTGTCGAAGTCAATAGATTGACTCAAACAAGCAATCTTGGAGTCAGCGTCTTATCTGGTTTAGTCACTGGTATAGGCGGTGCATTTAGCGCTGCTTTTAGTATAGCCTCTGGTGCAGCTACTACTGCTTTTGACATCATAGCGGATTTGTATAACACACTCATAAAGCCCGTAGTCGATACACTTTCAAATCTAAGCATACCGACTTTCAATCTAGTAAACCCATTTAATATTTTAAGAAACAAACTAGAAGATATCAAAACTCTTATTGATGATATTAAGGACTTCAGCTTCACTGATGTAGTGACCAATTTAGCTCCAGACTTCATAGCCTCCCCTGTGAAGGCGATTACCGCTGCTGGTGGAGCATATCAAACGGCATCCAATAATCCTAATTTTAGTTTTACCATAACACAGAATTTGAGCGGTATATCAGATAAAATGGATAAGAGGAAACTAGCTGGAGAAATAGCTAACGAGATGTCGAGGCAGTTCCAGAGAAGACTAGGCGTTTTACCGGGTAGCGGGGGCCTGTTCTGATGGCCACTGGGACGCCAATCCGTTTGGTTCGTGAGGACGGCGGTTTGATATCCCTGAATGCCACTCAGATAGCACTGTCTACTGAAAGAGAATTTGGGCCGAACTCAATGCCCTTCGCTGGCAGTCAGCGCCTTGCCTTAGACTTGAACATAAACAAAGCCATAATCAGAATAGATGGTTTCTTTTCTGATGATACTCAAGCCACAGGAGCAGCCGCTGCTGAAGCTAAGATAAATTTCAATGTTAACACACAAAACCAAAGTTTCGTCTCATCTAATAATCTAGGCGCTTGGTATTCTTCATTCGGTTCAACTACTAACAATATAACCTTACAATCCACAAATGGAACAATTTCTACTATAACTCTTACAAAAGACACTGATGTTACTACTAATTACAATACGTCCACTAATGTATTAAAAATCAATACTACTAGCACTACTGCAACACAGTTAGCTACTGCTGTTAGTCAAGCCATAAATGACCAGCATTCCTCACTCTATACAGCCTCACTATACGACGCATTGGATAAGGATGGCAATTCCCAAACTGATTCAGGCGTCTTGATTAAGCAAGTAACTAATGGAAAAGCTGGTAATAGCAAATCTACTCCTACATTTTCAAATTCAGGGTATAATTTCTATCCACCAAAAATAGAGAGTTTTTCAGGTGGTAGAGATGCTGAACAGAAGTCAGCAGGGGACAAGGCTCAGGACTTGTATTCCATAGTCAATAACAGTAGCAGAACGCTCAGGAAAGTAGCTCTTGAAGATATATCTACTTATTATAATGAACTTTTCGATTTTGAATTTATACCTGATATTATTTCAGGTGGTTCTGGTAGCGATTACATAGTAGGAATACAAATTCCCTACAATAGCAAAATAGAAGCCGGTAACAATGAGTACACTGCCAAGAACTTCTTCATGCCCACTGGTTTCTATAATAAGAATGAGAAGGACTCCACGAACGCAAAACCCGCAGGAGTTGAGTTCGATGAGTCAAATGACTTCACGGGCATTCAAGGGGGCATCTCGTCTATGGACATAATATATGATGCTGGTGAGGCCATTTACAACTATACAATGACTTTCCTACCTGCTGATGCGATGCTGTGATTTTATGACTGTGCTGGGGAGAAGGAATCATGCGTTTTTCTTCGATGGCGTTAGCGATAGCATAGTAGTTCCACAAGGCGATTTCTCAAGCATCGGAAAAACTAATCCAGAGGGTCAAGAAGATATCAGGGGTCTTCTCAATCCAGAGCCCAGAGGTGGTTCTGAGTCCATAACATCAGGGCTTTTCAACGAGGAGATTACAATCGAGACTTGGCTCATGCCAGACCAAGGAGGCACTGTCCTTGAGAAGAGTGGACAGTACAAGCTTTCAGTTGGCAAGATACAAGAAGCCGCCCCAGCTACTTTCACGATAGAATTGACCAATGGCGAGGCAGTCGAATCTCACACAATCACAACCGGGAGTCACAATGGTACTAGGTACACTGGTGCGATATACCCATTGAGTGAGCAAAACGGTATGTTCGATACTAAGGACAGCGGCCTGAATAGAAATCACAGGCCACTCCTAAATGTCGTAGCTACGTATCGTTCTGGTAGGATAGAGCTTTACGTCAATGGAGTTCTAATGGCTAGAAAAATTCTGAAGGACAAATCCTTGAAATTAGCAACTAGTAGTGAGAATCTCTACATTGGTGGCAAGGGCGGTGAGTACAGGGGAGTAATAGAAGCCATACACATAACCAATGACTTCAATCCAGACTTTACTGCTAGAACTGCCCCATTAAGAACAGCCTCCACTATGTTGCTCTATAGGTTTGAGGAGCCTATAACAACGTATGATGATGTCTACACACTTGCATCTTCGGCATCATCTGGTGCCACTAGCATTTCCATAAGCACAACTGAGGCTGCTGCATTAGCGACAAAACTCACAGGCTCATCTGTCACAAGTGGCACTATCACTTTTACATCTTCACCATACACAAGCGGCAACTACAAGGTCCTGCAAAGCACATCATCCGGAGTTACCCAACACGATGTGGCTCATGTTCCATACAATCTACTTCTGAAGCCAGTCGGTGTAAATGACCTCACACAAGCACCTACTAGCCTTCCCCCTGAGAGAGTCAGACTACAGAGCATAAACGTAGGCACAGGCGCCTTGACTGTAGCCAGCATACATCTTGACTACAACACAGCCAGCAGTGGTCAGAGGGGCTTGCTCCATGACCACGCTAGTGGGGTTCAATTCGTTGTGATAGGGGCTGACCTGCTGTTAGACTCTGGTACAGGTAAACCGTACCAGCCTCCACACTATTCCTCAAAGGCCATCGATAGAACTGGTCAGATGGTTATAGACGAAGGACCTTTGGGACAACATGGTTTTGTCTACTCCTCACAAATGGCGATTAGCACTGATTCACCAAACAATCCCTACGCAGTGACTTGGCCCACTACCATATCGACTGAGTTATCAATTGGTCACTCCGGGCGTCACACTCTCAATCATGTTGATGGTCACCACTATCTCAGGATGCTACCAAAGCCAAATGAGGAAATAATAGACATGGAAATCAATGGTGTGGCTGATAAATACAAAGCTCTCTACGTTGACTCACAACAAGGTATAGCAGAGCAGTTGCCCGTAAACACAGAGGTAAGCATTCTAAGAAACATAGGCCGGTTCACAGTCAATAGAGTGGTCAGTAGTACCACTGTGAACACAATCTACAACTCCCATCAAAGCACTGGTAGCACGGCTAATGGGACGAGAAAGCTCATAGCGATAGGTGGGACTAATTTTGACTTCACTCCTTTCTTCCTAAAAGCTCCAATACATGACAAGGGTGCAACACTAGACTCAACTGTAAGAACACATCATCTAAGACCAAGCAAGACCAGTAGGGTGGCAATCCTAAACGTACCAGCTCTTTCAGGTTCTGACTACAACATGTCCCCTTATGTTGAGATACACTACAACGCCATAGACTTGAGTGGCGCTAGCATGGCAACAGAAAACAATGTTGCTTGTCTAATGGTAGAGAAAACCGTGCCAGCCGGGGACACCGCCATCGGCACTGGTGGAGCCGCTACTACTATCTATGATTTGATTGATGCTCAAATGGGGACTTTCACAGACGCTACCTGTGATACCAATCACACTAGCGGTGTTAGTGATGGTTCAACCACCAGTGTAAGGCACATCACGATGGATAGCACTTCTTCCTTAGCAGTGGGAATGGAGGTTTCAGGGGCTGGCATACCTTCGGGCGCATCTGTGAGTGCTATCAATAACTCCACTACATTTACACTCAGTCAGAACACAACGGCCACTAACACGAATACCACATTGACATTCACTAGAGTTGGTTTGACATTGCATGCACCCGGTGGATACATAGACATTAACACAGATGATTTCACGCACAAGCAGGAGCTTTTGAACCCACATTCCCTCTCAGGCGATAACAGTGAAGGCTTTGATGCCGATTTGACTCTAGACGAGTCGTTAACACCCGGTAGTGGTTATACCCCATATGCCTCTGATACTAACACAAACACCACACCTAGTGTGATAGAGGATTCCACCAGTAAGACCACTACACACGAGTCCTCATTCCACAAACTCTTCTTTGACCCTTTGCCATCAGAGAAGGACCTAGTTGACTTTTCTGATTTTCAGAGAATGGATGTCGTATCATCTGGAACTAACGCAGGTGAACCAGATGTATTGGTTACTTCCTCTAACTCGCCCATATACGAGTCCTTTGACATCATAGACAATGTGGAGATAACCACAGTTGACTCCAATATGAGATTGATAATACATCCAAGCGACAGGGCTAGAACCAACCAGTTGCACTACGCTCAGGATGCACTCAATACCAAGGGAACACCAAATGAAGTGTCAATTCATTACATGATGTCCCGTGCTAAGGTGAAAGGTGTATTAGAGGAGGATAACGTAGAGGGTAGAAGCTACACCACTGTTGAGTGTTGGGGCTTGCAGAACAACATTGGCAGTAGAAACATCTCAGCGATTAGCTCAGGTAGCCCTGATTCCAACGTGGTCAAGGAGATTGAGCCTAATGCTCCTGTTGTTTCCGTCACTCTTGGAGGGCCGGGTCAAGGAGGCGTGGATACCAAACCCACTTTCACCAAGAGTCCCTTCAGTCACAAGCCCTTCTCAACTAGGAGGGCGTATGCTGTTGCTACAAAGCAATTTGACTACAATCACTCAAGTGGGGCTTTTATCATTACAGTGCAACCGCTTAATAATCAATCATCTGATATGAAGAGCTGGGGTACCTTTGGTTTTCCTAATTCTGGTAGGGTTTACTTTGCTGATGGCAGTAGCGCCAAATACGACTCAAGAAGCTTGACTACATTCACTTTTTCCAATGCTACTGCTGGTAGTGGGGACTTCATCACATCTGATGGGAACGAGTTCACTGGTATTCTACCTTTGTTGAAAAACATAGGAGCAACAACCAATTCCGCTACTGGAATTACTGGTGTGTTTGCTTTCAACGTCACTCTCTTCAGTGAACCTGACTTTGGCGATGAATCAATGATAGACAACGGCACAAACGTGAATGACAGAATGTTCCAGTCCCTCAGTGATATCTCACATGACTATCAGCTTGGTACTCAGTATGCCAGCACTAGGGCACTTGTTGAGATACCATTCTTCTCAAACCAGTTCTTCAATAATCCAGATAGTGGTACATTCGTTGGACCCGGCAATGCCTTCAAGATTCATCTCGACGCCACTCACACGGCACATACCTACAATCCTAGCCCTGTGGGTAGAAGACCAAAGGGCATCGAGCCAGCAGACAGGGAGGCTAACTCGGCTTACTCAATCTCCATAGCTAAGGGCGAGCATGTGCCTTACAGCAGAATAGTGAAATGGGATTCTTCCAACAGAAGGATATACGTTGAGGATGCATCGAAGTATCCAGCGCCATCGGCTAGTGGTTCTTTCAAGAATCTGACATCGGTGCCAAGATACAGAAGGGCATTCTTGAGTAGTGGCGAGTGGGTAGTGTACAGCGCAGTTGATACTTCTAACAACTATTTGACTGTACCAGCCAACTTGTCATATGTGTTTTCGACTAATTTCCTCAATGAACTCAGGCGCTCTGAAAGACTACCCCTGCTTGTTGGACTACATGATGACACAGCTACGGCAATGGCCTCAGATGTCTACACTCCGTCATCTGACTTTGAGAATAGAGGTGAGTATTATTATGACCAAGCCAGCGCAATGACGCAAGGTGGGAATGTTGACTACGGACTCAGGCAGTACGTCAGCGCTGTTTCTTTCAAGAGTGGTCCCGAAACCAATCCGCATGCTCCTCGTGTTGAACCTAAGAGGGCAAAGGGAGAGATTGTTGGAATTGATATACAAAGAGACAATGCTGAAGGAGGTCACACGTATGTTGTATCACTTTCTGAAGAGGACTTTGCTCGCTTTCCTAATCTTGGTAGCCGCAATTCTAATACAGCGAGCGGGGGTACAATAGGCAGTCTATTGTATGAAGCTGTAGTGGATGTGAATGGCACTGAATACAGGTTTCACTACTACGGCCATCTTGATGAAATATCTGGCACTAGTAGTAACACTGCCATACCTAACTCAGCGATAGTCATAGCACATTACGAGAAGACGGGCAGTTACTTCACGCCTAGTGATTTGATTGGCTCTGAGGTTGTTCTCAAGCAGAGGACTAGGAGAATAATGTATGATGAGTACATAGCCGCTTATGCTGGTGGTTCTTTCACCAATAACATACCACCTGCTCTAAGCACTGTAGACCCTCTGTACAGGGAGCTTCTGAACAACATTTACTTCGGCGCTGTTTTTGCCTCCTCGGTTTCAGGTGGTGGTGGAACTACGCTAACAGTCACTGGAACGAACAGTGTGAATGACCTGTTTGATTTCAACGTGCGAAAGGACGACAAGATATTCTACAAGTACGCAGATGGTCTAGGTGATGTCAGAGTAGGATTCTTAGGAACCGTAACTGAGCATATAGCCGATACCAACGCACTCAAGTTTGAGATTGACACAACCAATCTTCATAGCACCGTGACAACTCAACTAGCCGCCGATGGTGGGGCTCAGATTGGGGTCTTAGTCAATGACTTCAAAGATGTAGATGCGGTCCTAAACGCTACTTGGTTGAATCCATATGCACCGGGAGGGCTAAGGGATGGCGACACTATCTGGGCCAATATGTCCTACAACAATCCACATGCCGTTGAGGGACTCTTTGCCAAGAGCAGGGGTGTCTACAACGAGGGTGAGGTCTGGAGCGAGTTCAATGGTGGGGAGGGAACTTTAGCCGCTAGCAACCCCAGAGACAGCATACCATTGGAGAACTTCCTGATAGGTGCTAACGCCCTTGAGACTGCCAGAAACTACGCTCAACACGTCAACAGAACGATTGAGGAGAACTATGTGTCTCTTGGTCTATCTGCTTCTCTAGCACCCACTGTGGCATACGTAGACCCATACCTAGCCAATGAGGGACATGCTAGGGTCTTGCTCTATGATGTTGTACATGACAGGGAGTTCATTGCATTCCAAGACATTCACATGCAGGTTCAGTCATCGGCTGATGCTACTCACATAGGTTGGAACAGACATGTAGTAGAAAACACTGACACGACTATGACGGACTTGGCTGTTAGCCTCCCAGCTACTAACGGTGCCGCTCCATATGCTTGGACCACACAGATAGACGTAGCTAATGGCTTCCCCTCTCAAAACAGGTACATTCGCTCAACACAGCAATCCAAGTTCATAGAGAGCGCATATGCACATGACTTAGCCAACAAGCAGAGCGATGACCTCACAGGTCAAACTGTCTATTCTGACGTTTTTACTGACGCCACTTGTGATACTAATCACACTAGCGGTCTTAGTGATGGTTCAACGACTAGTGTTAGACATATTACGATGGACAGCACATCACTTTTATCAATAGGAATGGGAGTTTCTGGCACTGGTATTCCTAGCGGTGCAACAATAAGTGCTATCAATAGTTCTACCGTGTTCACTTTAAGTCATGATACCACAGCTACTAACACGAATACGACACTGACATTTACTAGAACTAACAACGCTAGAATAAATAATTACTCCAGATTGTTTGGTAAGGCACATGGTCACCACGTTCACGTAGGCTTCAGCATAAATGGTGCAGCATCGAATCAATCCTACTCATTCAGCACGCCTCCTAGAACACAGGAAAGTGTAACTACGCTGAACAGAGCCATCGACAGGCATTCCCTATCAAGAAAAAGCGCTAGGAGCTTTATTGACTCGTTGGTTAAGTTCAGAGAGGTATCAGGCAAATCACTACGTGACCCATCCACGTTCTTCGATACACCAGATGGCACTCGTGTCATACCAGCCTTCCTCTGTCTCAAGGGCATTCGCTCTAGCTCACTAGACTTAAGCAGTCACGCAGAGGCTAACCAGAGCAGTGGGCTAAGAGGCATCAAACACCTACCACAATGGACTGACATGGATTTCGTCAGAAGACTCACAATAGACGCAGGTGAGATAGCAGAGAAGGAAGGCGTTGTTGATGTGCTTTCAGGTGTCACTGAAATAGTCAGAAAAATCAATCAGTATGGTGCTTTGAATGCTAGAATGGGTAAGACTGTAGAAGTTTTTGATGCTGGTTTGAATGTTACTTCAACAGCCATAGTCGGTGGTGGTTCAGCGCACGACCCTGCTGTGTGGTGGGATGTCAACCAAGCTTTCACAAGCACAGACTCTGGCACTCACATGGGCTATCTAAGGGCACACTTGGGAAGAGAAGTTGAGGATGCTGATGGTAATATCGGTCACACCATAGTGATTCACAGCACAGTTCCCGGCGCATCAGGTAGAAACTTCTGCGTCTGGCTGGACAACAGCACATCTCAGACTACGTACAAACCAGAGTTCCTGATAGGACACGGTGGTAGGTGGAGGAATTTCTGGGCCCTTCCAGACGAGAGGGAGGGTGAGAACATGCATCCTGCTCCCATGCCTCTTGACAAGAACGGTAGGCCATTCGCCCCAATCACCACGCTCAAGCAGTACATTGACAGCGATGAGAGTGGAGAAGACGTAGTATCAGTAGCTGACATTGGTACGGAGGAAAAGACCGATTTCATGTCTATCTCTGATGTCATAAGCGGTAAGAATCACAACAGCATCAACAGGGACTCCTTTGACTTGGAGGGCAGCACCTCAACTCTGGTCAACGGTCTGAGGATTGGGAAGAGAGCGATATCAAGAATAAACTTCGGTGGTCTGGTGGCAACTGGTGTTCCCGGTTGGGCTCCAGTGGCCGGAACTTGGGGCTTTGGCAAGAATGGCGAATCGACTTACAACGCTAGGTATGGTAGCTCAAGCACAACAAGAACATACTCTTCACACATATCAGCCAATATGCTTGACGAGGAGAACATAGGGAAAGGACAGCTCTACGGCTTCAGACTTAGGGACCATCTGGGTGGTGAGCATGGTATCAGATTCATCTACAGCAGAAGGGGACAGGTCTTCGCCAATACCAACACCAAGACTCCTGATACCCTACAAGATGAGATATGCGTCTTCTTCGATGACAGGTCCTCCTCTCAAGGTGGTTTTACGATTGGTACCTCGATGATGGGTTCTGGTGACGCCACTGGTAGGTTAGTTAGCTCATTCACTGACCAGAGTTGGAGAGGCGCTCGTTGGAATGCGAAGCCAGCGCCTGAGATTGCAGTGAGGATGTCTTTGGCTTTCGCATCAACCAGTTTCACTGCTACTTTGAGCGCACCATACCGCTTCACTGATGCTACGTGCGATTACAACAATGACCCGACCATAACCATGGATAGTACCGCATTTCTAGTACCGGGCATGGCTGTGTCGGGAACAGGTATACCCACTGGTGCTACTGTATCTAGCATAACGAATGCCACTACTTTTGAGTTGAGTGCATCTACTACAGGCGGTTCAGTAACTAACGGTACTCTTACTTTCACTCATCCCCATCCTGACATCTTAGGGTATCTCGGCTTCCCACTTGAGAATGGTGTGTTACAAATGACCGATGCCGTAACTTCCCAAGATGACGAAGTTGGAAGGGTGGTATCATATGAGAGAAGGGATGGAAATACCTTCTACAACGTACAAAATGCGCCAGCTACATCTGGAACTGATATTAAGCTAGTATCTCCAACCATCAACTGGAGTTGCTTAGTTACTGATGAGTTGATGAGCGCTGTTACGGCGGCTGCAATAAACAAGGAAGATGCGAATAGCGTTACTTTCTTCGATTGCACTTCCATGTACGCCGCTGATGGTAGAACCTTCGGTGAGTGGGGCGTTACACCCGATGCCATACAGATTGTTGCTTTCAATACAGAGAGGAACGTCACGCCACTTTCAAAGCTATTTAGTGCCGTAGTCGCACCAGACTTGGGGATACAAGCGGCACATCTGGAGTTTGGTGAGATACAGAAAGCTGAGTTGACGGCTGATGGTGTGTGGGACTTTGGTACTAATGATGCATTCACGGATGCTGAGATAGACGCTGGTATGAGAATAGATTGTGGTTACATACCAAAAACTCTGTTGGAAATAAGAACGAAGGGAGTCGGTCCAAACACCAACACAGCCACACCTGTGTTCGTAGATAGCGATAATAACCCAGTTTCTACTGTAGCATGGAGAAAGAATCTCACTGGTGAGTCCTACACTTCCGTATCAGGCGACCACATAATCCCAAAGATAGACAATCCTATTCTACAAATTGACAGAAGCGAGTTTACTGATTCAAATTGGGCCACTAATAATCAATTCAAAACTGTCACAAACGCATATCATTTCCTAATACCAGCTAGCAGTTTTGTCAGTGGCGATGCTTCTCGTTCGATAGGTCAGAAAGCAGTCGTCTATCTCGATAATGAGAAGTACGCTGTGGTTGAAAGTGTGAATGACAGCGCTAGTTTCGCTTCTAACAATAGTATGAAATGGTTTTCTGATACTGAGGTAAATTGGCCCAGTACAAGACCCGCACAAGACGAGTTTTTACATCTGCACTTAGAGAGAAAATTCGCTGGCATACGCTCCATAGGAAGCGTCTTCTCAGAACCAATAGTCCTCTTCAGAGGCGGTAAGTCTAGTCCCGACCACAGCGTACCACTATTCTTCGGTGGCGGATTCAGTGGCGTTGTCATGGATGTGAATGATGGTAGCAACAATGACTACTCGCAGTTCTACACCCACCCTTACGCTAACGGGCCCACTGGTACAGCGGGGATTCAAAACGCCAACGAGATATCCACTAGCTTCGCAATGTTGGACTGCAATGCCATATTAGCTTTCTTCCCCGGTACAGCTCTGCTCAATCAGCACAGAGCGAGCGCTCTACCTCCATTTTTCAACAAGGATAACGTGTTAAGCACTGATTTGGATATGGGCGGTACGACTTATGCCGCTGGTGTAGTCAAGGCAAAAGCAGTGCCTTTGGTATTGAGGTTCCCTCATCCGACAGCAAGGTATGACGACCATGTGAATGGAGTGGACAATAAGACGACTTACCTTGTTTTTGGTCCCGGTCAGGCATTCCCAATAAGGGAGGAGACATCAGTATCGAATCCAAAAGAACCACATCCGGGTCGTGTGATTACCACTGGTAACTCATTCTCAAAGGTTCCTTTGATGACTAAAGCCTTCCACAATCACATAAACAACGAGGATAGGGATTACCTGCCACCCGATAAAACAGAGTATCTAGCAAATGCTGCTTATCATTGGCGTGCTATGGTGAACTGGGAATCACCCGCTGGCTATCCCTTGGGACGTACATACAAACAGAGGCCCTCACACGGTAGAATGTACGGCCAGATGATTTGGGATGAGTCTACTTTTGATGACAGAACACAACCACTCAGGCATACTCCCTTCATTGGCTTCGGTATAGCAATGGCAGCAGACACCGTGTTCCACATGGACGGTGGCTTCCATCCCGGTGGTTCTTGGTTAGATGACCAACTGACTTTCAACCCACCAAAAAATGACGCTAGAATATCTGTTAGTGGATATAGCAAAATCAATCCAACTGCTTTCCGTGTGGCTGGAGCGATGTTGAAGAGCATTGTCACTGGTAGTACGACGATAGCCGACAAAGACACCGATATGGAATACATAGCAGTAGATGCTACACGTTGTCAGAATGGAGAGGAGCTTGCCACCGTACTAGGTGCAGCAATAAACACATTCCCCGGAAAAGGCGCTTTGAAGGCAATAGGAGGCACACATATGCCTTCCATGGGGAATGCAATGAGACAAGACAGATACGGCTGGATAGACATAGGCGCAGCAACAGGTACATACCAAAACAGCAGTCATCCGTACTACATAGAAAGCGTTGCCACAAGCAATAGGGACCTTCTTGAGAACCTACCAGCTTCAGGTTGGATTAGGGGTGACATCGATAATAGTTCCACAACCAATGCTGCTTCATATGCATGTTATTTCATGAAGCAGATAATATTGAGTGGAACGGATTTCAAAGCAAGATTCTATCTTGCCCCCAACAGAAAAGAAAACGCCTCATCTCCTGACGCAAATTTCTTGCACGACAACGGTGGCGTCACACCTTCCTCATCAAAGAACCTCTATGTGTGGTCCAAGAGCGGGGTCATTAGATACGACAACGAGAGTGGTAGTGGTCGTGAGCATATGACACAAGTTCACTTCTCAGGCATAGTGGATGCTGTAGATAGAACAAAACCAGTGGGAGCTGTTGGATGGCATGGCGAAAGGTACTCCTATCTCAACAGTCTCAAGATTACAACCAGTGTCACAAAAAATACCACCACTACGAATACCACTGGTTATGCTGCTGGTTTAGGGGCGTACCACCCCTTCCTGAATTTCTCTCCATATGGGTCGGCTGGCACTGTGATGAATACGTATGGACAGCTCCCTCTCATTGCACCACTGTTCGGAAGTCCCGAAAGCACACCAGTCATAGACGGTGGGCAAAGTGCTACAAATCAAAAAGGATACATTGATAGTATCTATTCTAATAACACATTTTCGTCATACGGTAGAAGTTACAACTACAAAGATGCAGAAGACGCTGCACCGAACAATCTCTTTTCCGACCCAACAAATTATGTGATGTCGCACGCAAATACATCAAACACTAGCATTTTACCCGACGAGCTACAAAAATCACAAGGAGTCTACACATCTGCTTTCCTAGTTGTTTCTTATGAAAGCGAGCTAGCACTTGTGGCAAAAAGAGACAGGGACGGTACAAGCGCTGTTGGGGATTGGCTGTATTTGAGACAGGAGGAGGACATCTCTGATTCTGGCACTACGATATGGGACGATAGGATTCACGGTCAGGATAGATACACAGCGCCAGCAAATGCTGGGCCAAACGTAGAGGCTCTGATTGCCGATGGCACAACAGTTCCAGTGGATACCATAGATGCCAATTGGATTGATGACTTGTTCCCAACTGGAGGGACTCCTGCTTACAAGTACATGCATAGCGCTCCTTCTTCAGATACCAAACTTTCCAACGCCACGCCAGACAGAGCAAAGACTGGTGATTTGATACACGACTTGGATTTCTCTCCCGGTTCATTCAATCTACAATCTGGTGAAGCAGAAAGAAATGTGGCTGAAGACAAATATTCTGGCACTGCTTACACGGCTGAAACAGGCTTCTCAAATCAGTATTGGTTGTCTGATGTAAATGGTTTCCAAACTCAGAAAAAATTTGCAGCAAAGAATTTTTCTGTAGAAAATATTGTTTGGAAAAGAATGGATGGAGGTAACCTAAGTCTACCTACTTTGGATGCTAGAGGGCTTGGTGCAGTGCCTTTCGTGACCCGTGTAAAAAGCAATACAAAATATTTGACTGGAGAAAAAATTTATGGAAATGTGCGTTTTTCGTTTGAAACAACCAATTCTGCTATGATGCCAGTGTTACAAGCACAAGAAATTTCCCAACCACAGCTCTCAGAAAAAAATATTTTCAATGTAAAAAATATTTTACAAATTCCAAATGAAGAAATTCAATTTGAGGAAATTTTGGTTGTTGACGATGCTGGGCAAGAGCATGTCATAGAAGGAGGAAGCCCGCTTGGTACAATCATCAGAACTTTCAATCTCAGTCAATTTACTTCACAAGAAACAACGACCGTGTTCGATGCTGGTCTTGGTGTCTTCAGTAATGTAACAGAAAATAAGACGGGACCTGCTTTAGCTAATTCTGGACTCAAACCAAGACTAGCGGTACAACTGCCAAATCCGGATAGCATACCGGGCAACTTAGTGGTTCGTTCTGGTTTTGACCCCATACAGGCGTATCAAAACGAGACTTTTGGTTCTGGTGGCATGCAACACCCCGGTGATAACTCAACTAGGCTGAGTAGCTTCTATGATACCACATACGGCATTGGGCAGGGACATCCCACTTACGAGGAGGTTGGATGGGAGCATTACGACCCAGTTAACGAAAAATCAAAGGTAGGCGGTTTGGATGTTGCTACTCTCAAAAACTCGTATGAATTGCACGATAGGGCGCTTTTCTTCCATGTTACGAAGATGGGACATAGTAGCACACACAGGTATCCAAACGTGTACACTACTGGTTCCAACTCTGCTGCAAATGACGTAGAGACACAAACTCTGACATTCGTTTCTTTCTCCAGTGGAGTTGTCACTGTAAACGCCGCTCCAAACGTACATGTCTGGAAGAGAACTTTCACGGACGCCACATGTGATTACAATAACTCTACCAGTGTATCGATAGATAGCACTGCCTCCCTAGTTATAGGAATGCAAGTTTCTGGTACAGGCATACCAACAGGCGCAATAATATCCAGCATATCGAACAGCACTTCCTTTGAGTTAAGCGCAGCTACTACTGGGGGTAGCGTGACTAATGGTACTTTGACATTCAAAGAAACCAGAGACTTTGGCTCAAGGGAAGAAAATGATGATAGAAGGTACATGAGATTGTACAATCCCACTACCGGAGAAAGCGGTGTAGCTACCTATACAGGCATTTCTGGTAGCACTTTCACGGGTGTAAAGGCTGATGCAAATTTCACAACTCTAGCTGCTACGTCAGACACATTGCTTCTAGTGCCATCTTTTTACATACCCGCAGGAAGCAACAGATTCTTCGCAGCAAGAAGACTACGTGACCATGCTGAAGTAAGCGGAAACTCCCCTGATATGGCACATACTGAGTACATCACTAGTGTGACAAACGCTTACGACAGATACACAAAACCCGTAATGACACCCATGCCATATCCAAGAATGGGCCATCATTACGTGAATGCAACCCAACCCATGCTACCGGGCCATTGGGCTCACCCAGTGTACCAGTCCCTGTACAAAAAACACAGAGCCGAGCAAAACATGCTAAGACAGACAATGGATGGAAAAATTTTGTCGGACGCAATAAAAGCCAGCGCTGAGAACGTACCAACAAAAGATGACTTATCGATAGGAAACAGCATAAACCCAATGGAAGCAGAAATAAACTTCAGTGCGATAAACGCTGCACCTAGCGGTCCTTCGGACTTACACGGTGGTGCTTTCACATTAATGTTTGAAACTGCTGTAAAATGGGACGGTTACGGGGTTTTGGGTAGTCAGGGGGATGCTGGTACGATAAACAAGGCAGGTGGACACAGTATCACGTTACAGGCTGCCTCCAGCTACACGCTAGCAAATCACTTCCCAGACCCGGCTGAAGTGGGGGCGTACCAAATTGTCATACAGCCCAATCTTTTCAGCAATCAACTAGGCGGCGCAGATGACACAACCTATGCATTAACAGCTCAACAAGTCAATACGGTCATCGGAATAAAGCATGATGAATCCAACACTGGTGCTATGACACTAGTATTGGCTCGCTCTACTGAAGCCGATGTCAGAGGGTGTGAAGTAATGATAAACGAAATGATGCTGGACATCAATCCTGATTTCGGAAGTCAATTTACAAATATACCAAAACTACTTTTGTACAACCCATATGGTGTAAATTTGAATGAGAGTCCTTCCTTTTCAAGAAGGGGATTCCCTTACTCACCAATGTTTTCAGATTCAACACCCGGAGTTACTTTGAATGTACCTTGGTGGAGTGTTTTATTCGCAGATATAGCTAGTGATGACTTATCAAATGATGAGGGCTTCAGAGGATTAGCACAAAGTGCGCCTCATAATTACTATTCACATTCTAGAAGTACATATGGAAGTATAGGAAATACACTAACTATGCAAGGATACCCTACAATATACCCCGACATATACTCACATATACTTCAAAATACATCTAATATACCTACATGTATAGTACAATCATTCAATACAAGTACGAGAAAAATAACAGTTGACAATGCAAGTAGTTTCCCTAGTCTACCTAGATTCGGAAAGCACCTACAATACACCGGAAAGGACGGAAAAACGTATTCTGCACCATATACATCACGTAGTGGATTTAGTGCATCTGAGATAAATATACCAACTATATTCACCTTACCAAGCACTGCAACTAGTACCAACTTCCTAAACAATATATTTGACGGTGCTGAGATTACACTTTCAAGCACATACAATACAATATCTGAGAATACTTATGCTAAGGATAGGACAAAAAGCATATTCGCAACTAATTTAGATGATATTAAATTAGGTACTAGAGATACTAACAACCTAAATCCACCAGATGCATTCCTATGTTTATGGCATGAGAATCTAGGTAGGCCATATACTATATTTTCAGAAAGCACTAGTCGTGCTTGGAATGCAGAACCTGTTGATGCTGACAGGTATAATGCACTACCTGAGCATTATGAAACTATACATTATCACTCTGCTACATATGCAATGAGTCTAGGTCCTTTTTCACTCAAAGTAAAAGCACAAAGAACTACTGATGCAACGGGTGGTGTACATACTGTTGATGCTAACAATGATGCTGGAGGTGCATCTGGTAGCGAGTTTGGAAGTGTCCTATACAACAGATACTGGCCTTGTGGTAGCAGGGGCGGCCCCCAAGCCAGTAGTTTGGAGGAATACACAATAGCTTCTGCTTCTTGGAGCAAACCGGGTGATTATGACCAAATGGGCTTAAATTGGGTAGATGACGACGATGACGGTAGTTACTCTGTTTCTAGCGGAATCAGCTCGTCCACCTCAGATACAAAGAGAAGAGCCTTTGGATACCGTATCGCTGTACGGCAAGCCTACAACAGACCCAGATGGGGTCTTCTCCCAGCTCGCGCTGTCTATGAGGGAACCGCCTCTGGTAGCGCTTTTAACACCACAAACTACGATTCTGGCCCAATAATCCAGATGGAGAGCCATGGAAGCATACCACTCACTTACACGGGCATACTGGAGAGAAGCACGAATTTCACTGGTATGCTGAACAACGACATAGCTGGCCATCAGGTGCGTTACGCACAAGGAAGAAGGATGACACGGCCTTTCGGTACACCGTTACGCACGCTTAGAAACCCTGCCACTGATACGTCGGAGTCTATAACTGTGCAAAGGGACTGGTGGGGCGATAGTGAGCCAAAGGGCATTACAGAGCTATCTGAGGCATCTCAATACTATTTGGTAGATTGGTGGGGTAATGAGCGTGGAGAGGACGTAAGGCGTGCCCCAGTGCGTGGATTCGGTATCAGACCAGCATGGGACTGCGGCAATGCGTACAAGATGGGTAGCAATACCCCGTTCGATAGAATCTGGAATGGTGGTAAACCACTTTTCAATGTCAAAAACGTAATTGATTCCAGTGGAAATGTAAGTGTTACAGCAGATTTTACCGTTCCTAGATTTGGAGGCACACAAAACGACTCCAATCTAAACGGTAGTAACAATGACCTAGTGGACGTATTCTCCCCTGTACATTCACTCAGGGTGGGTTGCATGGGCAACGGGAGGGGTTCTAGATACCCCACATCCTTCAACGAATGCATTTTCACTGATGTCTCAGTTACAGATGAAAAAACTGGTGTAGTCCTCAGTTCCAACACTAGTGAGCCAACTCTTGGCGCTGGTTTCACAAGACCCCGTAACGATGTACTGCAAGCCGATGAGATAAAGCGTGGCATAAGCTCAAAGCTATCAATCTCAGAGGATGGGCTTCTCAAGCCAGAGGCTAACGTGGGAGGCAGAACAGACACCATAGTAGGCTCTAGCAAGCATCTGGAGCCAATAAGCAGGACCAGCCCAAGAATAGGCATAGACGCCCCCTTGTATGACGGATTGGAGGAGAATCACGTAGCCATCACAACAGAGGCACACAGCCTCCACACTGACCGTAACATGGGACAGAGAGTGTCTTTGAGTGCATCACTACAAAGAGATGCCAGAACTGCAGCTAATATAGACATACCAACGTCTTTCTCTAGGCAGTCTGATGGCTCGTTAGCCTCTGGAATTTTGAGATTCTCACACACAAACTCATTCAGACCGTATGGTGGCTCCTACATCTTGGAAGTCAGAAGTTACGCTGGTTCTTTTGATGACACTGGTTGGGGCAAGAACAACATTGCCTCCCCTACAAAATCATCCAATCCATATCAAAACGCCACTAGAAAACTCACAACAAAACCAAACAACAGAACCGATAAGTCAGTAAAATTCCTAATTAGACCGATAAGACAATTGGACAACAGACATGTGGAAATGTACAGACTGAATGACAATTTACACTCTAGCTCACCTCAATACACACTAGGCTATCTGAATTTCACATCTGGTGGCAAGTACGGTTACTTCAATTACGAAGTGGACAATCCAGCTAGCTCTTCTTTCTATGTGGGCTCATCAAATCCGAATGCCAACGGCCCTTACTACCCAGTTGTCTTGTTCACGAGTGATTACGGGACTGTAAGCTCACAGGGCCCTACAATACAAACAAGCGAGCAGTCTTCCTTCGACAACACCGATTTGACAACTGGTGTTGGTAGATTATTGGTGTCTGAGAACACCTTACAGCATCACAGGGCTGATTCAGTGAGAGCTGGTGACTTCTCGGTAAAACCAAGATTTTCACAAACTCTCCATCCGAAAGGCCACAAAGGTGATGTAACATTCGGAACTGATGACCATAGCGGGGACTCACCATGAGGATACAATCGACCAAGGGTGCTTTTTCCGAATCGCTAACTGAGGTTATGGTAGATATCAGAAAACCAGTCTTTGTTGACAACGCTCTGCACTACGGAAAATACGAGTCCCAACAATCTGAAAAACCAAAAGTCACAATTTCCACAACTTCCTACAGAGTATCAAAAGAAGGCAGTTACAGGATAGAGGAAGAGGAGTCCTCCTTGCTTGTGTCACACACAAAAACTCCGGGTCATACCTTTGAAGAAAATATTTTTACGCCATATGGAAATGACTCTTCATCAGAAATTTTGTATGATGCTAATGATAATAAAAAACGTCTTTTAAGACAAAAAATAGAGGTTTTGGATAAAAAAATAAGAGTTCATTTGCCAAATATGAAAAATGAAAATCTGTCAACATTTGGTTTTTCTGATGAGGTGAAAATGGGTCAGCCAATAAACGTAGGATTTAGAACAACTGATTTGGCTTTGGAAATCGGCAAGGAGCTAGATGGCACAGTAACGTCTTTTTCAATAGGCGAGCCTTTGTCCGTGGCTAACGCAACAACACAGAGGCAAAAACACAGCAAGACTTTCTTCGCTCATAATTTCAACAATGCCAGCCTGATGACAGCTCTCACGACTTTGGGAAGAAGGGATAATAGAATCTTAGATTACGACATGCATGGCAACTTATTGTTCATACCTTTCAACTATTCTAGAAAACCACATTTCCTATCAGCGAGTTTGAGAACGGACAGTGAAAATACCAACACAGTGGATGACAGTGCAAACAGAGTTACAGTGGTCGGTCGTCAAATCGCCTTGAATGACAATTCATCTGTTACTCTCAATGACGCTACTCAACAAGGCAGGTTCAATATCGAAATTGCAGAGGAACCCATGCCGCACTTTGATAATTCTATAATGTCAGAACAGGAGTCAAGGTCCGTAGCAAGACAGATGCTCAAGGCAAACAGACTCCTAGCAACGAGAATGGAAACAAAAGGCCATCCAAAATCTTGGTTCATAAGACCGGGAGAGATTGTTAGTTACGGCAACAGAAAATATGTCGTCATGTCAGCTAGCCACATGTTAGCCTCACAACTAAGCGACTTTACTTTCCTTACACTAGAATCAGGTGCTGATACAGCAATCAGGTCCGTGTTTGAGGACGAAGCGATAGCTGAAGAGATAACCAGCGATGACCTAAATGAGCAAATAAAGCAAGTTGACTACGGTTTCTTTGATGAAATTGATATAAAGACCACCCTTCTCCTCACTGTGACAGATGTTAGCGGTACACCTCTTCTAATAGGCCGTAACGCAAACAGAGTTAGTATAGGCGGTAGTGCAAAAACGATTGGACTCGGTAAAAAAGAAGCAGATGAGAGGTTTTTGGTGTTCTAATGGCAGTTAATGATTATTTGAAGAGGCTCTTGGTGGAGACTATCGCCAATAACATAAACGAAGTCAAAGTAGGTTTCGATGGTACACCTGCAACTAGTAGCGATGGCTCACCCGGAAAACCAGCCCCTGTGACTCTCACCCCCACCGTCAAGATACTTGATAGCAATAGTCTGTTAGTGGAAGCCACACTACCCACAACAGAAAGCTACGATGAAACCATCAAGGAAGTCTATGTTCAGATGAGGGACACCAGTGGCTTCACACCAGTAAGCAGACACGTCTTCGCTCCAATTCTCAAAACAACTGAGAATGAGATAAAAATCCAATTATTGATAGAGGTGAAATAATGTCAAATCCGTTGAAAACACACACAGACAACTTGCAGGATGGGGGATTCATATTTTCCTCATCACTGACTAACATGCTAGAAGCAGCTCATGGAAACGGCGTTTTCATGCTAGAGGACTATGCAACTGGCTCTGGTATCAGAAACACCCCTGCCTCCTTATCAGGTGCAGTGTCGAAAGTCGATGCAAGCACAATCAGAATAAAAGGAGGATTTGCTGTAATAGACGGCTTACTAGTCGATTTTGCTGGCGGATACTCATCGAACGCACCAGCAGACACATTCAATGTCGATTTGGACAATTCAAGTTACGGTTCTGCTCTAACTAGTGGACAGTCCGTTATTTTCGTGGTTTATGTCACAACCGACAATTCTACGGGCGTAAAGAGAATAGGGATAGAGAGAAGTAGCGCTACTTCCAGTTTCCCAGTAACGCCAAGCTCGTTCTTGAACGAGGGAGGCGCACTCGACGTTGACCAAACTGTGGTATTAGCTTTAGTCAAAGCCGATTATGCTAGTAACAGCACAACGATGGACATAGACATTCAGACAATCTACGATGTCAGGACCTTCATCAGACCTTCCCCAATCTATCTCGGTAGGATGTCCACTGGCGCAGTTGGCGCCACAGTGAGTGATTCCAACAGAATCAACGAGCATCAGGATTTGGATGGTATGCAGGGCGGTGGCACTGAAAACGGGGCATTTACAGCTTCAGATTTAGGAGCCCTCTGGATGAGCAGTGACCCTGCTGGCGAAGATGTCCTGTTTTTCTCAGGCACTCAGGGTGGTTCTAGGAGAACCCATAGGCTTGGACCCAACAAGGCTCTAGTCTCTAGTCCTAGCAGTGATTTGACGTTTGAGTACGATGGTTACAACTTCTTCATACTCACTCCAAGTAGCGCAATAACTCTGACTCCTGATACAAGCGACTCGCCATTCCCGCCCGGACACGTTGTTTATGTTAGCAATCTGCACTCCAGTAACGCAATAACATTTGAGAATGGTTCCAATGACATAACGATAAACGGCAACTCAGGTGCTGTGATAGTCTACAATGGCACTGCTTGGTACACCGCTTTCTCCTCTACATCAGCATCCACGGCAGCATCAGGGGCTTCTGGACTTATACAACTCAGTGATGGGTCTAGCGGTTTCACTTCCGATACTGACCTCTCATTCACTACAGGCACTAACACTTTGAATGTCGGTGGACCTATCATTATGTCCGGCTCGCTCCTAAAAGCGCCAACTGGTCTTGAGTTTACACCAACCTCCAGCAATCCCGGCACTGCCGCCAATACACTGTGGAAGGACAGTGGCAGTGGTACTTATCTGAGATTAAACGCTGATGCTGTTCTGACTACTGGAAATTTTGCGACTTTGTTTGCCACAAGCACAGTAGGAATACACTCCCTGACTGCAGCCTCAATAGCATCTGGAGATTTCCTCGCTATAGCTGACGCAACCGATTCTAATACCACAAGAAAGGAATCAATAGACGATATTGCTACGCTATTAGCTGGCACAGGATTGACTGCATCTAGCGCTGTAATAGGAGTTGATGCGGCACAACCGACTATTACATCGATAGGACCAAGCGATGCAGCAGTTACGATAGGACAGAATCTAATTGTAACAGGCGACCTAACTGTTAGCGGTAGCACAACCACAATCTCAAGCACCACTATCACTGTGGATGACAAGCATGTGGAACTCAATGCAGTTGGTAGCCCAAGTGATGCTAATGCTGACGGCGGTGGACTCATCCTCAAATCTGCAAGCGATAGAAGCATTCTATGGAGCAATGCCAATGATGCTTGGACTTTCAATCAAAACATATACCCTAGCGCAGACAGTAGCTTCAACATAGGTGCAGATGCCACACGTTTCACCGCTGGTTACTTTGACACTGTGTACGGTGCTGGAAACTTCTCAACGATAACAGGCTCAGGCGATGTGGCTATCAATACTAATGATTTCGTAGTGGATACTGACGGGTCTAATCCCGCTAAAGTCGGTATTAACCAAGCAACACCATTGGCTCCACTACAGATAGCCAACTTGGGCTTTGGTGAGGTCACAGGCACTTTGTCTAGCACCGACAACAATGGTAGCAACGTAATCACAATGGCTCTGTTTGCCGTATCCCAATTCCGTTCAGCCAAGCTTTTGATAGAAGTTGATGGCGATGATGGTACAGGCGGTGGTAGTCCCGGTAATAGAGTCATTGAGGCGGCAGAAGCAGTGGTCACCCACGATGGTTCTGATGGTAGAATAACAACATACGGCGTTGTGCAATCGAACGCCAGTGAAACACTCCAAGCGACCTATAGCGTCACTGTATCTAGCGGTAACCTTAATTTAGTTATCACACCAGAGATAAACAGTGTTCAGTACGATGCGAGAGTCACTTGGCAAGGGATGGTGGCATAGTAGATGACCGAGCGTGATTTTAAAGTAAAGAAAGGATTGACTGTAGAGAATGGGGATTTGGAGTTCAAAGCCGCATCCTCTGTGAAGATATTGGATAACAGTAGCACATCATTAGTTGTGAAAGAGGGCTCTAATGCCTACATAACTCTTGATACGACAAATAGCTCTGAAGCGATTACCTTGCATAAAGCCACTTCTTTCAACGACCAGAATATCACGAACGTAGGCTCAATAGCATTGGATACCATTACTGCTGACAACACTGACATTGGCATCACCATCGTTGACAACCAATCTGGGGCTCTTGGTATAGTGAGTAGCACTGGAGACAACTACATGAAAATTATTACCACTAATAGCTCTGAGTTAGTGGAATTCCATCAGGATGTTCAAGTCCTTGGTACTACGCCAACCCTATCGATAGGTGATAGCGGAGCAGAGGACACCATGCTCCGTTTTCTTGGTAACGAGAAAAATTTTAGATTGGGTATCGATGACAGCGCTGATACCTTTGAAATAGGACTGGATGGCACTCATGGCGTTGATAGCAAAACATCCATCAGGATAAATAGCGCGGGTGAAATTACCAAGATAGGAATAGCAACAACTCCTTCTAATGGTCAAGTTTTGGCTTATAACGGTTCAAGTGGTGTATGGGAGCCAACTAATTCAGCCTCTGGCGCAGATGGCATGGGGAGCGGATTCGTGCTAGAAGACGGCGATGGCACTGAAGTTACCATTGATGAAAATAAAGAAGTCAAATTTATTGATACTGGTGGTCTTGATATCAATTGGACTGATACATCAAATGGTTCAGATGGTGACCCTTACGACCTTACTTTCAGTTTAGATTTGAATGGTCTAACTGCTGCCGCTGTGGATATAGCCAATGATAGCATAGCCATAATAGATGCAAATGACTCTAATGCAACAAGAAAGGAATCGTTAGCTGATATCATAGCCGCAATAGATGGCACTGGACTAACTGCTTCAAGTGGTGTGCTTGCTGTGGATGCAGCACAAACGCAGATTACATCAGTTGGCACACTAGACGCTGGGGCAATATCATCAGGATTCGGTAACATAGACAACGGTAGTAGCACATTTAACACTGGTGCGGCCACAGTAGATAGCTTGAGCGTATCTGATGGAAATATAACAAATGTCGGGGATATAGCTCTTGACAGCATATCTGCTGATGGTAGTAGCATAAACGTAGCTATGGATGATAACGATGATGCTGCTTTCACAATCAAACAAGGTTCAGATGTGTATTTTTCAGTTTCTACTGCTAACAGCAGCGAGGCTATTCTGCTAGGGACTGGTATATCTGGCACAGCGATTACGATTGGACATGGAACCTCAGAGGTTACTTTTGGTGACAACGTGACAATCACTGGTAATTTAACTGTAAACGGGGACCAGACTGTAATCAACACCACGGCAATCGTGGCCGAAGACAAATCGATGCTTCTGGGCATAGCTGGTGGAATGGAAGACGCCACATATGCTAGAAGCTCCTCGACGGTCACAGTGACATCTGCAAGTCACGGTTTCTCAAATGGCGAATCCATATTTGTCTCAAACATGGGTAATAGCATTACAGATGGAGTATATACCGTAAGCAGTGTAGCAACTAACACTTTCGTGCTAGATGGTCATGGTACTTCTGGTACAGTGGGTGCTGGTGCTACTATGCAACATTCCTCTGCCAACACCACTGAAGCAACTGCTGACGGTAGCGGTATCTTCGTGCCGGGCACAAGTCTACACAGCATTCAGTACGACAGTAGCCACGGATTCCAAGTCTCAGATGATTTGGACTTGGCCAATGGTAAGCACCTTAGCATCAATGGCACGACAGTGTTGAATGCAACAACGCTGGGGTCAGGTGTCGTAAGCTCTAGCTTGACATCTGTGGGTACACTGACAACCCTGACAGTCGATAACGTCCTCATAAACGGCTCAAACATTGGTCACACTGGAGACACCGACTTGATTACAGTAGCAAGCGGCATAGTCACTGTTGCGGGCGAGTTAAGCGCTACCACCCTTGATATCGGCGGTACAAACATCTCATCCACTGCCACCGAGCTGAATCTGGTGGATGGTTCTTCCGCTGGTAGTATAGTTAATAGCAAGGCTGTGATATACAGTTCGGCTGGTCAAGTAAATGGGACTACTCTAGGTGTCAACAGCGTATCAGTATTAGGAGTTAATTCTAGTAACAGCGCCTCTTCTTCAAGTGGTGCAGCAATCGACCTCTTTACCTTCGATAAGACTGTTTTCAGAGCAGCTAAGATAGTGTGGTCAGTAGAGCTTCTAACCACTGGAGATGCTAGCACAGCACAATTTGAGATGGGTGAAACACTTGTCCAATGGAGAAGCGGGTCCGATGTTCAACTCACGACATATGGTTACATGAGTACAACCACAGACCTAGCGACAATCACAGCCACAGTAAGCAGCGACAACGTAGTTGTGAAGTATGACCCAGTAGGTTCATCTTCTGAAAACTACAAATTCAGAGCAGTAGCAACACAACTCGTATTATGATGGAAAGTGAAATCATGGTGGTAATTTGTCAGAGAAAGATTTTAAGGTAAAAAAAGGGCTTGTAGTTGTCGAAGGTGTAACGGCAGCTAGCCTCGATATATCGGGGGACGTAGATGTTGATGGTACGTTAGAGGCTGATGCAATTACTCTTGGTGGAACAGCAGTTGCAGTATCAGGTGGTGCTTTCCATGATGGCTTCTCTGATTTCGTGGCAAATGAACACATAGACCACAGTGGCGTTTCAATATCTGCTGGTAATGGTCTGACTGGTGGAGGCACTATCGCATCCACTAGAACCCTAGCAGTAGGGGCAGGGACTGGTGTGACTGTCAATGCAAATGATGTAGCAATAGGTCAGGCTGTTGGAACCTCAGACGATGTGACGTTCTCAACAGTCACACTCGCTAGTGACTTAATTCACTCAGGAGACACTAACAACAAAATCGCATTTGGCACAGATACGCAGTCTTTCCAAACAGGAGGAACTGCTAGGTTCAATATCAGTGATTCAGGATTACAGATTGGAAGTGGGGCTAGGGTCACTGAGATAGAGGATAACGATAACCTTGGTACATCAGATACCAAATTGGCAACTCAAGGAAACATAAAGGCGTATGTCGATGCTAATGCAGGTGGTGGTGCTTCTGCTCTCAATGATTTAACAGATGTAATCAGCAACACCACTAACTTCACAGACAGTATTCTAATTTCACCGGATGGTGCAGCCCCACCTCAAGGCGGCACACTAAGTAGTGCAACAGATAACATAGGAATAGGAAAAGATGTATTTTCTGCTGGTATGACTTCTGGACATAGTAACGTAGCCATAGGAACAGAAGCCGGTAAAAGCGTTACTAACTCACATGAAGCAGTATATATCGGCCATCATGCGGGCAAGTCAATAACTTACGGAGAAGATAACGTATGTATTGGTGCATATACTATAGATAACGGAGCAGGTGCTTCTGCAAATGTTGCTGTTGGGTGGAGTGCCCTAACTGCTTTGACCGGCGGGGGTTCTAATACAGCAGTAGGTTACAATGCTGGCTCAACTGCTAGCAGTAGTACAAATAACGTATTTATTGGGAGAGAAGCTGGAAAAAGCCTCAACGCCTCTTATAACGTAATTATCGGCTCTATGGCTGGTGATGGTATTGCTAGTGGTGGCAACAACACTCTAATTGGCTATATAGCGGGAGGGAATATGTCCGGTGCTGCTGATAGCAATATCTGCATTGGGTATCAAGCAGGGGATAATATCACTACGGGAGATAACAATCTAGTAATTGGTAACTTTGATGTTGATGTCGCAACAGGTGATGACCAGATTATCATAGGTAGTGGTGATGGTGGGGTTACTTGGATAAAGGGAGATTCAAACGGAATCAAGGCTCTCAAGATTAAGGTAAAGGCGGTAAGTGGCAACACAACACTCACAGATGCTCAATCCGGCTCATACGTCTACTGGACGGCAGGTACACTGACTCTACCTGCAACAGCAGAGTCGGGTCAGCAATACACAATCATCAACAACACAGGTGGTTCAGCAACACCCGCACTTGGTACATCAAACGCAATAGCATCAGGGTGGACTGCTCATGCTGCTATGTCTGATGAGACTGCTAGAACCTATGTGGCGGTTGCTGCTAACACTTGGATATACATTGGGTGATTGAGATGGCTTCGATAATGGTAGGTGTCGCTGGTGTCGCACAACAACTGAAAACGGCAAATGCTACTGTAGCCGCACCATCGGGTTTGAGAATATTCGATTATGACCCCTCCTCCGGTAGCGGTAACAATGATGCCGTTGATATAGCAGAAGTTGAGCCATTTTCTTCACCATTTGCCCACGATGGTAGCAGTTTCAGTAATGGTGCTTATCAAGCTACTATAGCCTCAAGTGATGTGCTTTCTGCGTACACCGGTAATGCATCCGCTGCAACTTTGGAGTTTGGTGGCTTCTTAACCACCTCTGCTGCTGGTGGTATGCCCGCTGGTACTACATTTGAGTGGGATGTTAGCATAGGTGAGAACAACAGCCTATCAAACGGCAATAGTGCTTCTATCATAGGGACGGCAAGCACAGCACAAAACTCTCTCGCTATCTCTGGTACTGATGATGGAGTGGGTGAAAAGGCTAGATTGACTTTTGGTGGTAGTAAGGCTGGATTTTTAATGCCAGCAGCAGGTGATGTATGGCACACGGTTATTACTTGCACAGCCACTAGCGCAGGTGGTAGTGCTGTTGCTTCTGTAAATATAGAGTACACATTCTCGTAAGTGATAAATGTTTAATAAAGAAAAATATGGAGGAGAAGGTATGGCATTGAAGGTAGAGTACGAGACAGAGTTCGGAATAACATGCGATTACGCATATTGCGTCATAGTTGATGCCCGTGTGGATAAGAGGGTAGATATCACTGGGGATGGTGATAAAGTAAAGTCATTCAATGTCAAATATCGTGGTAAGGTGTATGCCAGTGACGATGCCTACGAGCAAGACGCATCGGCAATCAGTAGTTTCAATGGCGAATTTGAATTGGACACTGCTAACACTAAGACTCAGTATAACTTACTGAAGCAGTGCTACCTGCATCTGAAGACCCAAGAGGGCTTCACTGACGCTGTGGACTGTTAGAGCAGAAGACCCACTTTGGTAGCTACCCAGTGCCAGAATCTTGGAAACTCAACTCCGCCAACGTCATCATCAGAGTCTATTCTATCTCCTCCAAATCTTCAATATTAATCATGAGCAAGGATTTCATCAGGTCATATATGATGCTCATTCCTCGTCACCCCAGAGAGTGTGGTAAAAACACAGGTTGGTGAACGGGTTAGTCCAGCTTTTGCACTCTGGATGTTTACACATAGTATTCCTCTCCTTGATTGTAGTAAATTGTAAAATCCATTTCAACAGTGTAGTTACTCACTAGCAACAACTCCCTTATTTGCTTGCAGATTTCTAGCTTGTTGCACTGCAAACCTTATTTTCTGAGTGCTATGTAAACTCCAAAAAGACTCTTTTGGTATCCCAAAGGTATCTTCTACACGTCTGCATAATTCGTATCTTGAGCTTATTTGTAGGTCCTCATCAATTGGCAAACCGAGTACACTGCTGACTTCTTCTTTGGTATATTCTACCCGTTTGTCCAACCATACATACACATTACCCATTATACCCATTAACTTACGCGCAAACCACCGAAACAAACTCATGGTGTAATAAGTAAACCAATACTATATTTTCTTTTTGCTTGTTTAGATACTTAGGGAGGGAAAAACGGGTAGTGCATACAAAACGAAAATTGGAAAAATACACTCACTACTGAGAATGGAACGAAAGAAACATCCCGCTTTTTACTGTAGAAACCCCCCTGATTCTGTGTAGTGGCCAAACGCAACTAAAAACCACTGAAAATATTAAGTAAGTCAATACTATATTATTTTTTATCTAAGCATAACTCACTAAGAATGTGTGCAATAACATCAACAGTCCATCCGTTTCCTATCATTTTATACCTCTGTGTATTAGATACACCTTCAGTATAATTTTCCGGTATAGTTTGTAATCTTTCACACTCAACTGGTGTTAATTTATCTGCTAAGTTTTTTGATTTCAAAGGTACGTTATGCCCTCCAGTACCCATATTAGCAGTTAGACATGGACAAACTCCTGATTTATTCTCTCTAAAATAAGTCCTCCTCCATTGGTAATATTGGCCATCCCATTCTGGTCTTTTAGGGAGAGGTTTTATTTCTAAATTAGTCCAGTACAAACGCTCTCTATTCTGCCCTACAAATACATCACTATTGATTTTGACAGGTTCAACATCTAGAAATCGCGTTATTATATCCTGCGATTTTTGATTCATTTTCACGTTTTCCAATAAAAAATACCTCGGTTTACATTCTTTCAATAATCTAACAAACTCAAAAAACAATCTACTTCTAGGGTCGTCAAAATTAAGCTCCTTACCACCTTGAGCAAAACTAAATCCTTGACAGGGAGAGCCTCCCATTAGTAGGTCTATCTCAACAGGTATGTCTGAACCCTTGAGCTTAGTAACGTCACCAACATGTATTGTGTCAGGGTAGTTTTTCTTAGCGATTTGAATAGTGTACTTATCAATCTCAGATGCAAAATAATTTTTGACATTGATACCTGCTCTCTCTAGAGCAATTTGTCCACAAGACATTCCATCAAAAACACTTAGGACGTTCATAAAATATCATCTCTTCAAAAAAGCAGTATCCTTCCAAATATGTTTACATTCCCTACATTCCCAAAGATGTATTCTTTTTCTAAATCCATCATGATACCTAGCAGTCAGTCTACGAGGTATGTGTTTGTGATTGCAGTTTCTACAAGACACATTCAATTTATCCGTGAGTCTGCCCATCACCATTGCCCCTTTTTACAACTATATCATCTATTTTGAGTATCGCTGTTGTTACCTCTGTGGCGCTTAGTATAGACTGTCTGATTAATTGAGCTGGTTCTATAACGCCCAAATCATTCATATCTACGATTTGATTTATTTTTTCTACATCAGGGCCCATTGTTAATTTGCCCTCTGATATAGCATGTCTCAAAGCAAATATGCAATTCAAAGGCGTGTGTCCAGCAACCTCGCCTATTGTAGCTGGTATTATTTCCAATGTATCTGCAAAGGAATTCACTGCCATTTGTTCCATACCTTCTACCTTTGGAGCTTGTGTTCTCAAATGACTAGCTATGGCTGCATATGTAGAACCACCACCAGAAACAACCTTACCACCATTCATGACTAATGAGACAACCCCCAAGGCGTCGTCAAAACCTCTCTCTACTTCATCCAGAGTCGTATGACTTGCACCTCTAACAATCAGTGTAGATTGCTTTGACTCGACCTCTCCCTGCACAAACAAATAGTGTATGTCATTATGCTTGGTTCTAACTATTTGACAATCTACTGCATCTTCTAAATCTTGTACTGAATGAGCTATGTTGGCGCCTAAAGCAGAAGACAAGGCTCTCATTATGCTTTCTTGATTTCTTTTTACTACACCTATGTTATGTTTGTGTAGATATGCCAGTATCGCTTCATCTACATTGTCCCTAGTGAATAAAACCCCTCCTTCTGGTAATTTTTCCACAATAGCCTTAGCTAAATCGTGTTGCTCTTTTCTATTTTTAGATTGAGACTTGAACTTAGAATAGTCTTCCATATTACTTACATTAAATTGTATTCTTTCATCTTTATTATATTCTAAACCACTCATACACAGTAGAACTCTAGTTTCTTTTGGCACTTCTATTTCTATTGAGTAATCCTTGTTCACAACTACACCTTTGAACAAATGCGAGTCGGTCAATGCCCCTCCGGGGAATGTCAATACTTTGACGCTATCAGCATCACCTGCTATCTTTACTGCTTCTACACAAAGTTGTGAAACTATGTCTTTAGCTGCTGCTAATGTTTTTCCAGATATTGCAGTTTCTGCTACCTTTTCCAAATCTCCTTCTTCAGCGTCTCTTGAGAGAACCTCATCTAAATATTCAACAGCCATTCTTGCTGCTTTGTTATAGCCATCGCATACTAAAGAAGGATGCACTCCTTTGCTGAAGAGATTCTCTGAGTCAGCTAACATCTGTCCCGCTAGAACGACTGTGCTGGTAGTCCCATCGTAACATAGACTCTCTTGGGTCTTACTGATATCGATAATCATTTTAGCCGCAGGGTGTGCTGCCTCAATTTCTCTAAGAATAGTCGCACCATCATTCGTTATTATGGCGTCCCCACTAGCGTCTACCATCATCTTATCCCGACCTCTTGGGCCAAGAGTTGTTCTAACTGTGTTGACTATCGCTCTAGCTGCTCTGATATTGTTATGTAGAGGGTCTATTCTTTCCTCACTCATTCTTCCTCATCTCCATTTTTCTCCCACGGATAGAATGGCCATCCAACCTCAACAGCAATTCTCGATGCGTTTCTTTGTATGTCGCTCAAAGCTGAACCTTGAGTGACTAAGACCAAAAGTTCGTGCAATCCTTTTTTCAATTTTATTTCTTCCGTAATATCCATTTTTACCACTCCAATTCTACTTCTTTTATGTCACCAGTTTCTTTGCATCTGGATTTGAGCATGCAGTTTTCACGCCCCATCATATACAAATCATAGGTGAGTTGTGCATCTTTTAGACAGTATTCTGCCACTTCGTTATATCTTCCTTCTCTCCAAGCGATGGGAGCATCTTCGCTCTGCATCATTTTTTCTTGCCCTAAGTTATGTTTGGCAAGCTCAGATAGAGAAGAAAGTAATTTTCCATAGGAGAAGGAAGCCTTCCTAAAAAGAATCTTAGTGTCAATAATTTGCTCGCTTTTTCCCAGAACATCTCTAGCTGCCCAACAATCTAAAGCGTCTCTTATCACAGGTAGGTCAAAACTAATTATATTGTGACCCAAAATTTTACCCCCTTTTTCTATGTGTTCTTGTAGAAAATCACCTAAAATTTGTGGATGTAACTCATGTGTTTTCATATTTTCAACAGTTACGGAATCCTCTTTACTGAATATGTTTCCATTCTCTCCATCCCAAGTTGCTACCACTGTTGGCTCAAAAAGAGAGAGATTGTTCCAACCTCCTATTTCCCACGAATAATTGCTGGTTTCTATGTCTAATGCTAATATGTCACTCATTCTAAGTTCTCCTTCAATCTGATAAACGCTACTCTACCGTCCTTTGCGTTATCAAACATGGGTTCGCCCCATCTTTCAAAGTTATTGTAGGCACTACCCCTAGAACAATCATTTTGAGTTTCATAGATTTTGAGAACTTTGGTTTTTGCTTTCCAGCCATCGCCTCTATTACCAAGGTCAATGCCTTCAACTTGATGATAAGCAGTCGCCCACTTTCCTCTCTGCGCTGCCTTCTCTTGAGTTTTGGGTCCAATGTTAACTTCATCTTCCAACCAAAGTATGAGATTCTTGAAAATATCATAGAGGATATCCTTAGCCATGTCTACATGTTCACCCTTTACAATCCAAGATTCATCTAGCATAGCCATGTGAGTTGCGAAAATTATGGTGTTGTTCTCCATGGCAGGTACGAATGACGCAACTACCTCCATAATACTGGGGTTTAACCCCGATAAAAGACTGTAATAATCGTCAATCGCGTCTCTGAGCGCCGGATAGAAAGTTCCCTCATCTGCTTTGAAAACTTCAGTCATAGCCGATTGTATTAGGGACTCTTGCTCTTCTCTAGACATACCATCCCACTCTACGAAAGGAGTTTCAGTGACAGACAGAACTCTGTTCCTAAGTCTCTTGTCCAAGGCATTGAAGTAATCTGTTATGTCTTCATATGAAATCTCCATTGGGGGAGTTCTCTTGAAAGCACTCTCAGCTCTTATCATGCTGACCGCCTTTCTCCTATCCGTGTTCCAATGACTCCAGTACAACAACACTCTTTGGAAAATACCTCTAGTAAGTACGTATTCCTTCACGCCGCTGGGAGGATAAGTCGTAATCCAAAGTGACACTAGAGATTCTGTCTCTATTCTACCAAGTTTGGTGTGCTTCACCAGTTTGTTATTATTACTACCTACTGGATTACAAGCGGATTGTAGATACAACACGGTTTCCTGACTGTGTTTATTCGGATTCAATATGATTGAACCCTCATCGAAGTTGAGTGCTTTTCTTCCAGTCAACATTCCTTCTTTCAGAATCGCTTGCTTATTGCCATCCTCATCCTCCTCCATCTCAAAACCACCGATGAGCCCTGCATCGGTTCCGGTGGTGTACAAATCGGAAGGTACGCCCACGTCTCTCAGGATGTCTCCTATGAATTCCCAAGCAATCGATTTACCAGTCCTACTCGACTGAATCCAAAAGACGTGGTTTCTGGGGTCAAGATGGGCAGGTCCCCAAGGTATTCTGACATATGGCACGGCTATTTGTCCTTGAATAAAGAAAAAAGAAAGCATTCCCGGTATGTCATTATCTATGGAAGTCTCATTAAAATGGTCAATGTATCCCTTGAATATCGGGAACCTCTTTGCTGCTTGATAATCCTTCGCGTTTCTCATAATTTGACCCCTACATAGGTCAGCTTATGTATATTGTGTATGAGAATATATTGGAAACATGGATTTATCAAGTCTTTTTTATAAGCCGAAAACAACAAAATATCATCTTTTTATTCTTCTTTCTACGAAGACTGGTTCCTCACTGGTAAACACGTTCACCACTCTAGTTCTCATTACCTCTCCTAGTCCCTTAACCATTCTCAGTGATTCAGGGAATAGCATTTCTTCTATTGACCCACACTCCTCCAGCATTCTTTCTCCTATCTCCCTACCTATACCGGGTATAGATAGCAGAACATCCAATCTCACATCATTTGTGCTTACTCTCCTAATGGCTCTCGCACCATGACTTGAGGCTGGTTTGTGTAGCTTGTTATGCAACTTCACTATGAACATGGCTGCCTCTGAGTGATTCTCAGTGAAGAAAACTTGGCACTCAAAGTCAGCCATGATACGAGCTATGGTGCCCATGAGTTCATTTTGCACTCTGGAATAAGTGGTTTGTCTTCCTGAGTTTTTTGCCATGGCTACATATTTTGAAATTGAGCCATGAACCACTAAAAAGAATCTAGGATAATTTGCATCCATATTTTCTAGTTGTCTCCAAAGATGACCACTATGGCTAGACAGAAATAAGTCATTGATACTCTTTGCCTCTATACATGCCTCACCTAATAGATAGTCACCCACCATGAGAGCCTTTCTGATAACAGTGAGTCCCTCTTTGTTTGCTTTTCTTATTACGGAGTCACACAATGAACCCCTTTCGTTGCTGTCTATGATTAAGTCAGGTTTCGGCATTCTTCTTTCTCTCCATCCTCTTCCATTCCAAGTAACATTTTCCACATCTCTTTATGTTGCTTTCTTTGAAAAATCTACCAACCGTGTTCTTGACCGTCATTTCTACTCCACAGATTGTACAGTTACCTTCTTTCACTAATTTCCTATACTCATTCCCATTCATAGTATGTCCTCCGCCGTTCCATCATAATAGCGGCAGATACCTGTACACATCCCTTCGTTTATCAGTGTCTTGCATGTACTCATTGAATATCCCCCATTTACTATACTTTTTACCTGTGTAGTTGTAATTCCTTTATCGAAGTCAACCCAGCCTTGCTGAGAGCATAAACTCACTATCTTTTCTACATGTTCTTGTTTATCCTCATCATTGACAGATTCAGGTGAAAAGAAAAATCTCAAACGTGCGGCTAAATAATTTGCCAGATGAAATCTGGCTTTGTGTGTAGGATTGCCCTCTCCAAGAGCAGCTTGCACTAAACAAGGTAGAATCAATAATTTATCGAAAGACACATCTGGTAGGTCAATCATTTTTCTTTTCTTGACTAAACCAGCCTTCTTTCTTTTCGGCAACTCTAATTTTATTGGATTGTTACCATGTAATATGTAACCCTCTCTAGGTTCCTGAGCTAAGTCTAGTAACTCATATTGGTCTAATTCTATCAACTCATTAGTTTCTAACGGTATGCTCCAACAGCCTCTTCTCATGTTGTAAGAGTTTGGTATTCTAATCATACCAGCCGTATCAAAAGCCACAGTAGGGTCATTACATGATATGTTCAACAGCTTGTGCCATTTCATTATCAGCCTCTTTCCTCCGTCTTTTATTCTGGATACTTCATATCCATTGTTAGGCATCAGAGTTTGTTCTAGCGGTACCCAAACATGAAAACCCCCTCCACTAAACCAAATGTAATGAGATATATCATTGACAAGAAAGTGTTTGTGTAATCTCTTGACCTGCTCATGCATGAAGGAGAACTCAACGTCAACTTGTCTTTGTGTAAAGTCTTTACAATCAAAATCCATCACAAAATGTCTTATCACTGGTGTGTTGTAATCGACTCTATGATGTCTTGGTGGAGTGGTACCCCTGTAACCGTACGCTGTGAAGTAAATGTTACTTATGCCATTCTTTCCATTCCAATACTTTCTGAGTTCCTCAGAGTTGTTTACTATTCTCCTGTATCCCTTTTGGACATTGGAGCCTATCTCTAAAACCTCTCTGGGATAATCCAGATAAACGAACGACAAGCAAGCACCTACTTAGTGAGTTTCTTGTACTTCTCTATGGCTTCATTACCTATGACTTCTGGAGCTGATTTTCCGTATTTGACAAAAGCCACAGGATTTACAGCCACATCGAAAGCAGCAAAACCACCACCATCAAGAGTATGCTGGTAACCATTCACCACTCTCAGCATATCACCTTTGACACCCATCATAGAGAGATAGACATTCACTCTAGGTAATTCTCCTCTCAGCATGATATCTTCAGACATCACCCTTTTGTTTATCCAATTCTCAGTTTCTTTCAGCATTTCCTTATAGTTTTCTTTTTCATTCATGTTTTTACCTCCTCTTCAATGAGGAATTTATCTGATTTCCACGCTGGGCATATGTGAACGAAGTCACACCAAGCGCACTGCACACTCTGACACCTACACCATTTACTGCATGTATCCTTATGGACTGGTGGGAAGTCCTGCTCAATATGTGCTTTGAGTAATTTTTTCATCTTCTTTTCCAGTGACCTCTGGGCATACTTGGATTTTGTTTTTGTTTCTTCTATTATCCAATCAGCTCCATCACCACCATTGACTTGACCGTATGGATACTCCCAAGCCCAGTGGGTAACAGGGAGAAATTCGTCTCTCTGTGCTAAGGTAATCATGTTCTTGTAGAACTCCATCTCTAATCTCATCGAGCTGTATTTGTAAGGGGCTTCCTTCCACTTTCCTGTTTTTAATTCCATGAGTATGTAACCTCCATCCCCATCTGAAAATATTCTATCCACGTAACCTTTCAGATGCACAGGATACATCTTTCCTTCGTGTTCTACAGTCGTTTCAGCATGTACTTCAACCTCATTTCCCACAGGTTTCCAAGAGTCAATCATGTCGCTCTCATGGCACACTAGCAGTCTTGCCCATTGCCACTCAAACCACTGGTCTATGACAACCTCTTCATTGTGGTGATAGCCTTCTTCTGGATATGGAAATAGTTTTTTGAGTTTTTCTCTAGCCATCGCTGGTTTGTCATCATCTAACAACTCCTTTATTTCATCCATGGCATCATCTACTTTATGCCAGAAGTATTCAACCACATTATGTACGTTAGTACCTCTAACCATAGCCTCTGTTTCCTCACCCCTCTGTCCCATTACATAGGTTAGGAAATATTGGTAGGGACACCACTCGTATGCACTTATCGTGGATTTTGTCATTCTAAGTTTTTTACCTTCTACTGGCCACTTGTAACTGCTCTCTTCATACGATTTCAACAAAAGCTCATCATCGAAGTCTGAAGACTCGGTGAAAGTATTTTCATTAGGATTATACTTGTATAGAGTAGTCATTGTAATCACCAGTATTTCTTTGGAACTTTTGTGCCACAGGGATAGTCCAAATCCCATTCCATAACTTCATAGATTGGCTTTATCTTGTTTCTGATAAACTTCTCAACCATGGTAGAGTAATCTAATGTAAAGCCCTCAATCTCCTCTGAATTTCTAAAGGACACTATATTGGTGTAAGGTAAATTTTCTGGAACTTCATTCACATACAACCATTGAGCGCTGTCATTGACTCTTATTGGGTCAGTGGAGGCCAAATGTTCATTGTAGTATAGTGCCCCTTTGGCTGCGTTAGGTGGTACTCTTTCGTATTTCTCTTTGCCTAACCTACCGTATGGAGCCAACTCATCTGCCTCATATTCACCTTTCAAAAGAGAAATTGAAATTGGTCTAATCAATTCACTAATCTCATCTTCTCCCGCACCTTCTGATATCTTTGTAAATATCATGCCTTGAATTTCTCTAGTAACTGGAGATGCATTGGCAGCTTTGTGTTCAAAACCAGTTACCTTTAGTGAACCACTTTTAGTAGGTGGCCAAGTTATGATACCAAAATTTCTATTCTTCGCATCAGTAGTGAACCAATAGTCAAAGAAAGCCTCAAACTCAACATCCATATTTGGTAGGTCAAGTTCGGTTCTAATTGTTTTATTCAAAAGCTCAACTAATTTATCCACCTCTTCAAAAGGCGCTTGTATGTAACAAGAATCAGTATGACCGGCTAAAACTGTATAGCCCTGTCTCTCACTTTCTGCCATCAGTAAATCAATCGATGCTCTACCCATGGCTGTGATTGCAGCTCCAACATCTGGGTCTGTCCACATACCACCCACCTTAGATTGCGATAGATAGCCGTAGAGCGCATTGGTGCATACCTTCACCGCCAGTTGCATCATCTCATATCTGAAGGCTTCATCCTTATCTGTGGCCTCTTTCATCATTTTCTTATACTTCTTTCTCAGAGATAGCATATCATCTACTATGGTAGGCAACACGCCCTTTTCCTTAGTGTCCCAGTAGGACCCATCAGGAAACTGTCTGACCCCCTCTCCGGGCCCCCTTCTCTTGGTAGTAGGACATAGGTTTCCGTCTACTATGATTCTAGGGTATAGTGATGCGAAGTCTACTAGAGCTACATTCTCATGCCTACCAGCTTTTGTGTTTAGTACATTTGCAGCTCTCAATTTCTCCCTATTGTATCTGAAGGAAGAGGGAGCCTTCAAGTCAGTGTACCTACCAAACAAACCTCTAGCGTAATTCGACACATTGTGTGTGCTTCTCCATTGCACACCGCAAAACTCTTGCATAGCCACAAAGAATGGTATCGTGTTTAGCTTCTCAGAGCATTCTCTTAGTAACGTAGTGTCACGTAAACAATAATCCACGAACAAGTCAAAGTGCGTGTACCACCAAGTTCTAACATCGAGCTTGTTTCCTTCATCATCCTCTGCCAACTTTCCATCAAATCCTAGTTCCTTTGCTATCGTATCCAACTTTCTGTTTGGTAAGTTACCTCTACCGGACTTTATCCAAAGAGACTCAAAGCCACTCCCAGTGCTACCTTTGGCGGCACTGTCAAATATCAAGCGACCAAGTATGGGTTGTGATGTTTCCTTGTAGCCATACTTCACATGTGGTCTGATGACACTACCAAGTGGGCTCAATCTATCTGGCTCAGTTAGTCTTCTAATTAAATGTGGTAAATCAGCCCAAGCAATAGCATGAGCTACTAGAATATCAGGGTCACAGGCATCTAGGTGACTTAGGAAAGCATCGTGCATAGCGTGTTCACTATCAAATAGATGCAACATGTAGCCTCCCTCTCTGTCTATCCAATCTATGCTATGCGATACCCCCTCTCTCCATGCAAAGACAATCGGGTGTTCAGCGTGTGTGTCGTCTACTGCCATTACTGTTGTGAAATCTTCCTTGACATCCCACTCAAGGTCAAAGTACCAGACTCTAGGATGGAACTCAGGTATATTATCTGGGTACATTTCCATTAGTATTTGGTCTTGGTAATACACATCGGCCTCGTATGTCTTCATCATGTCCTTCAATTGCCAGAGGGACTCAGGATTATCGACACTGAGTTTGATTAAGTCAGTACCATCCTTCCCAGTTGCATTAATCATGTCATGGACTCTTATTCCTCTTATCTGACTCGTCACTCTCATTAGTGTTCTGGGGTGTGTTCCCGCAGGTATCCAGCAGAAAGGTCGAACGTAGTCTTCCTCCTCTGGTGATATTATCCTCGTGCTTAGATTACCCTCCTTATCCCTTGTTCTGAGATATATGTGAGGCTTATCCTCTAATGAAAACCCATCAGGATGAAAGTAGTCCACAATCATTCTAACACCTATGCCTGTTGGTCTATCACAACTATCGTTCTTTCCCAACCCTCACCGCTTTGCTCCACTGCTAGAACAGTAGAATCGCCACAGTGGAAGGTTGACTTGATGTTGGGTTCTAGGACTGATAGACATGAGAGCAACCAAGGACCAAAGCTAGAGGACACTGTATGATTGGGCCCTTGCGCATTCTCTATCGTTGCTGTGCATATTATTGCGGCTCCACCCTGCTTGTATGCATGTAGAACTAGCTCTTTCTCATCTGCGTTAGCCTTGATTAAGAAATCAGAGTCGGCGCTTAGAGACTTGGCTATGTTAGCTCCGTCTATCAAATCAGAGAAACTAGTCTCACCGTGTGTCGTAAACGTTCCTCTACCAAAAGACCCCCACTGACCGTTTTTGGCGTTCAGCGTTAGTTTCGACAGAGTGGGAGCTAGTTGTGTACTCTTACAATCCAGTATTGGTAATGTCATTTTCATTGAACCACACTTCAAAGACAGCCTAGTTGCGCTTTGCTGGATAGTCACATCGCTCTTGCACTTTTTCAGGAAGGTCTTCGTCTTCTTTAGGTCAGTGAAAGTCAGATGACCAGATTCCTTTACGGCCTCCGGGTACGTCTTCTTGTAGTGAATATAGTGTGAGCTGTGTGCAACATCATACTCCATTGTGCCACTTTTGTTCAAAACGAGTTTGACATCTTCTATCCTTTCTCCCACTGAGCCGAGTAAAGAGAGCCACTCCTTTGAGCTTAGTATCGCTTTGCCCATGCTATCACAGTGTGCCGTCGTTAAGTTCCTGTAGCCCATACCACACAGGAGGCTTTCCTATCTCTGTGACTAGGATTGTTCTTCTCTGTCCCTGTAGTGCTGCGTCTGTCTTGCTCTTCTCATAAGTTACGGTGAATCTCTGCTTCGTAAGCATACCGTCCTCATCTCTCAAGTCCTCTCTTTCAAAGACCAATATCTGGAATACCAAACCACCTGTGTTCTTCTCCCATGCAGGACGCCACTGCGTAGCTCCCATGGCCCTATCGTCATTCTGTTGGGTCTGTGCTAGATGAGTTTCTAGAAACACTTTGACACCTCTTTTAACCAGTCCTTGACAGAGGGTTGTGAGTTGGTGGAACCTAGTCTTCCTTATCGCCCAGTCCCATTGGAACTCTACTCTCTTGGCGTCTGCGCCAATACCTCTGTTGTCTGCCGCTGAGATACCATCCTTAGCTAACCCAAGGTCGAATATCCTCATGTTGTTGATACATACACTATCCCACTGGTCAAGCCCGGTGACTATGACGCCCCACAGAGTATCACTGTTGGCCACCGCATACTGCAACAACTTCATCACTCTGTTGTGAGTTTCCTGATAGTCTATTGCAGTTCTGTCCTCCGATGTATACACGTAAGGCTCCCAACACTTTATTCCATCCACTTCACTGTGGAAAGCACTTTTGTTAGCCAGTAAACCGCCGTCGAAATCAAGAGCCCAAAGTTTCTTCGGCTCAATCTCCTTCTCAAGACAGTCATCGTGATACAATCTGTAAGCCGCAGTCACAACCGCAGACTTACCAGTGTTTTCATGTCCCACCAGAGCCATCAGCGTGTGACCTGTCTGGTTATTCATGTTCTGTAGCTCTTCTTCAAGGGCGGCAAACGGATTCTTTCTTGCATGAGCTGGTGCTTGCTCATCTGTGATTTCTTCTTGCTTCTCTTTTGCCTTTCCAAAACCCGCCATCAGTTCCCCTCCATGTCTATGAGTTTCTGTAGGTATACTGCTAGGTCCATTGCCTCTTCTTGTGCGTGAACTAACCACTCCATCTTAGTTAGAGGGGCAGTCTCTACTGTGACGCCATACTTTTCCTTACCAAGCTCGGCACGGAACTGTATCTTCTTACATACCTCGTCCTCGACTCTGGACACTATCTTTCCTCCTCTTCCATACTTCTGGCTGCCTCTGCTACTGTGGCATTGATTTCAGCTATGTCATTCTGTAGCTTTCTGGTAGACGTTAGAACTTCGTTGGCAAATGCCTCAAACAGTCTCAACGTGACCAGCCTATTTCTCGCTACCTCTTGTAACTGGGTGGCCTGTTCCATGAGCGTGTTGTATCTGTTCGTCATATCAGCAAGCTGTTCTTTCATATTTGCATTCTCTACTTCTAAATCTTTCTTTGTCGTTGTCATTTTTTCTCACCTCAATCAAACTGTGAAGGGTTAGAATTACCACCAGATGCTCTAGGGCGTGCCCTCCTCCAATCTGCGTAAACACCGAAGATTGTCATCTTTGGAGTCTCATCATTATCTCTACGCATCATTCCTATTCTACCGAAAACAAACACAGTTGTGTTTTCTGCGTACTCGTATCTCTCTCCTTCCCTGTCTACGAAAGTAAAGGGATGTGTTAGGTCATGGACAGCACTGCCCACGTTGCATAGAACCTCAGAGCCAGCACCTTGTCCGTACATGCTTTGCAGGTCCATGCAAGTCAGTGACATGCTGTACTGCTTTCCACCTTGGTCGTACTCAGACTCTCTTGCCTCTGTGTTTAGCCTGTTGACTGTTCCCCTTGTTATCACCAGTGGCCCTACTTTACCCATACCATCCGAACTCTGGAAGGTACGTAGTCCGTTCTCGTAAGCCTCTGTTAGCTCCTCAAGAGGAACATACAGTTCATGGTATACAGTGGATGACCAGAACTTGGAGGGATGCAAATCCTTTCGCAAGTCTTCTGCTACGAATTCATCTGTGTAGTTGATTGTGTCAACGAATCCCTCATTGGTTTCTAGGATGTCCTTTCTGTATTCATTAGCATCCTCCTTTGGTGGCCTAACGGTGATGATACAAGGCTCTCCTATCCTCAAAGACCTCTCTGTATCCTCTCCCTTCAAATCCACTCGCCAGAGCTTGATGTCATTCTCAAACTCGCCGTGTTCATTACCAAGGAACCAAGCGTATCTACCCATCACATCAGTGCTATATGGGTTTCCTGCTCTGCTTACGAAGCAGATGTAATCATTACCACCGACATGTATACCCATGGATGGTGCTTCAGTAGCATCTTCGTTGGTCGTTATGACACCATTCTCCATAGTTTCTATAACCCACTTTCCGTCTTGTGCCACGTAGTGACCAGCGCCCTTGCTCATTGCCTCATTGGGGTCCCTTCTGTATAGACCTACTAGCCAGTTCTGAAGTCCGGTTCCTCTGTTGTCACTCTTAGCATCAACTCCTACAAAGCAACCCACGAAGGAAGTGGTGTTCTGCCCACCACCAGTTGTGCCTCTCCTCAAGATAGTAAAGCACTGCTCGGCCCAGTCTACAAGCAGGTCTTCATCCTCTTGTTGCCAGTCATCACAATCATAATTCTCCTTGATGTAGTTCAAGTAAAACTGCTCCACCTCTTTCTTCGACTCACCTGTTCTTTCGGAGTGCTTGTCTAGCCTCCTCTGCACTTCAGATGGGAAGGCAGGTTTCTGCTGTGACATCTGTTGTGCTTTGCTCTGAGCAAACGGGTTGTACTTACTATCATCTCTTTCCATTTCATTCATCATATTTTTCATTTCTTCATTCATTTCATATCCTTCCAGATTATTATCATTTCTTTCATTGTTTCATTCAGTTCTTGTAATTCAAAGACCATAGAACGTAGTTGATGACCTATGGTTATCCCTAACTCTTCTATGTCTATTCCTTTAATTCCGCTCATTGTTTCTCACTTCCTTTCTCATGTTCGCTACCATATAGTCGCAGAAGGCGTGGTCGCCTTGTGGCCATGTGTATATGTTGAGCATAACGTCACCATACGCACACATGATATCGAATAGAGTTGTATCAGTAATTGAAGCATTAAACATACCTCTAATGTCTCTGTAAAAGCTACTCATTACAGAGCGCAGGGGTACTCCTGAGTCCAAGAGTTCATGAAGATTGCTTCTTATCTTCATCCATTTACCTTCTATTGCTAACATAGCAAAGTCATCCGACTTTATTGCGGTTATGTCTTTGAGTCTCTCAGTAAGAGCCTCTTTGTCTCTTGGTAACGACTCTAATAGATTTAATGAAGCGCGAAGGTCGCCGCTCATTATCTCCACTAGATTAGGTAAGTCATTGGACCAACCTGATTTGACATCCTCACTCACACCAACTAGGGATAGAACATCCCATAATCTAGCCGCACCCTCTATCTTTCCCACTGGTTTGAACGTGTATGTTCTACACCTAGAACGGATAGCTGGTCTAATTTTCTCAAGCTCATTGCCTGTCATAATCACCAACGCATTGCTTGCATAGGTTTCCATCAATTGCTTTGCCGCGTCCTGAGCGGCAGGTGTCAACCCATCGGCCTCGTCAATGAGAACCACCTTTCTCTCAACACCAATGGGCTTAGTTCTAAGTAAGGTCTTCAAATCATTCCTGATGAAATCTATACCTCTGTCATCACTACCATTTATCTCTACATAATTGAACTCGTTAAAATCCTCACCAAGCATTTCTCTCGCTATCACCCTAGCTGTGCTTGTTTTTCCTGTACCATAAGGACCAACAAGAAGAAGGGCAGAGGGCCAACCCTGTACTAGCCAAGACTTCACATCATTGACCAACGTGGTCTGACCGACTATCTCATCTATACGAATAGGTCTTGCTTTTTCGCTCCACATGTTTTTTTGCTCCTTCTAGTCTTACTTAAAGAGAATCTCAAAAAACGGCCAAATCAAACTGTTTTGACCATTCAATAAAATCACTCCAATCACTTGGCGGTGGGTTATCTAACACCCAACGAATATTGTCGTATCCTCTCCTATCGTACAGTAGTTCCCAACATTCGTACGTATTGCATATTTTCTCTATAAATGACAAGCATTTCTCTAAATCACTCCGCTTCCTGTAGATACCCTTACTAGGGATTTTATCCCTACCGACTAATTTGCAGAGATAGTCTGAATTAGTGGTATGAGTCATAGATGGTCTGACTCTGTATCCTACCTTTCTCGTTCCATCTCTGCTCACACTTACTTGAAATCTCACGCCAGACAGTAGCGAGCCAATCTCAATCCAATCCCTTTCCATCAATGACCCTCCATGTAATCAAGGAACTCATGCATGACTGGAACTGCTTCCTCATAACTGACATAACATCTGTTTCTGTGACCTGAAATTCTTTTTCCATTTGATATGGTGTATTCATCGGCATATTCCAAGACAGTCATCCCTGCTTCCTTAGCACAGAACTTACATCTTGTGCTACATAGTCCAGCATCATGTCTCCAATGATTGTACAAAGTCCAAGTATTTACCACGGCTTTAGTTGACTTTTTTGAGAAAATACCGTCAATGTAATTGTGCCTTAGACTCTTCTTTCCACCGGAGATGTTGTGTCTAGTCATGTTTCCTACTTTGAGGGAAGCCTCCGTCTGTGGGCTCTTGTGCTTGTCCTTGTTATTCCATACATACTCAAGCCAAGACTCCATTTGCTCATCGCGTCTTCTACTCTCCCACTCATGGATATTGTTTATGTTGCTCAAGCTATCACATCCACGATTTGCACTATATCGCTTATGCCCTTGTCCTCGTTGAATTGATGAAATACCGGGTGCTTGAAATGCATAGAAGAACCATCTAAAGATGGTGAAACTATTTCGACAATGATACATAGTTCATCCGGTATCTCAATACGCGAGTCACCAAGTGAGAACTCCTCCACGTTCCATCTTTTCATAGTTCTATGAAATGAGGAGACTTTGTTCAAATCGGTTATCGTCAAACTCCCAGTTGGCATCAAATCTGTCCCATCCATAGCGTCAAAGCCGATGTTCACGCTACCGCCCACAACCTTGTACCAAGAGAGTCTAACTGTCTGAATGTGTTCCTTGATAACCATCAGATACCCACCATAATCATCTGGCCTGTAAGGGGCTAAGTTGGGAAACCGAACTGTGTTTTCATCACACAAACCTTCAATCTCATTCCAAGGTGGGATGCTTCTCAGATACGCAACTTCATCGTATGGCAGACTTTCACCTTGACTCAACATATCCCCTAGTCTGGACAGTCTTTCCTCCAGTTTCAGTGAGCCTTCCTCAAAGAACAATGCATCGTACGCCACTCCACCCTTTGTGTGTTCTATAACATAATCATCAGTCCTATGCAAAACTCTGTTTCCTTTTCCTTCTATCACTTGACACAATCCACCGTTATAGTCTACTAGATTGATGTCTTCGTTCCAAGACAGTAACCTCCTGTTCGTGTACAACACATAGTTTTCATCACTGAAATTGCTAGGATTCATCACCATTGTGTAAAACGCTTCTCTCAAGTTCATTTTGTCATTGACTAAATTAGCTTGACTTATCATCTCGTCCGTGACACCGTTTCTCTTCACTGCCTTAAGGAAAGTATGTTTACTCATGCCACGTCTTGCACCCAGAACTGTTCTCCAGAATAACTTGGCTTCTATTTGATTCATGGCTCTAGCACAGTCCTTCCAACTGACATCTTGCCCAAAGTCTGGATTGGTAAACGACTTCATTGCCCAAGCTGCCTCCGCTAGATTCCAACCACTGCCTCCCTCGCTTTCAGACACCAGACTTTCTATCAGAGACTCCTTCGTATCACCAACGATGTCCTTGACTACTTCAGCAAACACACCTGTGTCACTTGCTACGTGACCAACCATCTTTCCATAGCTCCACTTAGCGCAATCTTCACCAAAGAATAATCTAATAATTGAATCAATATCACTGTTGCTCGCTTGCTTCAAGTAGCTTAGGAGTGGTTTCTTAGTGCCCTTTGTGTAAAGTTCATACTTGCTAGACAAGTCAGAGAATGTACTTTTCATAGAATTCCCTCCACCTACTAGGTCTTGGTTGTGTTGATTGACCAAACTCTTGTTTGGTTATCTCAATCGCAGTTTCTTGTGACAAGCCTGTGTTGTGTTCTTTGGCCTTCATGAACATGCAATCCACCATCAGTGTGTAATTGGACCTCCTGCAATCCCACTCTGGGTGTGTGCTGATGTCCTTGTATATCCTAATGGCCTCCATGGTCTGCCTTGGCGTAAGACCGAACATCAAGCCTATGTGATATCCCTTCTTCTCAACGTCGGAATACACTCTCCATCACTCTCTCGTCAAATATGTCCCATATCACGTTCCACACTATCATGCAAGTTCTCTTTATGTCGTTACTTCTCACGCTGTTCTTGAAGTTGTCATATTCCATTTCATCTACATATTCCTCTAGGAACTCTTTGAATCCCTCTTTCTGTAGATTGTACCTGTAAGGATAATCAGCGTCTCTGTCCACGTATATTCCCTCATTACCGAAGTAGTACGATATGTGTTCCCTGACTCTCGCTCTGACAAGCACCGTGTCCTCAAGGTCCCTGTGGTTGACCACACTTAGTATTCCATTACTCAGAAACAACCACATCAGGCAACCCTCCTTGCTAGGTCTTCCGCTCTCTGTCGTATTATGTTCCGTGTCTGTGCATCCCTGAGAACTTGGGTAGCAGCTTGCATCGCATCGACACCCCCTGCTTTGTCGTAGGAGCGACCCATCTCCTCATCAGTCATGTCACCATACACCATGTCCGTGTAGGGAGCCATGTATTGCATACCAGCTATATCAGTGCCGACATCTCCAGTGAACTTGTCACCCTTTGGCGCTCCCATTGCCCTGTATGGACCTGCACCGCCAACATCAACATAGCTAGGAGTGCCATCAGGTCTAATGAGTACATTGTCAAGGTCCCGTCCTAGAACGTCCCAGTTGGATATTGCCACTTGTGGTACGAAGTCTTCACGCAACCTAAATCTATCAGATTCCGTTGGCACTCTAGCGCCTTCCTCAAAGTCAGTCAGCATGGTAGGTCTTCCATCCTCAACTACCATCTCAGCCGAGGGCACACCTATGCCCAACTCATTCAGGTAGCGATTCATGTCATACTCGTTCATGATGTGTGCTGCAGGGTCACCACCCGCTCTACCACCTCTCTTGACAACGACTCTCCTGCCACTTGGTAAGGTGCGGAGAGCCGCCCCAGTAGAACCTCTAAGCCTAACCTCTTCCTTGAGAAAAGTCCACGCTTCTAATGGCGGTCGATTCATTGAGTCACCTCCTTTTGCAGTGGTCTACCCACTGCCTCTAATATTTCTTTTTCGTTCATCACAGCTTCCTCCATCTTCAATGCCTTCATGTTGAGAAGTGTATCACCGCTCCTTTCTGTCCAAGTCATATCCTGTAGCTTCTCAATTATTTCATTGACCTTACTAGCATGCTTGCCGTTTTCTTTCAACCAGTTCTCCGCACTCTGTGCCTCAATCATCGCATTTGCTATCCTGTTGTAAGCGGCTTCACCCAGTGGACCCATTCTGTCTTCTTCTTTTGGCACTAACATACCAACAACCATGTCCAATAGTACGGTCACCTGTAACTTAGGTGGGACCTTAGTGCCTATCCTTTGCCTCACTGAGCTACAACGCCTGTAGCCCCTACCCTTGGTCTTGCCACCTTCATTGTCATCGGGGACCAGAAGCACTGATGTCCCAGTGTTCAGGTCCTGTACGTACAGCATGGGGTCAGAGAAGTAATCCTCTCCCTTGTCATGCCTTGCTTTCTCTTGCTTGCTTATCACACTCCCCAGAGTGCTTAGTGCCTTACCGACACCATCTGTCCATTCCATATTTTTTGCTTCTTTCATTCTATCACCTTCTTTGCATAGTCGTCCAAAACTAGTTTTCCAACCACGTTTACGTTCGCTTTATATTCTACATCCCTGAATGCAGGAGTTGGTTCTGGTGTAGCGATTTTCACCTCGACCAAACTGAAACAAGCAGGGCACTTTGGCAATGCACTAAACTCCTCATCACTCATGTAACCTGTCCTGCTTTTGCTTCCACACAAACGACCATTTCCCATGTCAATGTGCTGCATCATTCGCTCGCCTCGTATCTGGGATGACTCTCTGGGAGCTTCTTTCTACGAATCTCCATCATGTTGTTAAATACAACCCACAGATTCTCAGCGGCCTTGTCAAACCTCCTATTGAGAGTTACTTGTCTCTTCTTGTCCCTCTCGTTCTTAACCTGTATCTTCGTCATTCTTTCTTTTAGCTCACTCAAATCAACTTCGCTCTTCAGCACCCTCAGTATCTCATACTCAGCGTGTGGTATGCTAGCTGCTTTCCTCTCGTTTCCTTTCATTTCTTTCCCTTTCCTCTTTTCCTTTCGTGATTGCCACTTGCATGGCATTCACCATTTCCTCTGCTTGCTCTATAGAGAGTCGGAAGCCATTTCTCGTATGCGTTGGGCCCTCCTCTCTATGCATGTTGTGCATTCTCATGTCCACCCAGACTCTGCCTGAGTATGGTTGCACACTCAAAACGACATGTCCCTTGCCGTCCTTCCACTTTCTTTCCATGCTAACTGTTCTCCAAATCTCCTTCATCATAACGCCTCCAATGTACAATCCTTACATACTAATGTGCTTAGTGTGTGTCTGCCGTTCTTATCATAATCATCAAGAGTGGTCCAAATTTTTGCTTTCTTACCACACACACCACAATTAGCTATCAATGTCTCACATCCACGTCTGGTATCCATTCGCCGTTCTTGTACTGTTCATTGCAGTCATCACAAACAACATCACCCCAATCGCTGAAGAGATAGATAGTAGTGCCTTCCCCATCCTCAAGAACATTATCACATGTCTCCACTTCACATCTCTTCTGCTCCTCTCTGTATTTCATCCAGCAATCGTAGCATCTCTTGTGGTCAGGGTCCCAGACTAGGTTCCTTCTCTTCTTACAAGAGACACATTTGTTGTATCTATACTTGTTCTTCATTCCTCTTCGTCTCCATCTGCGATGCCACAGACTAGTCCTCTCATCCATGGCGGTAGTTTGTTGCTCTCGTCTGGCCAATAGTCACCAACGACGAAGAGCTTCTCCCTTTCCTCATCAGTGCAGTTGCATATCTCGTATCTGGTGTATGCTTGTATCACATCTCCATCTGGTGTGTCATGTGTGTGCATCTTTGCCTGTCCATGCATTCTGATGAAGTCATCTGGATTCACATCCAATCTTCTACCACACGTGCAAATCAGGGGGTAAGTCCAAATCTCGACCTCTTCAGTGTCTCCACTGTCCAACAGTACCTCTTCCGTCTCTATGTACCTAGCAAAGCAATCACTCACGTTAATCTCCATCATCGGATAACCACACTCGCACTTCCAACTATTGATGACCAATTGCTCAGTCACTCTCTCAAACTCTCTCATCTCCTCCTCACTCTGGGGTGGGTCTGACCAAGAGGCGTCCAAGTCTTCGTAGCTGTAACCCAAGTCGTACAATAGAACTTGTAGACCTGCTAGATTTGTTCTTACTATAGGGTCATCTATCGCACAGACTAGAGAAATCTGACTATCTGATTTTTTCATCATCACAAAGCCAAGACCTCCAGCCCAAACACCATTCATGGGCATGTTAGCAAAGTGCTGTTCAGCCCAGTTCTTGTTCTGTTCATTCATCCAATTTATTATTCCATCTCTGTTTTCACTCATTTCTTTCACTCTCCGGCTCGTATAGCCTTATCTCATTGCAGTTTTTACATATCTCAACAATGTTCCTTTCCTCACAAAATAACACAATCGTAGGCTCTCGACATTTACATGTGTTTATAGTTGCTTCTACTGGAGTAAACGGAATCCCATCAATCTGCCACATCGTACTACCCATGGGGTGTATCGTGTCTCCAATCACTATGCTTCCATCAAAATCCAATTTTACATCATCTGCTCTCATGCTGTCATACTCCTTATCCTTCTCGCCGCATCCTTTGCGCCTTGCATCTCAAACAACTCCGCAAGGCCAACTGCACCTTTCTTCGGGTTTTCTGCGGTCGTCAACTTCCAGTTCCACTTTGGTAACTTACCATGCACTCCCTTTACAGGGTGACAATAATCTGATATTGGTATATACACCATACGATGTCCCTGCCTCTTTACTTTCCTCTTCTTCTGTGCATCGCACCATTGCACCCTCTCTAACACCACACGATAATCTCTCTCATCCACTGATGTGTTGTACCCCACGTAGTGATGACCACCTTGGACTTCACATGCAATGCTTGTTTCTAGACCACCATCTTCAATGAAGGAGTCTATCCTAAGTGGTCGCTTGGTATCATTGTACCGTGCAATCTTTCCATTTCTCATTGGCATTCTATACTCATGGTGGACTGTGCTGAAAGCGTTTCTGAGATAGTTAGTCACTCTCTGTTGCCCCATCAACACTGCACCGAACTGCAAGTCATCCCAATCGTATTCAGGCCATAGGTGCATACATATGCGACCCATTCCATACCCTGCATTATCAATACCAAAAGTAACTTTACAGAAGGACTCGTACTTTGGTATGTCTGCTAGAAACTCCTGAGATGTTGCATAGCACTTTTGGATGGTTTCATTATCGGAATCATGTGGAAAACCAGTCGGGTTTATTCCAAGCCAAGGTAGGGCTATCTCGGTCATCCATCTCTTTGACATATTCTCATTCCATAGTAGTGCATTAGATGTATCGAACTTATCCCGACCCATCATATACATCATATCGTCCCAGTCATCTTTCGTGAATCTACCACTCTCATCCCTACGTAGGAAGAACTTGTGCAAATCCCTAGCGAAGTCATAGGCTCTGTCCCCTGCATCTTCCCTATGATAAGGGGCCATACTCGTTGGAGTAGTCACATTGAAGAGTGCTGAGTATGGAAAGTCAGGCATGAAAGTATCACGCACCTCACCATACAACCAACTAGCCCAAATTCCATACACATCATCCAAGGTAGGTGTTCTACCCAAGTGTTCAGACCATGCATTCCAGAAAGTCCTTAGAACGGGATACACCACTTTGTAGTTAGGCTTACCATTAGCTTTGGTGAATTGCACAACCTTGTTGTTGTTATCCACTCTCCATAGTTCTATCTCACTAAACTCATTGGGGAACAATATGGCGAACATATCGAGGAAACCCAAGTAGTAATCACTGTGTGTGTGATTGAAGACTTTGTTCCACTCTTTGGATTTGACTTTGTACAAGTCCTCAGTGCGCCACGTCGATGGAGTGTCAGAGGCAGGAAATCCTATGTCTACCCTGAGTTTTCTCATTATGTCCCTCTGGTCCTCTGGGTCTTGTGTGCGACCCTTTGCCTCCCCTATCCTAACCAATTTCGGCTTTCTAGGGGGGTTAGCCTTACGATAGTCTGCTCTTTTCTTTGCGAGTTTGCACTCACGGCAACAAAATTTAGCATTGACTCTGTATTTCGTGAATGTCTTATCGCATGTTTCGCAGTTTATTTCTCCATAATCTTTCATTCCTCTTCCTCCAACGTGTCAAATACATCACCGTTAAACCAAGTTTGAAGTGTCATAGTCGCTGAAGGCGTCCATCTCTCAGGGTGGTCAACCGTCTTAATCAACCCCGCCTTCTTAGCAAACACAATCAGGTTCTTCACACGTTCGTCACTGGGCGATAAATCCAACACAGCACCCTGTGGATGATTAGCTGGCTTGCCCGGTACGTACATCTGAATGTCGCCATTCTGATACTCAATCAACTCAAATGGTGTGTACAACAATCTGTCAGAGGCTGCTGACCTCAACACCGCATCCTGCTCACGCAACCATTGGAAGAATTGCTCATGTGGCTTTATCTTCACTGAGTAACCGTAGTGTCTGTTGCGACCCATCACCACTTCTTTAGTGACGCATTGCACGTGCATCTCAGCCTCCCCGCTATCATACTCCACTTTCACTTGCATCTTTCCATTCTTTCCTATCTCTATCTCATTCATCTTTCATTCCTCCTATGTAATCTGTTATCTTCGTTTTCTCCTTCTTCGTCTTCTTCGTCTTCTTCGGCGTCACGCTCACAACGACACCTGCCTTGTCCAATATGCTACATGCCAGTGGCCACTCCCTACCAGTGTCCACACACCAGAACTTCCTGTCCTTGGGTGTTTTACCGTTGGACACTATACTACCACCAGCACCGATGGCCGACATGTAGCAATACTTACATTCACCATTGTGCATCTCAAGGGGATGATACTCGTCTCCACACTCAAAGCACTTGACAGTAGGCTCCTTCAAAGTGTTCTCAATGTTGGTCATCTCCGTGCCACACCCACATCTCACGGAGCCCTTCTCAACGGGGGACTCATGCCAGTCGCTGTTGTCACACGTTGGGCAACCTAGCAGAACCATCCCCTTCTGAAATGTCCCCTTGTACATGTTGCTCTTGGTTTTCTTTTTCTTCTCGCTCGCTTTCTTCCTCAACTCCTCAAGCAAAGCCTCGTCATCATCCTCGTCGTAATCCATATCATCAAATGCGAAGCCACCGAACCCGTGACTGTCAACCCCAGTGAAGAGATTTTCACCGGGCTCCAGACCTGTGACATCTGCAATGTACAATTGCTGTTCGTGCGTCTCCACTGCGTGTGTGCAATAGACCGACCTGATGTGGTCAATCAAACCAGCCACGTCCTCCCACTGCTTCTCGTCCAACATCAGATGGGCTAGTATGCACAACTGAACACCAGTCCTACCGTGGCCACCTGCACAAGAGCATGACACTGTTTTGACATCATGTTCCCTCAAGTCATTGACCAAGGCTACCCAGAACTCTTTGCCCGCATTGGTGGGTACGCTGTAATCAGGCCAGTCGATGACCACGAACTTCGGTAGCTTGGTCTTGTTGAATGCATCAGCACACGACCATCCCATAGGAACACTGTCCCTGATTGAGCGGGTCTGCAAGACACCTTCTGGTCCAATAGCAACATCCGGCACACTATCCATGTTCTGCCAAGCACCATTCCTCATGTTGCCTCCACCGTGAACGGTGATACCATCAGCGACAAACACAACTGGATTACCTGTGTGACACATAGGCATTACTCATCACCTCCCATCAGTGTACCCAGACTCTCTATCCATTCTTCGTCAAACGCAATCTGTTTCTTCAGCTTCTTCGCCAACAGGGACCTGAGCAATTTGTGGCTCCTGTCGGTGTTCACTAGTCCATTCCATGCCATTGTAAATTCCTCCACTGATACAAACTCCTTCATGCGTATCTTCCTGCAAACATCATATGTAATGGGGGATGACTTGCTATCATCTAATGCGAAGAACACAGATGGAGAGTCGTCCGATAGCAACATGCTTGTGTCAACGCCAATACTGTCATCTTCATTCAAGTTCACCTTATTGCACTTCTCGCACTCCTCATGTCCACATGGAACAAAGTTATCCTCATTCATAGTGTACTTATTGGAGTGATGCAACCTTTCGGGGCCTAGCTGATTTGCCTTGTCCCTGATGGACATCGGTACTTTCTCGCTCTGACATATCAGATTTGTACGAAAGAACGTGTTATTCGCTTGGTTGTTAGCGAAGTTCAGTATCTCCAACCAGTCGTTCTGTGGCCTCTGTGGGTGAGGCATGTAACCATTGCCTGAAACAAGCATGTTGTACAACTGGAAGGTGCGGAACATGTGTCTGATTGACGATGGCCTGTGGCTGAACAAACCCTTTCCTGTCTTCTCGTTCTTGGTTGCGTAGTCGAATGCCTCCATGCTCAGGAACTTGGTGAACAGACCAGCGTTGTTGTGTTGCCAGTTCTCAGCCTCGTTAGCCATACTGGTGATTCTCATCAACGTCTCAATGTCAAATGTGCCGGTATCCTTCTTGTGATTCACGAACTGTATTATTGCATCTGCAATGTCAGCCGCAGAATTAGCGCAGGTCATCCACTTCTCTCCGCCGTAACCACCTTTCCAGCCATCCTTGAACATCTTAGCACACCATCTCAGAGCCTCTCTTATCTCAACGTAGGTCAAGTCAAGGTACTCCATCTTGGCATACCAGTGGTTTCTGTCCCTCATGTCCATCTCAACCTTGGTCCACTCTATCTCTTGTGGGGAAGGTCCAGCAAACCACTCTGGCTTCACACCGACATTCGGACTCACTAACGCATGCAGGGTAGGTACTATGTCCACGCTAGCCTCATCACAGATTCTCTCGGAGTGTCTCATCTCTGCAAGGCACACGGAGAGAGTTGCTTTCACAACCCAACCTACGAATACTCCGGCTAGCATAGCACTCGTCTTTCCATTTGCGTTCTTACCCAACCACTGGTGGAAGAAGTGAGCGAACCAACCATGTTGTCTCATATACCCCCTTCTGCTCAATTTCAATCCCAACATGAACGCCACTGCGTACTCATTGGAGTATGGGTTGTAAGGACTGGGTTCAATGGGGAGCCCATCCTCACATGCTACCCAACCTGCACTGCCCTCTACCCAGACATCGCCAACACTAACACTGTCACTCACAATGTACGGTATTCCATGAGCCCTTGCGTGGGCAGCTATGTGTGAGGACATTGACCCATTGGCATGCGCAATGACGAAACCCTTCGGGACATTCCCCTTCGTGATGTTGGCTTCCAACCAAGCGACTTCGACCAATCCCTCTGGTTCCCACACCTTCTTCACATTCACACTGCCTTGTGGTATTGAGCCCTCAGTGTCAGCAGTCACAAGCGTATCTCCACTCATGTACTGGAACGGGGAGCTGATTGGGCTCGGTGGTGGTGCTTGCCTGATTTGTGTCAGATACGCATAGGCACTAGCGGGGTCAGGATTCTGAGAGTGCAAGTCATGACCCTCAGTACCAACGAACTCCATCTCAAACCCGTCTTTGTAACCCAACTTAGTAGCAATCTTGTGCTTCGCCAGATAGTCCTCGGTGTCACTCATGAGAAACTTCAACTGCAAGCCACTCTCGTTCGTGACGCCATCATGACCCAGACCAAGTGTGGCGTACTGATTGGGATGCAACACTGCACTAGAGTACGCATTCAGCATCTCTTGCATCAGGAAGCAACCCTCTGGGTCTTCTTTCTTCATCACTCCAACAAGCCTCTCCCACACATCGAGTATGTTATACTCGTTCACCGCACGGGATTCCAACACACCGTGTCTTGGTGTGAGCGGGCACGTTCTGAGGAAAGCAGTATCCTCAATAACATCCGTGTATTTTCTCTCAGTGCATTTCTCAAACGCCTTGTCCACCACATCGAAGTCGTCATCCAACAGGAGGGGAACAGTAGTGGGCATGTGATAGCCGACTTGTGACAGCGGCGTATCGTCATCGTAGCTCAAGTCAATCAGGTCCAATATCGCAGTAGCCTTCTGTGACTTTATCGCCTCTCTCCTCTTGTCGGTCACAACCGCAACAGTCTCTTCAATGTCCTCTTCCGCTAGCATCTCCTTGAACAAGTCAGTTGCATCGAACTCGTCGCTCATGCTACCACCTCCTCTTCAACAACAGCTACCTTCTCATCCGGTCTGTGCAACCACATAGAAACGTAACCAGCATTCTTGGCCTTCATTCTGACTCTCATGCCACCGGAATATTTCATCGCTGATGGCACATCAGCTATCTCAAACGCCTCATCCCAATCTTCAGGAGAACCAAAGCACAGTTTGTGTAATATCTCAGTGGGTGTAACTATGTATTCCGGGTCAGCATCCCAAGGTAAAGTGAACGGTACACTGGGAATTATCTCCGAGATGCCCATTCTTTCTGAAACTTTGTCCAACTTGACAGGTATTGAATTGCCCTCCTCTTTGTCCCAGACCCTGTTTTTGTTCTGTGTGCCATTGAAGTGGTTCAGAGCCTTGTGGAACATGTTTCTCACATTGGTTGCCTCGCTTATCTTCTTGAAGAAGAGTCCACTGTACTCAAAGTCACTGAACCCAAACACACTGGGCTCCTCTATTGGCTCCCACCTGAACTTCACAATCTCATGGCCGTGCATACGCTCAACTTCGTATCTATTGTACTTCCAACCCTTGCCACACTCACAGTAACTTTGTCCAAGGTCGTTCTTCACATTCTTGCTGAAGCATATCGAACACTGCGTCTCACCTTCCTTCCTAGCTTTAGTGTTGGACTCCTGTATCTGCACATCTACCTTCGCAACCCAGTCCCAGTCCTTCCAACCGTACTTGGTGTACTTGCCCCTCCTAGTGGGTACTCGCCTAACTCCCTTCTCATACATCTCTTCTCCATTCTCGTCCACACCAATCGGTATGCTGATGTCCCTGTCCTCCCAAGCGTCATTCACAATCAGGCTCCTATCGGAAGACCAGTTGCCCATCCTAGTGAGGGACTTCTTGATTTCCTTGATGACTCCCTTCAAGGGAGCTTCACGGGCTAGTCTTCTCCTCACTTCGCTGAACCTAGTCACTTGCGTAGGTGAAATTCTTTTTCTCTCACCCCAACCGAATTGACTCTGCAACTGGTCGTTGTTCCACCCCCGCTTTACGGCTCCTGCGTCCCATATTGTGCGGTAGTCATCATTGTCCTTAATCAAGAACCACATTGTCTCATAGGTGGGGGAGTGATGTGCGCACTTCTCGCCATCAGGTATCATCGCCTCGTTGCACACACCGAATGTCTGCGACCTGTGGAAGTGACCACTCGCACCTGATACACCCCATTCTTTTACGTCAAGCTCCGACTCAATCTTCTCCTTCAATTTCTTGAAGGTATCAGAGTGTATCAGAGTCACGGGGTTCATGAAGTGATGGTCAAATTTGTCGTTCAGCCTGAACGTGAAGTCACTCCTGTATGTGTGGTTACTGGCAAAGTAAATCCTGCCGTGCTTGTCCAGTCTAGCTTCTGGCCACTTGTACAACCATGCATTCACCATGTCATGACCACAGACTGGCCCATCGGGATTGGGGACTTCACCCCATCCGACCTTGCCACTCATCATCACGTACGCAGTTCTTGTGTACTCATTCACCATATCCTCCGCATTCAACATCTTGTCCGGTCCAACCGAAGCCAATGTGTAGGCAACTGCCAAGTCCATTGGGTAGCACTTACCCATTGTTTCTTTCGTGTTGCCCAGCGTCAGGTCGGTGAGGGTCTGGTTGTCCGTGAAGGCAACCTTCTCGTCCACTATACCTGCGCTCAAAGCCCTGTCCCAATTCACATATCCTTTTCTTTCTGCTCTCGTCCTCATTCAATAATCACCTCTAGTCCTGCTTCCTTCGCTCTATCTTCCATTATCTCTGCCTTCTCTCTCATGTTACCACCATTCTGCTCACCAGTGTACTTTGGACTCATCTCAATGCGTGTGTTATACTGCTCAAACTCCTCACGGGCTCTTTCACGGGTTATTATCTTCCCGCTGTTCGATGCCCCGTTCTTCTTCCACACTGCACGTCGGTGGAATGTCCACGACCTCGTTGGTAGGTACTGAACCCAACGGTTCCAACTGTACGTTGATGCCGAACAACCGTAGGGTCTTTCTCCCTCCGCAACAACACCATCATAATGTATTTCGTACCACTCTCCAACGCAATCATCATCTCTGTGATACTTCACAAAGTCATTCCACTTGTCACTTAACACAAGCTTCTTCACAATCTTACCACTACCCTCAATAACAGACTCTATGGTATTGTACGTCACGTTATTCCAATCAGTGAACAGACGCATAGCGAAGCCTTTCTCTGGGTGGAAATTGTTGAAATCGACCAACCCAACCACAACACCACTCCAATCTTCTTGCGTAACTTCACGTTCAACACCATCAAAGCATTCTATCATTTCTTTTTCTTTTGTTTCATCATCATTCATTTTTTCCTCCTCCTTCAGTTATTTCCATTCTAGTCTTATTTAAAGAGAATCTTTCTTGCACGTACGCTTTATAATCTATATTATTCATCATGCTAATACACTTCCTTTTTGGCAATCTCACGCAAGTGTCCTCTCTTGCACAAAAGATGCAAATGTATGTTCCACTCTCTGTTATCATGCCGTCACCCCCATCCACCAATCAGGCGGGCTTGTGTGTCTGTAATGCACACCACCTGCACTGTGTATCTTGGAGTGGTAGTAGGCACGGTACGCCTTGACCGCATCTTCGCCGTCTGCGTGTGTGATAATCATCTCATTGTCTGAGTTGAATCCAACACCTTGTTTAGCAAACGTGTCATTGTCCAGAAGCGATGTTGATGGTTCCGTAGGTCTATACTCATCAGGCATAGCCAGTGCGAATGGCGTAAGTTTGCCTTCGGGAATTATCTTGCTCATGCTCGACATCTGGTAGATTGGGTTGTGGCAAGCATGGACTTTGCCGAATCTATGGTGGTACTCGTCCAACAGTGCCTCGGCATGGTGAGCCAACCACTTGAAGTTGGCACGTGTATCTCCCGCAAAAATCGTACATGGGTGGTGATGATAACCGCCTTTGTATGGACTGCCACTCTTAGTCAATGGCATCTGCTCATCGGTGGCTCCCCATCTGCGCAAGGCCGAGGCCATCATCTGCGCTGACTCGACAATCATTTTCGGTACTCTCACACAGTCCATCGCCCGTGCTGCCCTCACTGGGTTCTCATCTAGTATGAATATGTTCATTCAAGCCACCCTCCTGATGGTCATGTTATCGCACTCAATCTTGTCATGAACTTTTGAGTCTGCGTGGAATTCGTTGATGGTGACACCTCCGCCTGTGACATAATCTCCCCATCCGTCAGCCAATCCGACATAATCCCAAGCGAACCACTCTTCTTCGTCAGGGTCCAAGTCCGGGTACTTACTGAGTATCTCTTTCATTGTTCCCCTGTAATCATCATGGTAGTTCATTATCGTTGGTAGTGTCTCCAATTTCACTCTCAGCTTTGACCATGAGCAGACGTATTCCTTCGTTTTGCTCACCTCGTTAAGATAATTTTCAATTTCTCTTAGGGTAAGGTTTTCAATCTCCTCATCCGTAAAACCCTGTTCTGTAAAGTAAATCCATATTGGTATTAGTTTTATTCCGTTATCACTCATTCTTCATCACCTTCTTTCCATCCGTAAGCCTTAACCAACTTCTCATAGAATGAGTAGTCGCCTTCAAAAAACTCATCACACACATCATCTATACAATAATCAGCAAGAACATTTCCCATCCTTATGCGTTGTTCCTCAATCACACGCAACCGCTTAACTTCTGCGCTCAATGATTTTGCCGTTACATACAACCAACCTGCATCTTCAATTCTATGTTCATGTGCTTCTCTTAACGAACCAAAATTTTCTGTGGACAAATAATCTAAATGCTTAATAATTTTCTTTAAGGACTGTCTGGTTATTTTATCCGTCACATCTTTCTTCATTCTTCTTCCCCCTGTGCATCCATGCGACCTAGCACATACTCAAGTGCCTCAACCCAACCCTCTATCTTGGGGTCATTGGACATTCTTGAATACACAGAATCGCCGAATGAATTGAGTTGTTTGTTCATATCGTTCAGTGTTGCTTGTATCTCGTTTCTCATTTTCTCATTCCTCTCTTCCAATTTTTTGAAGTTCATGTAATGGTGTTCAACGTGTAAGTCCCTTAACTTCAAGTCCTCATACTGCTCCTTGAGTTTCTTGTACCGCACGTATTTGTTCCTCACATCCTTACCGTAGGTGCTACCTAATGTGCAAAGGACTGTCCATTCGACACTATCTCTAAACTTCTCTGCGTCTGTTAATTCCTCAAAAGCAGGATATGCGTAGCTCCTTCCGTCCCTTGTGCTTTGCGACTTGAGCAATGCCTCCTCGCACAACTCAAACCACTCATTACGTGGCATCTCCATCGCTTCCTTCTCCCATGTGTAATCCCTGCTCTCATCGTAATCCTCGATGTCATTGATGTCAATGTACGGTGTAACCTCATCCTCAAGCTCACGCAACATCTGCTCGTACTGGTTCCTACTGCAATCAGCCTCGTACTCATAGAAGTCTGCGAGTGTGCGGGCTAGTATGATATCCCCAAACCACTCCCTGAAGTTGAAGTCGGGGTCTGTGTGCCTCAACGTACCCATTCTTGTATCTGCGTAAAATATCTCCTTACTCATTCATCATCACCTACCGGAAACATCATGTTTGCGTACACCTCAAAAATATCCCAAGATACACCAAATTCAGCGTTGTGCTTTCGTATTGTTTCGTGTAACACTTCTCTAGCTTGGTCACGGGTTAGTCTTGGTATGTACATTTGAACATCGTCCACATGCCATGTTATAGTTGCGGTGTCCTCACTCATTCAATCTCCTCCTCTCGGTGACTATGACTTTCTTTCACTTCTTTTTCCAAATCCTTAATTCTCATTTTCAATATCTCAATCTCCTTCTTTGCTTTCCTGTACGCAATCCATCCACCGCTCATTCAGTAATCACGCTCCCACTTTCCCTTGTGCGTTATCATGAAGAAGCTCTCAGCAAACTCCTGCATGAATGCGTGGTCACGACCCGTCAGAATGCGGTGCGCACTATCGAACCACTCCATGTACCAATACTCGATGCTTCCATCATCCACATACCTGAACTCGTCCGAGGGGCCACCCCATGACAACTGGTATCGCCAGTAGCCTAGCGGTTGCTCATCGAACGTGTTCGGCTCAACGTAGTCGAAGCCCAGTCCGTGGTCGTAGATTGACTCGCAATCAATCTTGTCCCACTCGTCCTCCGCATCGTCCTCGTAGTCCTCGCCTTGACACCACGCATCGTACAATCTCCTTAGCTCGTCTATCCTGTCGTTCATCTCACCAACAACTAAGTCGGCGCATTTCTTTGTTTCTTCATTCATCTTTTCTTCATTCATCATTTTCTTTCCTCCTTCAATTATTTCCATTCTAGTCTTATTTAAAGTAAATCTCCTTCTACATATTCGGATAACGCATCTTTGGGTAACTCACCCGAATCTACCATCGCCTTCAGCAAGTCGTTGAGTATGCTTGTGCGCTCCCAAATCTCACCACCATCCAGTATCGCCTTTATCTCCTTGCGCTTGCTCTCGACTATCCTGTTGAACTTCGCATCAATCGTATTCTCAATCGTTAGATACACAGCCCACACAGTGTCCTTGTCCTCTGCTCCAATCCTACTCACCCTATCCTCGGCTTGCTCTTCGTGTGCGGGAACCCACTCCCTCTCAACGAACAGCACCGTGTCAGCTGCGGTGAGCGTAAGACCCACACCTGCTGCGATTGTGGAACAGAGAAGCACATCAAGCTCGTTGTTCTGGAATGACTCCACAATCTCCTGCCTCTTCTTGGGAGCGACTGAGCCATCTATGGTTGCTATGCGCAAAGCCCTGTTGTGTCTTGTCCTACCTTTGTTCATATCCGATTGCCTCATCTCATTCATCTTCGTCTCAATCATCTTGTGTATCTTCAGGTGGTGTGAGTACACAATGATGGGTGTGTCATTCTGCTCAAGGTACTCAAGAGCCCATCGTGCTGCGGGTTCTGCCTTCATCTCTCCGCATCTGTTCCTCAAGTCAGTCAGCATATTGAGTACGTAACCCGGTGGTCTATCGTCACTCTTCATCCCCCTTGCCCAAGTCTGCGCAGCTCTCCTGTACTCCTTGAGCATGTCAGCGTCAGGTGTAACAACCGGGTACTGCCTCACTTTGTCGGGTAGGTCAGGCAACACTTCCTTCTTCAGTCTGCGTATCATGAAGTCCCTTGTCTTCTTGTGCAACTCATCTTGGTTCGACGCACCATCAACAACCCAACCGAAGTCACCCCTGTAACCATCACAGTACGTAGTCACGTAGTCTTGCCACTTACCTTTCCACTCTGTCGGTCTAAGCATTGATATGGTGTTCCACAACTCAATCGGTCTGTTGGGTATCGCAGTACCGGAAAGGCAGATGACACACTCAGCCTCTTCTGCTACTTCCATGCACGCCTTCGTTCTCTGCACAGGCTTGCTCTTGCTACCACGATTCTTCAGGTAATGCGACTCATCGAACACAACCGTCTTGAACCTACCTAGTAGGTTGTCCTTCTGCTTGGACATCAAATCGTAGTTGATGATTACGATGTCCGTATCTGGTATGGGACTGTTGGTTTTCTCAACAACGTCCATCGTGTACACATTGGATAGCCAAGTCTTACACTCCTTCAGCCAGTTGTACTTCACAACTGCGGGTGATACAATCAGTGCGGGCATCTGCTCAGGGTGAAGTCCCATGTACGCAATGGCTTGCACCGTCTTACCAAGTCCCATCTCATCACCAATCAACCATCTTCCGTTGGAAAGCTCACCAAACCTTACACCTGCGTACTGGAATGGGTAAAGCTCCATGCCATCTGGGAACACCTCGCTCAATCTCTGCCTCATGGAGTCAATCACATTCTCGTCACTCAGGGAAGGCGCACTGCTTATCGTTATCCTCTCGGCCTTGTTCGACACGTAGTTGTTCACTTCTTCAATGGACATGACCATGGTGTGCAACTCAGCATTGAAACTCATAATCTCATCTAGGAAGTCACTCACAGTAGCCAGTGGCACTGCCCATTCCTTTGTGTCAGGCAACCACTTACCATCGTTTGACTTGGCACTGATTCTAGTCTGTGCATGCACCCCACTACTTGCGTAAGGTATGTACATGGCAACCGCATCCTTGTGCAATCTTACTGTGTAGTCCTGTGGTTGTTCCTCCTTGACCTCTGCACCCTCAAGCATACTGAGTAGTTGCGTGGTATCAAATCCGGCATCGTTGATAATGACAGATGCTTTTCTGATTGTGTCAGTGTCATCCTTAATGGACATACCAATGTGCTTACCCAGATACTTGAACGCAGGGAAGCCAAGTCCACCACTGAGCTGATTGTACAAGTCATTGCGCATACCAAACTTAGGCTTCACAATAATACGCTTGGTCTGTCCAGAGTAACCCTTAGCACTCTGCCAGTCCTCGACGTACCTTGTGTAATACACCGCAGGTTCATCGTCCTGTGCAAGCTCAAGCATAGTAGCTACGTACACATCGTTGATGTTCACAAGTGGTATCCCCAAATCCTCACAGATGAGAGGCACTTGTGTCCTACTGTACTTCTGCAATCTCTTTGCACACCAGTACACATCCATCTGCGTAAGCTCTCTCTTAGCCCCCATCTCACAGAAGAAGTCCCAGTCAAACTTGTTCGGTCCAATGAAGTCCTCACTGTTGGGTGCGCCGTAGGTCAAGAAGTGCTTGACAACTTTGTGCATTGTTTCCGGTGTCATTCTTTCTTCCCTCCCCAATAGATAGGGGAAACCTTGAACCCCTGCTCAATCAGCCAGTCAGCTATGTACTTGGACAACGAGTAAGAGCCATCGAAGTCCACAAGCTCCCTGTTCTCAAACCACAGTCCACCTTCTGCGTACCACTCACAATCTTTGTCGTAATACTCAAAGCAACCACGTTGCAGACCACCTTCCTTCATTGGCCCAACACTGATGTTCATTTTCAATTCCACACCATCCTCCTGTGCAACAGTGCCGAAGGAGTTCTGCGCAATCATGCCGGTGTTCACAGTGAAGGTCGTTCTGCAACCACCCTCGTTCTCAAGCAACTCATCGTAGGACGGATGGTGCTTGGTCACTGTGTCCAGCGTAGTTACTCTGCAATCGTTCACTCCGCTTCTGAAATCACCAAGCGATAGGATGCCTTCGTACAACTCCTTCAACAATTCCCTAGCAGGTGTTCCGTAATCCTCGTTGATGTACTTGTCCAAAGCCTCATCACAATCAATGTCGTTCCACCACCAGTTAGGGTTGAACCATTTCTCGTCGCAACTCGTAGCTTGGTTACGCAACCGTCTGACTTCTCTCTGCAATTCTTCCATACTCATCTTTTCTACTTCTCTCATTCTTCATCAACTCCATCTGCAATTCCGTGATACTCACTGCCTATACCGAACAGGCTTTCCATGTGTTCCCAGTCTCTCAACTGCCTAGCCTCCATGTATTCCTCCATGAAGATAATCTCACTATCCCCATCGAGGAACAGGCTCTTGCCATCAGTCCACTCTATCACTGTGTACAACCTCTTAGGGCCGTATTCAATTTCGTATGTTGCTTCGTCGTAATCTTTCATTCTTCCTCGCCTTCCGTTATGACCTCTACTGCAAGCAGTACCTTGAGTACATCTGCAAACATGGTAGCCATATCGTGCATCTTCTGCACAATCAATGGGTTAGTGTTCGTCATCACTCTGAGTAGCTCTGCATAATGCTCTGGCTCCAAGTCCTCCATCATGTTGCGAGCAACCTCTGCCCAATCATGCTCGATGTCCATGTGTTGTGCGATGTCTTGAGCAGAGAAGTGGTCTGCCATATCGCTCGTATCAATGTAACCTGCAACATCACTCATGTCTATGTGGTACACGATGTCATCAATGTCAATCTCCCGTGCAATATCATACGAATCAAAATGCTCCGCAATATCTGATGCATCTACGTAGTCTGCTAGTTCATGCAGTTTTATTTGCCCTGCGACTTTGCGTGTTATCTCTCCGTCTTCTTTCATGGCGTTCGTTATTTGTTCATTCACTATCTTCGTTATCCAGTTTCTTATCATTCTTCATTCCTCCTTTCTTCCTCTTCTGCGCATTCTCTCATGTGTCTTCTCCACTCAATTATCTCACTGTGTATTGTCATCTATCCAACTCCCGTAACTATCGTACTGCCCAACGTCGTCCTCTTGGTAGAAGCATCCAACGTAGGGATTCACAAACTCCCAATGTCCATCGTCAATCTCCCACATGATGTCGTTGAATCTCCATGCGATGGGAAGACCTTCCATCACTGGCACTTCCATTTGCGTACCAAAGTGTACGTAAACTCCCATCCTGTTCTCTGGACTACCGTGCATCTCTCCCATAGGATGCATAGTCAGTTGCTCAAGGTCTATCTTGTCATTGTCATACAACACCAACGCAATCGGACTGACTTTCATACAGTTGAAGTAGATGTCCACACCATCTTGCATGTCATTGTCCACAAGGTATTGTGCAATCGTTTTCGCAACTGTGTAATTCGACCAAGCTCTGCCCATCACACTCTTTAGCAAGGGAGAGTTGCTATGTTTAGCGGTGCGAAAGCCATTCCAATACTCATCTCTAAATGCGTAGTACAACAAGTCGGAGCCATCGGGTATTTCATTGTGCAAACTCATACATGAGTTAGGTGTTCTTCCACAGCAAGCTAGGGTTGTGAATGCGTACGCATTGTCGTAGTCTGTGGGTGAGCTAAGGTCAGCAATGCTTGAGATTGCTCCGCAGTTATTGCACGTAGTATATACGATATTAACAGGGCGTTCTAGGTTAGGTTCAGTATCTTCGATTAACTTGACAGTCATCAATAGTCTTCGACTCTAGGTATACTTAAAGAAAAAGCTCCTTGGGTGATTATTCCCGTTATTCACATTATTCGTATAGACGTTTGAAACATGAACGTGTACAACAATGCCCCTACACACATATATTACACACACATTATTATTGTGTATGTATAATAATTGAATTGATTGTATTGATGCAAGCCCCACGTTGCGTAAGCGTCTATGCGTACCTATGCGTACGCGTAAGGGGGCGTGTGCGAGTGTGCGTAATGCGGTGGGTGGGTGACACAACACCCCAACGATGCCCACACAATTGATAATCAACAGGCCCGAATCGTGCGCTCTCTGCGCAAGCCTGTGGTTTTTCCCACCCGTATGGTTGTGCAACGAGGTTGCACGGTGCTTCGGCAGGACGGGGAAGAAACGAGAGTGTGCGGGCGGGGGTGGGACGGGTAGAACGCCAACACCCCCGCCCCGATGAGCGGAAGGTGGGACGGGGGGAAGAGTAACCCCCCGCCCCGGAATTGACATGAGTTGTATTTGTGTACTCCCCCTCCGGCTTCACGCCATCACTGGGGTTACGAATGTCTGGGCTACTGATTGCGGTTACCCGCTCAGTTTGTGCCGAATATAATTCCGTGAACCTTTCTGAGCCTCTTCTCAGCAGTCCTGTCAGCTTGGGCGACTGTGTAGACGCCCGCTTTCACAAGGTCGGCTTTAATCATCAGTATCGAAGCTTCCTCGGCTACGGCTACGGGCTCGGAAGGAAGCTCGTACTCCCTCACTTCATCGCCCGCCTTGACTGTCCAGCTCTCCAGAGATGGCGCAGGTGGTAGTTCCACATCAGCAATCATTTGCTCAATACCCGAAAGGGTTGGTGCAGGGACTTCCGCAGGGGTTGGAGTGGCCGGAGCCACCCCAAGGTGCAGGGCGTAAGTTGCCATCTCCTTGGAGATGTCACTGTCTGCCCAATTCTTCCCGTTAGGGACATTATCCCTGACCCACTTTCCAAAGGAAAGACCGCCCAGATTTGGGTGGTTGTTGCGGAAGGTTCTCATCTTCCCATTTACCTGCGGGTACGCAATCTGACCCTTTCCGTCTTTGTCCTTGGTCACTATCTCCGCAAGCAATTCGTTGAATTGCTCACGGGTAACTGTCTGCGTAACTTCGGGTACACGAAGTATCATGTTTTTCACTAGGGCCATTCCCTGCAATTCACAGGCATCTGCACCCGCATTGAATGCGTGGTACATGTGGGATGCTACGTGTTGCGTGTTCTGGACACTGGTGGCGTTCGTCGTTGATGCATTTATGGTAACAGTATTCGCTGTCATG